GTTACCGAAACAGCCACTGGAACTGGACCTAGAAACATTGGATTCGTTGGAGATTCTTCTGAACGCACTGCTGTTCATCTTGCCATAAAGGATGTGTCCGGTAATTTAACTGTAGTTAAAGATATGATTGGTCGTGGGATAATTCCATTCAAACGATAAATTTTTTTGAAAATATCTCAAACCAAGTGGTTTTTTCTTGATTTATGGGTATAATTCATTAGTAGTGTTTTTTCAATGTTTTTAAGAAGGATATAAATATGACTCCAGAACAAGCTCTTCAAATTCTCGATCAAGTTACTCAAAATGTTGCTGGAACCCGCAAGGACCATGAAACTATACAACAGGCTTTACAAACAATCTCAAAAGCTCTTGCGTCTTCAACCGGGGGAAGCTAAGTAATGCCCGAATCTATAATTATTCCGCTAGAAACGCCAGTTACTATTCCTGCTGCCACAGAAAAATCGTTTGATTCTCTGTGGATTAGTCAGATTGTAATTCGCACTTTATCGCCAACCGATCAAAGTGGCGGTGGGTTAGTGGTGATTGAATATCTGCCCATGTCAAGTGAAACTTTTGAAACCTTACCACAGGTTCAGACTATTTCTTCCGATAAGTTGATGCAGGCAGTTGCTGAAGTTCCAGAAGTTGCACAGGCAATGGGCGCAATTCTTTTGGCTGTTAATCCGCTTAAGCAATGGATTTCCGATCAAATGAGTCCTCCGGTTCCTGAGCCAGAACCTGATCCAGAACCCGAACCCGAGCCTCAATAATGCCAACTCAACAAATCGAGTTTGAAGCTCCAAGCGGAATGACACTAACGGTAAAGTTGTATGCGATTGGATCAGATTCAGTCGCATACAACGCGTCGTCGTGTGTTGAACAAACAAATCGTAAAGGTTTTTATATAGCTACCTTTGGCAATGTTTCGGCTGGAACTTATCAACTCGTTGCTACTGTTGGCGCTACCGCAGTGGCTATTTGGTGGGGTTATGCAGAAGATACAAATACAACTTTTCAATTTGGACAATCATCGGGGGTGTTGCTAAACAAAGCAATCGCCCCTTTGTCGTTTACCGATGGCGCGATTACTGCGGCTGCAATTGCAACCGATGCGATTGGTAGTCTTGAATTGTCTGCTTCGGCAGTTGCTGAAATAGCCGATGCGGTTTGGGATGAAGTTCTTGCTCCTCATAATGGTGCTGGTACTGCCGGTAAATATCTTAACGATATGGGAGCAACTGGTGTTACTGTTTTAGGATTTACTACCGGAGCAATAACAAGTGCTGCTTTTGCTGTTGATGCCATCAATTCTAGTTCACTAGCAACAAGTGCTGCTTATAAAATTGGTGACGGTATTCTTACGCGTGATATGTTTAGTGTTGAAAGTATAGCTCCAGAGCATTCTTTATGTACTTTGGTTTTAGCGGCGCTCGAATATAGTATTTCAGGCACAACTTGGACGATTAAACGTAGCGATGGAATCACAACTCACTTGGTTAAAACTTTAACTCCAGATTCAACAGCAACTTTTGTGGTTGGAGTTCAGTAATTTTTAAAATTAGCCGCGTAAATTGTGTATACAAAGATGACATTTTTCTTAAAATTTTACTTTTACTATGTGAGTTAAAATATGGCAATTCAATTTAATGCAGCAACGAGAAATGCTCGTCTTGACACTATTGAATCAACTAATGGAAATAGCTGTTCATTGGAAATTCGTACCGGAACACCTCCAGCAAACTGCGCGGCAACCAGAACTGGAACTATTTTAGCAACAATCAACTTACCATCTGATTGGATGACTGCCGCAAGCTCTGGTAGTAAATCTAAGAGTGGAACTTGGCAAGATTTGTCGGCAGACAATACTGGGACAGCTGGGCATTTTTGTATTTATAATAGCCAAGCCACCAAAGATAATACAACTTGCTTTATGCAAGGAACCGTAACTGGAACTGGCGGAGGTGGCGATATGGAAGTTAGTAGTGTGAGTTTTACTGCTGGTCAATCATTTACTGTTGATACATTTACTTTAACTGATGGGAACGCCTAATGCCAGATAATGTAGGTTATACTCCCGGATCGGGAGTAACGATTGCTGCCGATGAAATTAATAACGTATTGTACCAACGAGTTAAACCAACAATTGGTGACGATGGTGTGGCGGTTGATGTTAGCGTAGACAATCCAATGCCTTCGCGCGTTGACCGCACCGATAATTTGTTGGAAATGATGGCCCGGCTTGTGAAAATTCTTGAAAGTAATGCGACTGTTGATTCGGCGCAACGTCAACGTATTACGCTCGACGCAATTACAGGAGCTTTAACTTTGGCAACCGTTACAACAGTTGGAACGGTTTCTACAATTACTGGCGGCACGATTACTACCGTGTCTAATATAACCAATAATGCGGGTATGGATCGCGAACAATATATTAATATAGCAAAACAAACCTACACCCAATCGATTCGTAATCGTTTGGAATTCACATAAAGGGTACAGTATGCCAGCACTCAATAAAAATACTTTAACAAATCAGGTTGATCTTCCAACTTGGGAATGGACACGTTTTGCTCCAGCAGTGTCTAGCGCCGTTTCTTCGACTTGTTCGGCTGATAATCCTGATTTTTTGCAAACCGAACATGGTCGGTATATTTATTATTTGATTTCTGCCACAAACTTTAGTCGTTACGATACATGGACCGACATGTTTCAACAACTAGCATCACCAGCCGCTTCTCCATTCAACGTTTCGTCTATGAAATTTGCTGGAGCATATGGACCAGAAGGTAAAGTAATTTCAGCTACGTCTACTACATTGACAGTTCCAGCTGTTGCTGCAATGGAGGCAATGAAGGGTTATGATATTGTAATTATTTCTGGTACTGGCGCTGGTCAGCGGCGAAGAATTATTGACGCTTCCGAGGCTGTGGTTCACGATAGCGGTGTTGTTACAGCGGTAGCCAATGCTCTTGGCGGTATTACTATGACTGATACTCTCAAAAGTTGGGGTGGTAATCAATATGCTGGTTATACAGTTCGTGTAACTGGCAATTTGGGCGTTGGTCAATATCGCCGTATTTTATCGAATACCGCGACAGTACTTACTATTGGCGATAGCGCCCAAACAAATATGCGTATGAACAATCCAGCCATTTTTGCTCCGGCTATTGCTTCAACACCTGCTGGTTCGCAAAGTGCTTATGCTATTGAATCACAGGTTTTAACATTGGATTCTGCTTGGGCTACTACTCCCGATAGTACTTCGGTATTTCGTATTCAGTCTGGCGCAATTATGCTTGTTAGTCCAAACGCCGCAACAGCAACCGCTCCGTTTATCACAACACAGTTTTATGATATTTTAACGGATACATGGTATGTACTTCCAACAATGACCAATATTCTTACCGCTGCTGTAACAGATATCAGCTTGGAGCGAATGAGCGAAAATGCTTCTATTTGGGCAAATGGAGAAGCTACAGGCGGTTCAACTACAACACTTATTGATACTTCTATTGGGGTAGATCGTGCAGCTTGGCGTACCAATGACTGGGCTGGTTATTGGTTGTATATTACGTCGGGAACTGGCGAGGGTCAAATTCGCCAAATTGTTAGCAATACCAGCAATACACTTACATGGACAGATGTTGGTACTGCCCCAACAGATACCAGTCGTTATATGATTCTTGGTTTTGACGCAGGTACAGCAACTTCTGGTGCAGCATCAACATTAACCGATAGCAGCAAAAACTGGGCAACAAATCGGTGGTCAAATTACGCTGTTCGAATTTTGTATGGCACTGGTGCTGGTCAAGTTCGTCCAATTGCATCAAATACAGCAACTGCTCTTACCGTAGTTGGAACATGGGCAACCAACCCAGACAATACAAGTGTTTATTCAATTCAGGGCGATCCAGACAAAGCATATATTTTTGGTGGTGGTATTGCTGGTGTTCCTATTGTTAATTTTGAAGCTCAGATTCAATCATATGGACGGCAACAAGATTTTGGCATTGCTCGCAATGCTTCTGCCGCTGTTGGTGGCTATCAACCAGTGGCAATTGCTTCTTTAGCGAATGCTGGCACAACGGCAACTGTAACTACAGCGCATACACATCAATTTCGTGTTGGCGAACTTGTGACAGTGCGTGGCGCAACTGATGCAAATTTTAACGTAACTAACGTAGCTATTGCAACGGTTCCAAGTGCTACTACATTTACTTATACAATGGCCGGAACCCCAGCATCCACTACTATTGTTGGTTCACAAAGTACACTTACGCTAACTGATTCAACTAAAAACTGGACAACCAATCAATGGGCTGGTTTTACAGTTTATATGTATGCTTCGGCAGTAACTGCTGCTTCGGGTTCGGTAACTGGTCAAATTATGCGTATTGTTTCCAATACAGCAACAACTCTTACTTTTTCTGTGGCGGCTACAGCCCCAACGAACGGAGTTAGTAGATATGCAATTTGCACTTCTAGAGCTGTCGGAGCCGCCGACTTTGGTGTCGCAACTGGAACTCACTCTACCACTACACTTCAAGACACAAGCAAGAGTTGGGCAGTCAATATATGGGCCGGTAAACGTCTTCGTATTTTGACAAGCAGTGGTCCAGCGGAAGTAGCCATTACGAGTAATACATCTAATACATTGACCACAGCAACAATTACCGCACCAACATCTGCTGTAACTGGCTATGCAATCTTAGAACAAACTGCAAAAGGCTTGGGTACAAGTGTTAACTGGGCGTTTGGAACTAGTATCGAAGATATACGCGGAAAATATGTGTATTGTACTCGCGGCGGCGCTGTTGCTGGATTTGACCGATGGGATATTACCACCGATAGATTTAATTTGCTTGCCACTTCGCCAATAACTGAAACGTTAACAACTGGAACTATGACTGCTTACGATGGTAAAGATCGTATTTATTTTCATAAAGATGCTACTCAACGTATTTTTTCGCTGAATGTGGTTACTGCCAACGTGAACGGTGCAAGTATGTATCCATACGTGGTTCCAACCGCAATTCTTGGTAATCGTATGGAAATATTTGAAACAAAAGATGGACTGAAATATTTATGGCTTAACCGAGCGTCATTTTCAGAATGTTTCCGATGTCTTTTATTCTGGTAATAGGTGAAAAATGACAATCGAATTTTTGATTCATATGGCGACTAATTGCTTGGTTAGACTGCAAGAAGATCGTATCTTAGCCGAAGCCAGAGGAGACTTAGAAATGGTTATGACTATCGATCATAAAATTATTGAAACGGAACTAACGCTTAACGCACTTCGGAGTCTATAACCGTGCTTTTAACGCTGCTCAGTTCACAAGCGGCTGGTAATTCGCTTAGTAAAACACTTGATGCAGCAAATTTACTTGCTTCGGGAAGTCTTGCGGCGGGTTTATCCGCAAATCTCAATAAAACTCTTGATAATGTAACTTTAGTTAGCAATGGAACTCTTGCGGCTGGTGGTTTAACAGCTTCGGTTAACTCCGCTCTGGCCAACGCGACTCTTGTAAGTTCTTCTGGGTTAAATGCATCGGTTGTTTCTAGCCTTGCAAACGCAACGCTTTCAAGTTCTGCAAGTTTAACTGCTGTACTGACAGGATCGCTTGTTAAAAATCTTGGCTCGGCAGTATTGACTAGCGCTGCGTCTCTTGCTGCTTCTGGGCAGTTAAATAAAACATTAAACAATGCCGTTTTATCTTCTTCTGCTACACTAGCGGCTGGCCTGAGTGGTACGGTTTCAAGAACACTCGCAGATGCTTCGCTGTCTAGTTCTGGTACGCTTGCGGCTAACTTAACTGGTAGCACCAATACTACACTCGCAAACGCTACGCTATCGTCAACTGGTACTGTCGCTGCTGGCGCAAGTGGAACGGTTTCAAGAACACTTGCAAACGCTACGCTATCGTCAACTGGTACTGTCGCTGCTGGCGCAAGTGGAACGGTTTCAAGAACACTTGCAGATGCTACGCTATCGTCAACTGGTACGCTTGCGGCTGGCCTGAGTGGAACGGTTTCAAGAACACTCGCAGATGCTTCGCTATCTAGTTCTGGTACGCTTGCGGCTGGTCTAAGTGGTAGTTTGATAAAAACGCTTGACTCTGTTTCATTTTCGTCTTCTTCGACTTTGGCCGATGGAGCAAGTGGCGATCTTGTAAAAACATTAAGTTCGGCATCTCTAAACAGTTTTGCTACTATTATTGATGGAGCTAAGGGCAATTTAAACCTAACTTTAGGTTCTGCGGCCCTTGCTTCTTCGGCAACATTGGCCGAAGGGTTAAAAGGAAATTTAAATAAAAACCTTGATGGCTCTTCTTTAGTTTCGGAGGCTTCACTTGCTCCGGGTTTAACCGCACAAATAAACAAAGCCCTAGAAGCTGCAAACTTAATTTCGGACGGTTTTAGATTCGGTGATGATTTTATTGGCGAAAGAGATTTAGTTATTTTTGCCTTAAATACCAATTCGTCTTTAAACTTTGATTCTCATATAACTACATTACCAGAATTTAGTTTGCAAATTAAATCAAGATTTGAGGACATTTTGAGTATAAATAAACAGGTTGACATAGCACTAGAAGTAAATACCCAAGTTTAATTTTATAGAGAAATAACAATGACCTGTTCAGAACGAGAAGTTCACTACAATGATATAGGAACAGTATTTTTAATTACTGTTAATGATTGTGTTTCTGGAACGTCAGTCGCGTTAGATTTATCTACTGCTTCATCTTTACAAGTTATACTTAAATCTCCTTCTGGAGTATCTTACACAAAAACAGCTTCTTTTTATACCAACGGAACCGATGGAAAAATTGTGTATGTTACAATTAACAACGATTTAAATGAAGTAGGAACTTGGAGTATTCAGGCAAAAATAACAATACCAACTGGAACATTCAGATCTGATATTGGAACATTCAAAGTTTACGAAAATCTATAGGTGAAAGTATGCCTTGGAAAACAGATATGGTTTTGATGTTAAGGTCGGTTATTGGCGACCTTGATTCTACAAAATATACCGATGAACGCCTCAAGCAAGTTTTGGTGGTTGGTGCATACAATGTGCAAAATGATGCGACATTTCCAAATACATACACAGCAAATGTAGGCGGCGTTTCTATTACTCCAGATCCAGTTGATTTAAACGACACAAATTTTACTGTTTTGACTATTTATAAAAGTGCTTGTATTTTAGTTGGCAGCGAAGTCAAAACCGAATCGGCCAACGCTATTTCAATCAAAGACGGTCCTTCGGCAATTGACCTTCGCGGAGTTAGCGGAAGTTTAATTGCTCTTTACAAAGACTTGTGCGCAAAGTATGAAGATTTATTAAATAGTTACCGTTACGAATCCGGTAACGGAGATGGTACTCCAGTTGGCACGGCAATACTTGGTCCATACAGTCCCGGAAGTTGGAATGTTAGTCAAAATCGTTACGATGGCGGTGGATATTTTTAATCTAATAATAAATGGAGAAATATAAATGGCTGTATCTCAAAAAATAATTAGCGGCAATCCACAACCAAATGGCGGCTGTGCCGTTGTTGGCGTTGCTGGTGCGCGTGGTCTTGATCCAGCTTCTTTTTTAGATAGTAAACATACATTAAATCCAGCCGGTGTTTCGCCGTTAAATGTCGATAAATCTATAGCTGCGATTGATGCTTCGCTTGATACCAGATACGATGATCCACGTTACTATGCTGGCGATTCTGCTAGTTAGGAAATATAAATGGCTATCAATATTCCCGGCGGTGTTTTTGATGTTTACAACGAAGCTATTTTGTTGTTTACTCGTAGCGCTACATTGGTATATCCAGAAAAAAAAGAAGATTGTCCAAATTGCTTGATGAATATGATGGGCAGTACTGGACGTTCTATCAGTATTTATAAAACTGGAGGACCATATCCATTCGAACGAGGTATGCCATGCCCTTACTGCAATGGAGAAGGATACAAGTCAGTTGAAGCAACCGATGAAATAACGCTTAGAATTTACTGGGATAGAAAATCTTGGGTTAGTATTGGTGTGCCAATCAATATTCCCGATGGATCAATTCAAACCATAGCCTATATGGCCGATTTGGACAAAATAGAAAAGTGTAAGTATATGATACCAAAATATGATGGTATTGAAAAGTATGACCCAAATGCCAAATATGAAAAAACCGGAATATCTTTTCCGCAAGGATTCAAACAAAACAATACCAAATACATAGTCACTTTTTGGACTCGCGCTCCCGGAGGATAATTGTGATTAAGTTTAGAGAATCCAACGCTGAAATTGTATCGCGCATAAATTCTAGTTTGGCAAAAGAACTCAATATTGCAATCAAGCAAGCAATTCCTGTGTTGCAACAAAAAATTATGCCAATTATTCAAGCTGTTTTGTTGTCGAGTCCAGAAATTAATTCGCTACAAAATGGTATTTTACGCGCTGAATTTGGTTTGACTTCTGATCCAACCGACGAGCTTATTGCGGCAATTTTATCAACAATTTCAATTCGACCACTTTATGCTCAAAAAAATCGTGGCGGTGGTATTGAAATCACAATGCAGCCATCGGACTATTCAAATATTCTTGGGCAGTCTTTTGCGCAGCAACCAATAGACGGCGGAAGTTTGCCGTGGTTAAGTTGGCTTTTAACCTTGGGCGATACAGTTATTATAACTGATTTTGGCGTAGAATTTGGGTCATTTAAAACATCACGCACCGGCGAAGCTAAAATGTCCAGTAAAGCAGCACCCTATAAAGTAAATAGTGCATTTTCTGGAACTTTAAATGACAACTTTATAACGCGAGCAATAAATAGAGTTTATCCACAAATTCAAAGTATAATAATAGGAACACTATAATGCCCGGAGGATCGCACACAAAATTAAACTTAACGGCGGGAATAGAAAAGGCCACAGACGCAACTTTGTCAGAAATATTGCTTGATAATTTTGTAAATTTTTACGATTGGGGTTTGCTTGACAAGGGCGGTTTTTACACTATATCTATTCCACAAAGTGGCATTTATGGCGGCGACCGTCACAAGCTGAGACTTGTAGATACTCCAAATTATACGGCTGGTCGTGTTTGGGAAGGTTATCGCCAAAACTGGGTGTGGGAAGGTAGCGGCAACGTTGATGGTGTCGCTCAGCAACCAGTCAATATTTCTGGTGTTTATGTTAATGGCACGTTTTATGCCACAGGCAATGTCACAAAACCATTTTATATCGATTACCCACTTGGCCGCATTGTATTTGACACTGCCCAATCAACCAATAGCAATGTTCAGGTAGAATATAGCCACAAACGTGTGCAAACACTTCCCGCCGAAGGTGTTTCATGGTTTCGCCAACTTCAACAAAATTCTTTCAGAAATGAAGCAAATTTTCAATTTCAAGGTTCTGGCGGATGGGTTCGCTTGGGCGAAACTCGCGTTCAATTACCGGCTATTGCCGTGGAAGTTGTTCCAGCCCGTGAAACCAAAGGGTATCAACTTGGCGGCGGTCAGTGGATAAACAGCGATATTTTGTTTTATGTAATGGCCGAAAACCACTGGGAAGCTGTTAACTTAATTGATACTATTGTTGCCCAAAATGATCGAACTTTAACGCTTTTCGATAGCACCAAAGTTGCCCAAAGTGGCGTTTCTCCATTTACTTTTGAAAATGGAAAAGAGCGTGAATTGAGGGGTCATGCTCGCGCTAGTGGACTTTATCCTCATTTAGTAGATAATTATCCTTATCGTAAATGCTGGGTTTATGAATCCAGAGCCGAAAATATTACGCAGCTTTCTGTTGATCTTTATATGGGTGTTGCCCGCTGCAAAACAGAAGTTGGGCCAGTTTAACATATTTTTGTGTATATAATAGTGCCTTACCAGAGGACTAAATTCTATAGGAGAATTTTAAATGCCAAGAAATGACAGAATTTTTTACGCTTGCCAAGCGGTAATTATTCAAGCACCAACAGGAACTGCTGTTAGTGCTGCGAATACTGTGCGCGGTTTGCAAAGCGTTGGTATGAATTCTACTTTCACGCTTGATCAGGTTTTTGAACTTGGCCAGCTTGAACTTTATGAAAACGTAGAAGATATTACCGACGTTGACGTTAGCCTAGAAAAGGTTATCGACGGCGAAAAACTTATTTATAACCTTGCAAGTAATGGTGCTTGCAAAACTGATCTCGTTGCTGCCGCAAAATCGCGATGCGATGTTTATGTGGGTATTTATAGCGATAGCACTTCAAACGCTACTGGCGTACCACAAAACGTATGCTGGAATTCGGGTATGTATATCAGTAATGTAGCATACAGTTACAGTGTTGATGGAAATGCTACCGAATCGGTTACGCTTGTTGGTAACGACAAGTTTTGGAATGCCGATGTTAACCAAACCGCACAAACTGCATTTGGACGTTACGGAAATCCGGCGACCGGTTTCAATACCGATACGCCAGCTTCGGGTGTTGTTCGTCGCGTGAATGTTGACTTGGGCGCTTCAACTCTTCCAGCCTTGGTTCGAGAACAAAGAGGCGACCTCGCGGGCAATAATAATTTCCATATTCAAAGTATCAGTGTTAGTGCTGACTTTGGTCAAGAAAATATTCTTGAATTGGGACGTTTTGGGCCTTATGCTAAGTTTACTAGTTTCCCAATTGAAGTTACTTGCGAGTTTGAAGTCATTGCAACTTCGGGCGATCTCAAGAGCGTTTCGGGTGCTGGTAAGAATCAGCCCGGAGTTGGTGATACTATCACAATCAGAGATACCGCAGGAACTGTTCTCAGTCTCGGAACCAAGAACAAGCTGACTTCGATTTCTTACTCGGGTGGCGATACCGGTGGCGGAAATGCTACTGTTACTTACTCTTACAGTAACTATAACTCTCTGCTTGTTGTAGATGGTGGTGGCTAAAATTTAGTCATTAAGGATTAGGACTTGGATGAAATTTACTGTGAAAAGATTTTAAATAGAATAATTCAAGGTCGCCTACGCATTCGGGTGGGCGATCTTGTTTTGTTTATACACGAACCTTCTTCTGATATAATGGAAGAATCGTTTGAGATTTATGATCAAGCATATAAAAAAGCTTATTTTTCTGGATGTTATACAGAACAAGAAGTTTTGGCGATGTTGATCGAATATGATTTATGGACTCCGCTCGATGACAAATATGTACTAGAGTTGGACAAAAAGATAGAAGATCTAAAGGTTAATGCATACAAAGCATTTTTTAGAAAAAAGGAACTAGCAAACGCTAAACGAATGATAAGAGTGGCAGAAATTGACAGGGCAACAACAGCCCACAAGAAAAAACAATTTGATCATACAACATGTTCTGGTGTTGCTAATTTTATGCGTAGATGTTGGATTTTGCAACAAACCACCAAAAATATTGATGGTAAAAACTATGATTTTAGAGATATAAATATCCAAAATATTTTGGAAGAATATTCGTCTGCTGCAATTGATGCTTCTGAGTTTCGTAAAATTGCGAGAAGTTCACCGTGGCGTCAAATGTGGAATGGCTCTAAAAAACGCGGCGATGTTTTTGGAAAACCATCTGTATATCTTGACCAAAACCAACTTGCACTTATTTCATATTCACAAATGTATGATGGTGTTTTTGAAAACCCAGAATCGCCCAAAGAAGAAGTTATTGAAGATGATGACTGTCTTGATGGGTGGTTTATTGAACAACGAAGAAAGCACGAAAAAGATAAAATAAAACAACAAACTGATGATTTGATCAGCAACCCTAAAATCAAAAATTCTCAAGAGATTTTTGTTGTTGCTAATTCTCAAGAAGAAGCTCAAGATATTTATTCGTTAAATAATGACCATATGCGAGCTATAATACAAGAACGACAACGGGAAATTAGAGCTTCATCTGAAAATATACATCACAAAGATTTATCGGATGTCAAGCAGGAAAGAATGATGAATGCAGTTAATTCTGCAAGAAGTGCAATAAAGTCAAAAGGAAGATAATATGTCGGATGATAAAGATTACAACAACTTTCTTAAAAAATCAATCAACTTGAAAAACATTCGTGAGGAAAGGAGCAAAGAAGTATCAAAAGATTCGCTGTTTAAATCTTGCAAAAAGAAAATACAAACAACGATGATTGGGGCGCTAGACACAATTGAAAAAAAATTAGGATTTCTTTGGAGCTTTGAAAGTGAAGAAGAAATAACTCAAGAGCAAAAACAAATGAAGGACATATACGATGAAGTTCGTGCAATAATCTTAGATAGGGGCAATACCCAAATCAGAAGTTTAGAAGCTGAATTTTCAGGATATGAAATTCAAAGAAAAAGATATCAGATTAATTTACCAGTAAAAAATGATTTTAATCAATCAGGAGAGACACAAGATGGATAAAGAAAACATTATCGAGTCGTTGGACAAAAACGGAAACACTGTAAAGATCAAGCTGAAAACTCCCGGACCTCAAGAGTACCGAGATTCTCAAATTGAGTACAACAAGGCTTTTAGAAAAGCCCTTGACTCTGGGGCTTTGTTGCGGCAAAAACTTTCGGACTACATGACCGATCAGGGAATTTGGAACAAAGAAAAACAGCAAAAGAATGATAATTATATCAATGAAATTCAAGCCAAAGAGCAAATTTTGAAAAGCGGCGGCATCAAGTTATCTGAAGCCAAGCAAATTGCCTTGGACTTGCGTCGTCTTCGATTTGAGTTTCGTGAGTTTATTGCAGAAAGAAATATACTTGATCAAAACACTGTTGAAGGTCAAGCTGACAACGCGCGATTTACCGAACTGGTTAGATTGTGCATGATCAACCCAAATACCAATGGGCCTTATTTTCAAACTCAAAAAGATTTTGATTCTAGTGGTGATCAACCTTGGGTTGTAAAAGCTTCTTCTGAGTTGGCAAGCATTATTTATGGGCTTGATCCTGATTATGATAACAAGCTTACGGAAAACAAGTTTTTGCGTGAGTTTGAATTTGTCAATGAAGAATTGTCACTCATCAATGATAAGGGTCATACTGTTGATATCGATGGCCGATTAATTGACGACGATGGGCGTTTTATTGCATATCGCACTCCAGAAGGCGAAGCAAATAAAGATCCAAATGATCGTTACTATGTAAACAGAGACGGTCAGGAAGTTGTCAAAGTGGTTGACGAAGACGGCGAAGAAAGTTGGGTTTCAAAAGACAAAGCTGTTCGCAAGCCGTTTTTGGATGATAATGGCGACCCTATTGTTACTGCCAAAAAAGAAGATTTAGAAAAAGAAGAAAATCTTGTAGCCGAAGGTAATGTTTCCGAGGAAAAAACCAAAAAAACAAAGAAAAAGGTTTTGGCTGAAAACGACTCTGCGGGCGAATAATTGTGTATTTTAATGTATGGAAAGTAGTGGGGCTTCGGCCCCACGTATTTTAATACTAAGAAGGTAAAACGATGGCACAGAAGTTTAATTTAACGGCACAATTACAGTTACAGGCCAATCAAAGTAATATCAATCAAGTGGTTTCGCAAGTACAAAAACAACTTGCTCCGCTTGGTAATATAAAACTCAAGGCCATAATAGATGGACGCTCTTTGGCTCAAGCTAATCAGCAAATGGGTCAATTCAATAAATACGCGCAAAGTTCAACAAAATCTGTTGGTGAATTAAATCGAACTTTGGCTGAATCCGCTAGAAGGTTCAGTGTCATTACTGTTGCTACTGGTAGTTTATTATCGCTCGTTAACGCATTCAAGAAGTCAACGAGTGCCGCGATTGACTTTGAATATGAAATGGTCAAAATATCTCAGACCACCGGACAAACAATGCGTGAAGTTTCCGGTACGTCCGATGAAATTCGCAAACTATCATCTTCTTTAGGTGTTTCTTCTGCCCAACTTGCTGGCACTGCCCGTATATTGTTACAAGCTGGTTTGAGTGCTGATAAAACTAAAAAGTCACTTGATATTCTTGCGAAAACAACTTTAGCGGCATCGTTCGATGATCTTCAGTCAACTACGGAAGGTGCTATTTCACTTATAAACCAATTTCGTGGCGAAGCCGCAAGGGCTGGTGGAGATGTTAAATTTTTAGAACAAAGTCTTGATTCCATCAATGCTGTTTCTAAAGCTTTTGCTGTTGAATCTGCCGACCTTGTGGATGTTATTAGTAAAGTTGGTGGTGTATTTTCAAATGCTGGCGGAAGCGTAAACGAGCTTATTGCTTTGTTTACGAGTGTTCGTGCCACTACGCGCGAAAGTGCCGAAACGATTGGTACTGGTTTGCGAACTATTTTTACTCGTATCCAGCGAGGCGATACCGTTGATGCTTTGAAGGAATTGGGTGTCGAGCTTAGAAATTCAGAAGGACAATTTGTTGGAGCTTTTGAAGCTGTCAAAAGATTGTCTGAAGGATTATCATCTTTAGATCCGCGTGATTTTAGATTTTCTGCTATTGTGGAAGAGCTTGGTGGTTATCGTCAAATTGGTAAGGTTATTCCTCTTATCAATCAATTTTCAGTGGCGCAACAGGCGTTAAATGTTGCTCAAAATGCAAGTGGTTCAATTGCTGCTGATGCTCAAACATCGCAACAAGCTTTAGCAGTACAAATAAACAAAACCAAAGAAAAATTCAATGAGTTTATTGCTAGTTTAGTTGATAGTGGTTCGTTTAGAAGTATTATATCTGGAGCGCTTAAACTTGCTGATGCTATGATCAGCATTGGTAAAGCTTTGGAACCAGTTCTTCCACTTCTTACAACTTTATTTGCCCTAAAAGCTGGTCAGGGATTGGCTAGTGGTATTGGTATTTTGCGTGGATTTGCTGGTGCGCCAAGCGGTATTCGCGCGAGCAAGTTTGCTAGTGGCGGTATGGTTCCCGGTACTGGAAATCGTGACACTGTTCCGGCGATGCTTATGCCGGGCGAATTTGTTATTCGTAAAAGTAGTGTAAACAAAATTGGCGCTGGTACATTGGCACAAATGAATGCTAATGGGTATATGGCCGGGGGTATTGTTACTGGAAAAAGGGCTTTATATGGCGATAAAGGAAATTGGCAAAGTGTGCAATCTGTATATCGTGAACAAAATATAAATTTATCAGATAGAGATGCTCAAAAAATTGCCAATAATCCAAATTTAGCAGATGGTATTATCAAAAAGAAATATACTACTCAGCAAGCTTCTCAAGAAATAAAAAAGACAGAAGAAGCAAAAGGGGAAGGTTCTACAAAAAAGGGTCCGAGATTTAAAGTCTTGCCGGGACAAATTGGCGGTTTTATACTCCAACCATCTCAAGGTCAGGATGATATTTATAGACCAAAAAGTAACCCAACTTTCCAGTACAAAGATGGGACAACTGCGACTTTGGATACAAGTGCTGGATTTCCAACATTTTATCCCGGCGGAAGAGGTATTGCAAATGGAAAAACGCTTAAAGCTGCTGCTTACAGCAGAATTCTAGATGCGGGATCTAAACTAGGTATAAAGGCAGGTATTGAAAATACCGTTAGTTTAGTCAAAAGCGCCAAATTATTAGATGTTAATCCGGCTATCGATACAGACGAAAGTTTGATGAAAAAAGTATCTGGCAACTTGTTGAAAGATCAGCAAATTATATCAACTATGTCTGGTTATTTATTTGAAGGAATGATAGGGGCTTTATCTGGAGCAATACCCGCTGGCGGTAGGTCCGGTTTTGATTTTCCTAGTTCTAGTATTGGGGCAAATAAAACTAAATTAGAAACTCTCTTTGAAAATAAAGCTATTCAAAATTTAGTTAAAGCCGAGGCAAAAAGGAGTAGAGGTCAATTTACTGGCGCTGACGGAGTTATTAATAAAACCATTAATGATATTAATGCCGGAAATCTTGAAGGTGTACAAAAATTTAATAAAGGTAGTTCTGGCACTGGTGTAAAACCAAGTAACTATCCTTTGGTTGACGATATATTAGAAAATGCCAAAGGGGCGATTCTTCCAAATCCAAAAAATATTGAAGATATTATCAAAGCTGGCGGCGGCGCTCTTGACGTAGACCGTACATTAATTAGAACAATTGGCGATAAAGCTTACGCCCAAGCTAAAACCGAAAAAGCAAAAGAAGAAGTATTGAAAAAGTATTTTGTTGGTGCGGGCAGACTACAAGATATTAAATCTTCTCCACTAACACAATTTGGAAAAACATTGCAATCGGCCATTCAAAGCGGTCAAATCAATCCAAATAATCTAAAGATTATAACCAAGTCTCGCCGCGTTGATGGTGTCGGAGAGTATTTAAATCAGTTATTTGGTATTCCGCTTGCCAATATGATATTTACTCAAGGCGGCAGCAAGCAGCCCGCGCTGGATGCTTTTAACACAAAAGGCTCAAGGGCGCAAAGAGTTGTTAAACGAGCTTCTGGTGGGGGTATATCTGGTTCAGATACTGTTCCCGCTATGCTTACTCCCGGTGAATTTGTTGTTAGTAAGTCGGCTGCTCAAAGTATTGGATACACAAATCTAAACCGCATGAACAAACATGGTGTTACTGGTTATGCTAGTGGAGGTGTGGTTGGTGTACAAAAGTTTGCTACTGGCGGAACAGTTCAGTCAACCATAGAGCAATTATCATCTAAAGACTATGTTCTTTTGGAGGCTGCGGTAAAAAAGAATGCGCAAGTCTTTGATAGACTAGCAACAGAACTTGACAATATTACCGATGATCCAAAAATAGTAGAAGCGGCTTTGAAGGCTTTTACTAGAAATATTGATAAAATTAGCGACGGCTCTGAACTTATTGACCGTTCTTTGCAAGCCGCTGCTCGTCAAATAGATAAGGGTATGGGTAATGCTACTGCCGCTATGAATGACCAAGCCGCTAGAAGGGCTGAACAACAAGCAGCTAACCAACAAAGAAAAGATTTGGGAGTTAAAGAAACTAGAGTCGCTGGAAGTGTAAATACAGGAGTTTATGCTGCTGGTTTAAATCAAGTTGAAAAAGACTCTTTATATGCTGCTGGAATGTTGAAAGCTGTTGGTATGCAGGGACAGCAACTTCAAGATTCTTTTGCAAGATATAAAAAATTTGTTAATTTGGGATGGACTTCTCAAGACGCTTTAAATCAAGTAATTCAAAATACTACTGTTGAAGTTAAAAAACAAGCTTCTTTAGCATCTAGAGCTAAAGGCGGTTTAGACGCAGCAACTGGCGGTAAGCAAAATAGAGAAGATTTCGCAAACAGAACAAGTCAAATCGGCGGCGCTATGCAGAATTTTGTTTTTCTCGGTGCTAGTGCCGCTGCGTTAGCCGCTCAATTTAGTGGACTTGACGCAGTTACTACTCAGGCTATAACAGAAACCGCTGGATTTACTACTGCTTTAGTTGGTATAGTAGGAACCACTACTCAAATGGTTACGTCGTTTTTGACAAATACTGTAGCCACAGTTGCAAATACCGGAGCTACTGAAGCGGAAACAGTGGCCAAAGTTCAAAACGCTAGTGCCGGTTCTCGGGCGGCGGCAGCTTTTGGAGTAGTTTCTTTCGCAGTTATAGCCGTGATTAGCGCGTTGAAATTTCTTTCTGCTAGATCAAAAGCTCAAGCAGATACAATAGAGAAAGAAAGAAAAGCAAGATTAGCAGCTGTTGCCGAAACCGGAAAGTCTGATTTTGCTGCTGGAGAATTGCAGAAAAGTATCGATAGTGAATTGGCGGCGAGAGAATATACTGCTGAAATATTTAAAACCAGTACTGTTGCTGCTGCTCTTAGCATAACCGCTGGCGGCGCTCTTTTAGGAGCTAGTATAGGAAGTTCTGTACCTGTTTTTGGAACTGCGATAGGAGCAGTTATTGGCGCAATTGGCGGGTTTGGTTTAGCTATGTTATCCGCAGACGCGGCTGTTGAAAATGCAAATACAGCTAGACAAAAAGAGGTCCAATCTATATTGGAAGTTTATGAAGCAAACATCAAGCTATCAGAAGCTTCTTTTCAATTAAATTCTGCTTTAAGCTCTATTGAATCGGCGCAGGGTTTACAAGGACCGGAAAAAATTAAAAGAAGATTAGAAGCTCAAGAAATTGGGGCTGGTTTAGCAATACAAACAGCACAAAAAATTAGGCCCAAAATTTCAGAAGATGCAGCTGCTTTAGGGTTAAAAGAATCTGAGTTAAAAGCACTTACTCCCGATGAAATACGAGCAAAAGCATCGGATAGAGGTCTTAGCGAGACTACAACCGAGGGAATAGCTTTAAGGGCGCAAGCTTCGTTTGAAACTTTAAAAATAGCTAGTGATATTGCTGCTACTAGAGTTCAGGAAACTGGAAAAACATTACAAGACGCATCACAATCATTAAGTTTTGCAGACACCACCGCTGCGCGAGAGTCGGTGTTGTTATTTAAACAAGCAACAGATGCCGCAAGAAAAGCCATTGAAGAAGAGCAATCTGTAAAATTATCTGGGGCTACAACCGACGAACAAAGAAATTTAATAACTCAACAAACAAACAGTAGATTAAAGGCATTTGATGCCGGAATAGCCGCATCTGAAAAAGCAAAAATATCTGAAATAGAAGCCGTTAAAAGAGCAGCTGCGGCTCAATTAGTAATGGCTGAATCTGCTAGAAAAACTGCTGTATTTTTGAATAGTTTAGCTGATCAAGAAAATAGTATAAAAGCGCAGTCTGACGCATTAAAAGATTTTACTGATGCTCTTTCCGGCAATGCCGCTGATCTTTCTAATGCCATAAAACCAATTATAAATATTGAAGATCCAAGTAAAGTGACAGATAGATCAAGGTTTGCATCGGATATTCAAACAGTTGCACGCACATCTAAAGATCCAGAGGCTATAAAATTTGCAAATCAACTTACCAATGCCGCCGATATATTTGCTAAAGCTAATGAAACACTTCTTAATAAAACTCTTGATTTGGGCGAATCTATTAATGCTGAGCAAATATTAAAAAATATAGGTTTAACATCAGAAACTTTTGGTGGCGGAGATGCTGGTAAAAAAGTTTTAGATGATATTGCGGCTGAGTTAACAAAAGCAGCCGGAGAAAATCCAGTAATAACAGAAGATTTATTGCAAAATATATTATCTCCGTTAAGTCAACAATCAAAAGATGCCGCTGACGTTATAAATAAACTTCAATCAACACAGCAACAAGAGCTAAATTTACGTCAACAACAGTTACAAGCAGAGCAGTCTCTTAGAGAACGCCAACTTTCTGATATAGATAAATACAATAATGTTGTTGCATCTGGAGCGGAAATTTTAGCAAGAGCAAACAATAAAAGCGTGGCTGCTGCAAGATTAAGAGTCGAGCAAGAGTCCCGTCAAAGAAAATTAAATGCTGGACAAGTTAGTCGCGGCGGAATTGCTCTTGATGCTACAAATATACAGCAATTAGGTCAAGTAAAAAAATTAACAGACGAAAGAATAGTTCAGGTTACAAAAGAAATTAGTGATTTGAAAAATAGATCTACATTAGATCAAACATCTCAACAACGACTTTCTGATTTATTGAGAGTTCAACAGGAACTTATAAATACCAGCAAAGATGCTTCGGACGCATTGCAGGAAATAGCTAACTCCAGTGCTGAAATAGATAAGTTAACAGAATCTTTAGATAAAGAACGAAACGCGCGAGAGCAGGCGTTTGGAGTATTAAAAGATTTGGTTGCTGGAGGGCAACAATCAAGACAAGATTTTCTTTTGGCTAGACAGGGAATTTTATCAGCTATACAAACCGGGACAACTCAAAATCTTCCAGAAGAAATAAGAGCTTCTGTTTTTGGCTTATTGGATAAATTATCAGATGTTCAAATTGCCGGAACTGGACTTACAGGAAAGCAATTATCTACCGAGCTTGTTGTGCGTGATTTAGTGAACTTTTTTGGGGTTGATAAAAAAACAGCAATTGAATTGGCAACACAAACAACTACAGAAGAAAAAATATTACAACAATTAGAACTTCAGACTAAACTTATGGCAAACGCTCAGCTAATGTCTGAGACCAAACCCGTCACTAAATTTTCTGAAGGTGGTGCAGTTTATCGGGCTAACGGAGGTTCTATATTTAAACCGCGCGGAACAGATACAATTCCAGCAATGCTAACTCCGGGAGAATTTGTTGTTAATGCAAAAGCCACTGACAAAAATTTAGGATTGTTGCAAGCCATAAACAGCGGTGAAAGTTTAGGCGCAACACAATATGCTAGTAAAGGTGGGAAAATACGTTATCTTAAAGATGGTTCAAAAAAACCAGTGTTTCCGGGTTTAGCTGCTCTTTCTAGAAGATACGATGAGACTGGATCAATATTTCCTAAAATTTTAGGAGACAGCGAAAAAAAATATCCCGGATTTTTTGATCTTATGAAAAAGGGCGAAAATGCTCTTGGTACATCTAGGTCTTTGGCTAAAAATGCTATTTCTTCAGTAAAAAGTCAGCCCATTTTTATGGGAATGGAAAATAGAAATCCAGATCCTAAAAATCTAGAAATTGAAGCTGCTAAAATAGCATCTCTTGGTCCAACTGCGCCTAAACAATACACCAGATCTTCAGGTGAAGTTTATCAAGGATTGGCAGAAGAGGTTGTTGCTGGAAAAATGAAATTTGAAGAAGCTTTTAAAAGATCTGAAGATTATGCTCGTCGTGGCTCTTTTGGGTTTTTAAATCCAGATTATGATCAAGTTGGGTTAGCTAATAGAATACAAGCTATAAAAGATTTCAAAAACCAACAATCAGAAGAAAATCCATTTAAAGATGTCGCGAAAAGTTTTGAAGATATGACATACAAAACGCCTTTTCAAAAAGAAAAGGAGAAATTAGGAACTATTAGCGGATATCGAACAACCAATGAGCTTGTTGCCGGAAGGCGTGGTATTAATGGCGAAATTTTTGCTAATAATGAAAGAACTGAAATACTTGCCACTCCAGAAAATTTAGAAAACGCCCGATTATTAAACATAATACAGCAAGCAAAATCTCAAAAACAAGAAGCTATACCTGAAGATTATTTCATAAAAGCAACTCTTGAATCTGAAAAAAGAATACAGGCAATGAAACAACAATCTTTAGACTCAAGTAAAGAAAAGTTTCAGTCTATTGGCGCAAATATATCGTCAGCAGTAGATACTGTTGGAGGTGCTATTAATGATATTGGCGGAGGTGTAGCCTCAGTAGCTAGTTCTGTATCTTCATCTTATTCGTCTACTCAGAAAAAATTAACAGAAAAAAAAGCCGCAGAGGTAAGAATATCAGAAAAAAGAAAACAGCTTGCTTTAGATAGAAAAGCTAAAAGAGATAAATTTAAACAGTTAAAAAAACAAAATAGCTTTTTGAATATTAATAACGCTGTTACAGTTGATAGTTCTAATACTAGCGAAACTGAAATAGATCCTATGATTGAAGCTCAGGCTGGTCAAGAATTATACTCTAATTTTGTTGCTCAATCTGAAAGAGAACCAAGTTATTTCGAATTTGAGCAAATAAAATTGATGGCTAAACAAAAAGCTGAACAGATGGTCTTGCAAAAAAAGAATTTTCAAGATATGGCTATTCAGCAACAACAAAATCTTCAAGATTCAAGAGAAAATCCGGCAGGGATGACCAGAGAGCAAAGATATATGCTTAGAATGCAAGCTAAGCAAGCAAGATACAATTCTAGGGCATCTGCTCAAAACGCTAGATATGAAGCAAGAGGGTTTTATCCTTCGTATTATTCTTCTGGTGGAGTTGCTGGTCAAGAAGATACTATTCCAGCGATGTTAAACGCGGGAGAATTTGTAGTAAATAAAAACGCTGTACAAAAATACGGTATAAATTATATGGATTCTTTAAACAAAGGTAAAGTTCCCGGATTTAAAAGAGGAGGTTTAGTAGGCGGCGTGAATTATTTACAAAATGGCGGTCAGGCCACTGGCGGCGGTGTTTCTTTCAATTTTGGAGCTTTGCAAGCTATTTTTGATACGTTTAGTGATAATTTTCAAAATAACATTGATAACATTATAACAGCATTTAGTACAATTGGTGGGTCAATAAATAGTTTGGTTGCTGCTCTTTCTGCCGGAATGACTGTGACTCATCAATTTAGCGGTGATATGACTTTGGCATTTAATATTCAGAATGGAGACGTTCTTAAAAACCAAATAGCCGAAGCTATTACGCCCAAACTAAAAGAAATAATAACCCAAGAATTAGATTCAAGATTAAACAACTTCAAGGCTGGTGGGTAAAATGGTATTTGGATTAGAAACTGTAAACACGGCAAGTTTAACAATACGCGGAGGCCCAGATGCTTCTGGCGATATAAGTTTGTTTATTGGGCCTGTTTATCAAACTGTTAACACTGCAAACCTTTTTATTACTGGCCCAAAGTCAGCAGAAATTCCTTTATTTATTGGGTTGCCATTATCGGATGGCATTTCCGCTAGTAGTATGCCAATTTATATGAATGGCGACCCAAATTATGGAGGAACGTCAATTGCTAATCCGTTGACCTTAAGAATGAATGGCATTCCAAATACTGTGTTTGCAACAAACGCAACACTGACGATGCGTGGACCAGATTACATCGAGAAAAATACTCTTACTACTTTGTTCATAACACGCCCTGTTCCGCCAGAAATTCCTCAAGGTGGTAGTACAAGCCCTTTGGACATTGGCGCTCTGTCGCTTTTGGGTGTGATAAATATAAGCGGGTACGCAGCTGCAAACAAAAATATTTCGATGTACATTCGCGGCGACCAATCGAATACAACAAATACTACTTTGTATATTGAAACAGATTTCAATAAAGGAAAAGATATTCCGTTGTTTATCAAACAAACAAATCCAATTGCCGCGATTTCAATGTTTGCTTCTGGGCGGTCATTAACCACAAATACAGCGACTTTATTTATCAAAACTCCTACCAATAAAACCACAACCCTTTTTGAAATAGGCTACGAATAATGTCAATAACATTTACATATAGTGGCGGTCAAATAGACATTGGAAATGTAAACAATCCATCTCCAACATACAGTGTAAATTCAGAGCCTGTAAAAAAAGACAGTGTTGATCTTGGCGTTAAGTATAGCATTACTGTAATTGGAACTTTGATTTTAAATAGCGACCTTCAGGCTCAAGTAAAAACTATAGCAAAAACAATTGGGGAAATAGGAACCCTTACAATCAACGGTGTTGTTCCTCTTGTTTTTACAGATTGTTTTCTTTTAAGCACCGAAGCGGCCCAGCAAGATGAAACAAGTCGTGGTATTCAAAATCAAGACTATACACTTAATTTTGAGGCTTATGACTTTACCGGAGCCACATTAAGCAAAACAAATTTGCTTGATATATCTGAAAGCTGGGAAAGTAGCGTAGACGAAACAACATATACAGATATTGGAACTGGTCTTCCGCAAACTATTTTTACAATAACACAAACTCTTTCTGCCACAGGAAGACCTCGCGGTCTTTCTGGAGGTACTGTTCCTGCCGGTTCCTCTGGTTATATTGCTGCTAAAGCTTGGGTGCAAGGCAGAATATCTACCAACCCAATTACTACTGTGCCTCAAGATTTTTCAAAGTCGCCACAATTAATAGCTCTTGAAATTCCAGTTGGTTATTCTACATACAATCGCACAATTCAAATTAGTCAAGATATTCTTGAAGGCACTTATAGCGCTACAACAACTTGGCAAACAAGTTTGTATCCAGCAACTTCAACAATAGAATTTAGTTTTACTGGTGATCAAACTGCCGATGCGCAAAATGTAGAAGTAAATATTACTGTTAGTGGTTTGTCTTCTTTGAATTTAAATGGTGGAACAGTTGATAAATACACGAATGCTTTAGCGTTTTACAATACTTACATAAAACCTAATATATCGACATGGGCAAGTACTTTTTATGTAACTGCTGGCGGAACAAAAACATTCAATATCAATTCATCTTCTTTATCAAGAAGTGACAATCGAACAGATGGTGTTATAACTATCGGACAAACTTTTAACGATAGAGTTGTTCCATTTCCGGGTGCTGCGAGTGTTAGTTTAAACATTACCTACAACAATGAAGACGGCGGAAACAACATTGTTGCAATTTTGCCAATTATTGCAAAAACAAATGGTCCGGTTATTCAAGACATGCAAACTACTGGCGAAAGAAAGCGTAGCATAGGTTTGGACGTAACTATGGACCAAAATAATAGAGTTTCAAAACCAACCGCTAGTGCGCTTGCTTATATTGATACATACCTACCATCGGTCAAGCCAAGATACAGAGAAAATATGACTGAAACTTGGAATCCAATTAGCGGTAGTTATACACTCAATCTTGACTATGTATGGACAGATAATCAACCATCAAATTAGGATTTAGGACATGATAATAAATAAAGGCTATGTTCCAAAAATGTTTGGTATTTACATATCAAATATTACCGTCAATATGGCAGTGAATGGACAAGGCGGAACTCTTCAAATGACTTTAGTTGAAGATGAAACAAATGGAGTTCTTTTAGAAAAAGATGCAAATGGAAATCCGTTTTTTGGCGGAGGTCCAAATTCTCCAACAACTGGCACTGCCTGTTATTTCAAATATGGCGGATTTTATTTTGGTGGTATCTTTCAAAGGTGGTCGTACAAAGAAAGTCCATCATCTGGCAGAACATATGATATTATTCTTGAGTCTCCATCTAAACTTATGGATGGTGTGCAACTTATAATAGAAAATTGGAATGGAGCCACTGACTTATTTGCTAATCAGTATAATCAATATGAGTCGAGTACAAATATTGCCACTTTCCATTCATTTTACACAAATTACTACAATGTGTACAATCTTTTTGCATTTTTTGAAAACCCTATTTATGGTTTAAACTATAATGAATCCGGTGGGAATTTTGGGTCTTCTGGGTTTAATTCTTCTGGTATGCCAGTTCTTAGTATTTTGTCGGCTGTTGAATTGTTGATAAAACATGAGCCATACAATAATAGTCCTTGGGGCGGTCCAATCAGATTTTCTGGACAAAATTCTGGCCCTAAACTTTCTCCTTCTGCAACAGAGTACGCTTTAAATATTTCTAATCTAGAGAACTTTTATAGAGGTATTGGTTTGACCGATAGAGATTTAATTGCTTTAAGACTTCAGGGTCCAGTTAAAAGTGTGAATAGTTTATTTCAAGAGCTTGCAGAGTTTCATCAATTTGATTATTATTACAGTATTCAGCCAGAAAGTGGAATTGATGGATTGTCAGATGGAGGTGCGCAAATTCCAAATAGCCTAAAGCCAACAATTTATTTGCAAATTGTAGATAAATCAGTTCCGCCAGAACCAAATAGAATCAAACAGTTTATTGAAGAAGTACGAAATCGTAAAGATAAAATATTAATGTCTTACAATGTTGGTAAAGAGTTAGCTGATGTTGTAACACAAAAAATTATTTGGGGCGGAAGAAGAACTAGATATTTAGAATATAATCCTGTTGACATAGCTATTGCCGGATACGCTGTTTGGGGTCAACGTAATATAACTTCTGCCGTTGTGAAAAACAATCCAAATATTGTTGGTTCGTCTGGTATTGTTTATGGATCGCCATTGGCTCCTGCTGGCATAGGAATATACATTTCTGGATTTGGAATATATAGATGTACTCCATTTGAAATTAGAATGGCACTTGAAGGAAAAGAGTCTTGGCAATTCTGGAAAACAATGGAAATAATTTCTAGAAAAGAGCCAAATGGGATATGGAACATTTACACTGCCCCATTTACAGCTTCGCAAGAAGTTACTGCCAATGTTTTGAATTTACTTGTACAAGGAATAGGAAATAGTTACGACGCAGTTAACACAAGTTTGCAACGCGCAAACAAAGCATGGAATGAAGAGAAAAACGCCTTGTCTGACAAACTTTTTTCAGCTGTTTCTGCCGTAGCAAGCAATTCTTACAAACAAGAGTATTTTGTTTTTCTTCCGAGTGAAAGCGCAAATACAAGATACAATATTTATTCACCCCAAGAAGATTTTGAAGACACTTATTACATGAGGTCTTGGTCGGTAGCTAGTTCTGCTTTTATACAGTATGGGCTTTATGCTCCTTCCGTTGACGCTTCATTTTTTGATGGCAGTGGAAAAATGCAGGCTTGTGTTGGATACCCAATTTTAGCGGGAAGAAATGGTGGTACTCCAGATTTATCGCCTCTTGGTTCTGATTATGCTCTGGGAGTAAATAGAGCATCTGGTAATGTAATATCTAAAAAGGGTCAACCGGATGGTGAATCTTTTTGGTATACAAATGATGCATACGGTTTTGGGTCAAATACAGGCACATTTGGAGTGATGTTTAAAACTGGTTGTCAACCAAGAGAATTTGATTATGTTACTACCCCAGATTTTGGATTAACTTATGTCGCCCAAATGCTGCTTGGAATAAATATTCCACCGATAACATATATAGGATCGGGTAAAGAAAGTTTGCAAATAGCTATTCCTCCAGATGTACTAGATCCAACATATTTTGGAATCCCCCAAGAAAGCCAAAGATTTAATTATGGCCCTTGGATTACATTAAAGGAAGATACAGTAATCGACGGTATTTTAGTTAGAGGTAACTATAGCCCAGACGGAAAAGCAGAAGCTTCTGAAATATCACAACTCACACCAGAAGTATACGGAAGCTATTCGGATTTGCGTATAGCTGGAAGTATTTATGCTCAAGTTTCCACTGCTAAAATGCATGAAAGTGAAACTGGCAGTATCGAACTTGCTGGCGCTCCATCATTTAATATAGGCGAAAGATTTGTTGGTGATGGTCCTTATGTTAGCGGTATGGATATATCAGCAGACGCCACCGGTGGAGTAAAAACAACATATAAATTCAATACTTGGACACCAGAGTTTGGAAAATTAGCAAAATACAATTTAGATAGAATAGCAAAGATAAATAAAAACTCTTGGGCGCGCGCACAAAAATTAAGAAGTGAAATAGAACGTCCTCCATTTCCAAAGTTAAAATTTGAAAAAACAAATTTTGATATGCAGGATAAAGCTAAGTCTGCTCATACTAATTCGTCTGCATTCTCCAATTTAGTACGACCGGTAGCAAGAGTTAATCAATCAAATATCAAAAACGATATATAAGGAAAATGTTATGGGATCAAAAGATATAAGCGGATCATTTGGCACAGTATCAGATGCTGCCGCTGCCGCTGGATTATTTCCATCAAACTATACAATTACTGGAGTGGAACAGCTTTATTCTCCGATAGTTATTGCTGCTGGAGGTCAAAATCGTTCTGGTCTTATGTCTAGCTTTGAAGTTCCTCAAGGAGATACAAGATCAAAAGGAAAATATAATAGTGGTCATCTTGGAGCAACAAGAGCAGAGCTTGACCCTTATTTTTCAACTTTATTGTCTACTTTAAGCCCAGTGCGATTCATGATGGAAAATGACTATCAAATGGTTATGAATAACGGTACTGGAACTGGAGGAGCCGACGTTAATCAAAGAAATGTGGATAGATCTAGCATTACTCAGGTTGCCGTAAGTCATCATCGTGGACCAATGATAGTTAGCGGATGGGGAACAGACTTAGTAGATAGACCAGTTCCTAATTCTGGAGGACGGCCTTTTGAAATTAATCCTGAGTTTGTTAATAATCGTGGAATATGGAAAAGCGGCCCAGTCGCACTACAATGGGACCGAGATAGAAAAGTATGGAGCATGGGTCATCATATGATTTGTGGTGTCGCAGAACAAGCAATTGTAGCTCCATCAACACCATGCAGCCCAACACATTTTTCAATTAAAGTTTTCAGGGATACTGGAGAAACATCTCCATCAACAGGTAATGTTAAATGGCCTAATCAAAGATTAGAAAAATGTCAAATAACTAATCGAGATCCAAGCTTGTATCAAGAATATGTAAGGGATTTAATTTGGGTAGTTGCGGCAAGAATAAACTATGAATGGATTCCAGTGTGGGTTGGATGCCCAGAACAATGCCCACAAGGAGGTTGTCCACCAGTTGAATGTGCTAGTGGAACATCTACTGGAACTATATAAAATTTTAATTGATATTCGATATTATGTGTATAATAAACTATAACCTCAACAGGAGTAAATAAAATGGCAGAAATACAATTTCAAATACTTGGTAATAACAACGGAACGCCTAGCGTCAGAACATTGTCTGGTTCTGGCCTTGCGTTTTTTGGTACTACTCAAGGATCTTCGGTACAAATTGGAGCGTACCAAGATACTACATATGTTGCTAATGGTGATGCTACAGTGATCGCTGACGCTACCTCAAACATTAAATATGTAGCAAATTCTTATCCTAGTGGGCGATGTGTTCTTGACTCTGTTCCGGGAACGCCAAGTACAACCGGCTTAAGCGGCGTTAGAAGTATGTATGGTACGCTCGGTATTGAGTTTGGTCATACCTCGGCAGTTAGAGTGCAGAATTGTCAATTGAGAATTTATGATCGGGCTAATGTCAATTATCCAGCCAGTGGTGTCAATACCAAGGTTGCCGAGATTGTCAATTTTAATGGAAGTACATTCAATAACCAAGGTGCTGACAACGGTCTTAATTCTGCTGCTCAAGGCAGTGGTGACTTATGGTGGTGGGGAGAACCTTGGCCAGCAGCTTTGATTACCGGTGGGAAAAACTACTATACAAATAGTGTTGGTGCTGTATTCCGTAACGGAACTAGCTCAGACAGTAGAGTTAATGGCGATTCTCGTCTTTCTGCTGCTGCTGTTGCGGGTAGTTATGACACTGTTGGCGGAACTGGTATAATTGTACCACTTTTGGATAGTCCCGGATCTGGCCAAAAGAATTTACATGTTAGTCAAACCATTAGTGGGACCGGTATGGTTTGGCCGAAATGGACGCAATATCTCACTGATACAACAAATCAATCAACTGTATTTGGTTTTAGTTTTGGTGATGGTTCTACTGTTGGTAATAGAATCAAAACATATGGAGGAACTGGTGTTTCAACTCATCATAATTGGTCAGTTGCTCTTTCTGCCACACCTCTTTCAACTGGCGCAAAAGAAGCTTATGGTTTGTATGTGTCGCTAGAATACTATTAATCAATAGTTCAAATTTTAAAATAAGAATCCAGCGTTACTTGGTTTTCAAATATCGCTGGATTTTTTTATTGAGAGTCAAGCAAACTCTTTATTTCTTTTTCACTGCTCTTAATTTGTTCTTCCTGAATAGTTGTTGTTGACTTCTTTGATTCATTTTCATGCATTTCATAAATCATCTGAGAAATAGCATTTCTAACAATAGGGTAATCATTGACCCTGAAGTTATTTGCAGCTACCCAAGAGTCAATGCTCTCTCCATTAAGTTTAGATAAGACTATAATGTACTTGTCATTGTCTGTAAGGCTCGCTATATCATACTGTAAGGTTTTTGCTTTTTTCGGTTCTGGCTGATTGTCCATTTGTTTTTCCTTAATTGAAGTAAAAGGGGTATACTTAGATACCCCTTATTTTTTGAAATAAAACAATAGATGATTATGTTATTCTACTGCTTGAGTTTTTTGATTCCACTTTACCCAGCCGCCATCTGGCAACCAGTTACCTTCTGCGTCCTTACGTTTCGGAAACAATCCGCCTCCCTTCTTATTGACACCAAAAGAAAGGCGAGCATTGCAAGAAGTGCATCGCATTTCATGATATTCGTTTCCACCATTCTCACGAACAATAAAAACTAAATCTTCTGCCCCGCACTTTCCACATTTAGACTGTCCAAATACTTCTTGAAAAGAAGATAGTTGCATAAACAAATCTTTCTGCGTATCGCATTCAAAAGACGCATTAAGTTTGCCAAGTTGATAAGTTACTTTCATTTATTACCTCCAGTTAGTATATCCAACAACTTCAGTTGGAATAGATTTTGTACCAGTTTGGTACTCGTTCAAGACTCCTAGCATTTTAGATGCTGTCTTTTTACTTACTTTGTCGATGGTTTCATATTTAGATTCTCCAATGTTGATAAACTTTATGACATTGATATTAAGTTGCTTGCACTTAGCATCAATAAAGTTAATCTGTGGAATACTAATACTTTCATCTTCCTTCCAGCTTCCATCCGTAGATGATTGGTTTTGAACCGATTGTCTAACGATAGAAACAATATCCTTCTTGGCAAGCTCTTCTGCTGCCAAACATCGAACCTTTAACGCTTTGCGAAGCGCTCGTCCTTCTGCCCGCGTTGACGCAGTAGCAACAGGATGCGCGCAGAATAAGTCATCTGTATTTCCATGCCATACGTCGGCAACATCAGAAAATGTTCTTAATTGACCAGAATCCATCCAGTCAATAACAACTTCAAATACTACAGTTGCTCGTCCGGGACCATCTGTATCCATTGCTGGCCAAACTTGGGATGGTCTACTTACAACAATTGTTCCAAGAAGTTCTTCGGTTACACGACGTAGCCCAGCGCAAACAGGGTTGCCGTCATAAAGCTCGCTTGGATAAAATCTACTCATTACATAATCATGCCACTTTTCAGATCCGTAAGCTGGCATCATATCACGTTCACCCATTTGCTCGTTGGTTATATCCTCTTTGATATTATCAATATCAAACAAATCCTGTGATCCCATTACTTAATCTCCAATTCAATAAATCGTTTAGTCTTTTCGGGGAAACTAATCTCAATTTTTTCTATTTCTTTAGACACAGCATCCCATAACTTTCTTTCAACGCTCAGATTCATATTTTTGCAAAGGTACTTTATCCTGATTATACAAAAACCTTTACCAATCAATAAACCATTTTTGATGCTATCCATCTTGACTATATCTGCCAGCTTTTCTTCGCCAAAAACTGGCAAAAAATGCTGTGGACCATCTACTTCTATTATCGTGTTTAGTTCTGGTAAAAGCAAATCTATTTCAAAATTTCCTTCTATCAAACCCTTCTTATGCATGGTTACTTCATAGCCCATTTCTTGGAGTTTTGACTTTAAAAACTTTTCAGCTTTTGAACCATTAAGACAAGCCTGCCTCAAAGCTCGGCCAGCCTTTTCTTGCATTTCGCGTTTTTTAACTGGGTCCATATTTTTCCATCTATCTTTTGCGTTGCTGGAAAGTTCTTCTTTTGTTTCTTGTGTCATATCTTTCCATGCCTGTTCAACACCCTTGCTAATCGCAAGTTTTGAGTCTTCGTTGCGTTTTTTACCTTTTGTTGGATGCTCGGATCTTCCATTTTCAATAGCTAATTTCATAGCACTGGACCTATCTCTAATTGCAACTCCGTTTTTCTTTAAAACCCTTTCAACTTTTTTAGAATAGGTACTCAGTTTTTCGGCAATTTCTTGACAGCTAAGTCCAGATCGATATTGTTCAATAACGTATTTTTCATCTAATTTCATTTATATATTCTCCATATACCAGTTTTCCAGTCGCCCTCGGTATAGATATTGGAATCGTATCTATTCAAGAGATCTTTATTTTTTAGGGTAGAATAACCAGAAGTTACTTGCTCATAGTTGTCAAATATTATGTATCCTCCATTTTTAACATATTGAATAGACGGAATGATGGCTTCATCGCGATACGATCCGTCAATAATAATACAATCGTAGGTTTTGTTTAAAGTGCTGATATATGATAGGTACAATTCCATGTTTGGAGTAGGAATATTTTGCGAGCCATATTCGGCTTCTTCTGATTTTACATCTATGTATTTGATAGAATAGTTGTTTTTATTTAGTTTATGTTTGATGTAATCATCTATTTCTTTTGTCCATTTTTCGTTTGTTTCTAGAATATCGACGTATTTTGCATTGTAAGCATACCACGCGCTTGACAATCCTCCTCCCCACTCGAATATATCCCAATTGCCTACGTCATTGATGAGAAAAAACTCTAGAGATAATGGAACATACCAAGGAAATACCAGCCCGCATCTATCATCTATAAGTTGTTTACTATTTGGTTTATCGAACATAGGTTATCCTCTCGAATACTGTATATCCATTTCTATCTGATAAATCTTCATGAGTGATTTTCCATTCATTGTCCAACAATAATTCTTCTCGTATTTTTTTTGTTTTAAGAAGAGTAGTATCATCCAAAGCCACTGTATTTGTTTTAAATTTTAGCATTTGCCATTCTGGATATGTGCTATATTCTCCGCCATCCAAAATCAAAAAATCAATAATTTCAGGTATTTCTTCTATTACATTTTTTGCGTTTTTTATTGCGGCAACTTCTTTATCGTAATACAAATCAAAATGCTGTTTTTCTATGTCTTTGAATAAATAGTCAGACGGTTCAAACCAATACAGATCTTGTTTTTTTATTATTGTTCCGTTTAACAACTTTACTTTGTCTTTGTATTTTTCTAAATTGATTTTAGCGACATGGTGCATTTCATCTATCAACTCAATACTAATGAAATTAGTTTGTTGTTTATTTTTTATTCCTTCTAGTATACATAAGGTTGAACCAAGACCATTCCAAGTTCCTATTTCAACGATATTTATTACATTACTTCGTTCGGAAATCTGCTTGAGAATTTTTCCAAACTTACTATCAATTTGTATCTGCCCCGACACCTAAAGTTCTCCAGTTTAATTTTTTTGAAAATTGTAAATGAGATCTATCGTCATGAAAATATAGTTTAGCGATTGGCTGCATCGAATCAACCAAATGAATGAATGAAGAATTTATACAATGTATTTCTGAAGCCAATTCAATAATGCCCATCCAGTCAAATATAGATTTTTCAATTGGTGTTTTATGTAGTTCTACTATCGGTAAGTCGGTTTCTATGTTTATGTTTACTTTTCCAGCACTCGCTGTGTTGTGGACAAGACAGAATTTTTTTGATGGGCAAATATATTCTATTAACTGGCGTTCTTTCTTTACGTCTCTTTCAATGTAAAAAGAGTTCCATCGCTCTTCAAAATTTACTACAGCTTGCTTATAAAAAGCCTCATCAAAATTAATTCTTTTATCTCCTCCAAAACACCACCCAATATTACCAGTTGATTCGTCTTTATCGATCAAGTAATACTCAATAGGAATATCATTAAACATCCTGCAAACATTTGCTAGATTTTTGTGTTTTACTGCTAAAGTAACATCTTTGACTTTTGCAAGTTGACGAACTAGCCCATTGCAAATTATATGATCTCCAAGCCCAAGATGATGATGTATTAAGTACATAGTTTTAAAACCTGATCAATATTCCAATTATCTATAATTCCCTTTACTTCACGATTAGCAAAATTATCTATCGCTTTTGCATGAGATTCACTTCTGGCTAAAATCTGCAACTTATTGTCGCGGAGAATATTCATGGCACTTGAGAAAAATACAGGATTTTCTAACCAATCTAAATCCCATAAATATAGATATCTGCTCGACTTATTTGGAAGTTTTAATATTATCTCGGCTTCTTCCAGAGTTGTGGCAATCACAATTCCATTGTAAGACACAAGAAAATTAACCAACCTACAAGCAAATAATGGTTGTATAACAGGAACACAATGCCTATTACAAAATACGCTCACTGATAAATCAGTATTTTCAATACACTTATTGAATTCCTTAATCATATAAAATGAATTTTGCGATGCTGACAAATCGTTGATTAAAGCTGATATATTTAACATTATCTTTCCCCACATTGATAGTCTCTTCTTTCTATTCCATTATGATCGAAATAGAAAACCTCTCCAACAAAATATTTTTCTTTACCGATTGCGCTCGGAAAATCAATTGCCCAATTTTCATTCGTCCACCTTCTGTTAACATAGTCTCTAGCAACGTGTATTATTGAATTTTCTTGGTTCCCATATTTAGTGTAAACAAAATCAGCTAAAAAATACTGATCTGTTTGTTTTGGCCAATTACTAACATTTGTTATATATTCTTGTTTTTGATATCTTAATATTTCTTGTTGCATATTAAATTCTTGAGTTTTCATTCCCCACATACCGGCTAAAATTTTATAGCTATGATGAGGATGATCTCTCATTATATGAAGAGTTTTATTACTAGCAATCCATTGTAAAACAGCTTCTTCTTCGCGTTTACTGATTCTTGAGTCGGCATCTCTAGAAATAAATCTTTCAACATTAGATTCATCGTTGGCTAAAAATCTCCAACTTAAAGGAAATATTCCAGAGTTAGTTACATTCCTTAAAATAGCCCCTTTAGATTCAAGTTCATTTAAAATATTATCTTTTACACTATTATCGTGATATACAATAACATCCCAATCTTGATATAGATTGTCTCGTAATTTTATATCTAGGTTTGTTATTAAACCGCGAGTGTATTTTGGGTCATCACCGTAAAGACTGAATGATAATAGTTTCATTGAGAAGACCATCCGATTCTTTGGATCGTTTGATCCATCAATACTTTGTTTTCATTCATTTTTTTAAGACCTATTACATTAAATGTATTTAGAAACAAATTTTTATCTAAGTCTTTGGTTACGTCAAACGGTCTATTTTCCCATATTCTTTTTATTAAAGAAGTGCGACCATACATGAATCTATGGTTGATATTTTTGTGTTTTTCAAAATCCAAATCATCATAGTAAACAAATATTAAGTTTTTGTCTAGAAAATTTAGATTCTTTATTTGGTACGAGCAGCTGCATATTATTGTTTTGTTATAACCCAACTCTGTAAAGTTTTCTAATTTTGAGACGATTTTGTTCTGAAAAAATGTAATATCCAAACTTTCAAATAATGAAAAATTATCGTTTAATTTTGTTGTATTTTTTCCTGCTGCGCCAAATCCCAAGAAATGCAAGTCTATTTCTAGATTCCCAAAATGCTGCAAACATTGTTGTATTTCACTATCTATGCTATTATCTGAATCAAATCTTCCGAATAGCAAAAACCCAGTTTTACTCATAATTTACTCCAGATACTCACCATTGAAATAGCTAGGTGTTTTATAGTTAAAATGAAAGCAGTCCAAATTGTATCTTTGAACATCCTCATTAGTCATAATGGCTCTTTTTTCCGCTGGAAGCACACAAACCTTTATGTTTAAACAAGTTTTAAATTTTGCCCCATGATATTTTGATCGCATGGCCATTTCTCCATCTGCACAGTAGTATTGATACTCTGGATTGTAAAGACCATATTTTCTAAACACATCCTTTTTGTAAATTCCGTAGTTTACGCATACTTCATTGTATTGCTCGCCTATGGATTGTGGATATTTGTATTCGGCATTGTTTATTACAATCCATCCGTTGTCGCGTATGCTGTTGCACTTGAGCCATTCAGGATTGTGCGTGTCTTCTAAAGATCCAGTTTTCCAATTAAATATGTAAACATCATGATCATCAATTTCATCTAAAGCCTCTGACCATTTGTTGCAAAGTAAAACATCGTCGTTCCATTGGCAAATCAACTCATGCGAGGCATTTTTTATACCCAGATTCATATAATGTGGGTAAGAACTTCTATGTCCAACTTCTATAAATTTAAGTCTTGGTTCTTTTGAGGCTATCTCTCGTCCTAATTCTATTGTACCATCTGTACTTCCACCATCAACTAAAACTAATTCTATTCTATCGTCAGCCCAAATAGTATTTTTTAGAAGTCCGTAAAGATAATCATATCTATTCAAAGTGCCAGTTACTACACTAATCATTCTAATCCCTTAAGTATATCAATTTCAGTATGAGGACATTCGATATTACCAGTATCTAATTTCTGTAAATCTATTCGTTTTCCTTGTTCAAAATATTGAAGCAGTAATTCTGCTGTCGCGGGATGAAAAACACCTTCGTAATTTAGAATTGTATTTTGAACTCTATTGTTTGGACTATTTACAACACAACTCAACTCGAAACATCCAACCAGTGGTTTTATTTCGTTTACAAATCTCTGTAAAGATCGTTCTAGTTCATTTGGTGTTTGTTGCCATTTTTTTATTGGCTCTAAATACACCAACTCTTCCATCCAAGATGAAAGGTCTTTGGTTCTGAATATATGGCCATCTACTGAAATTGGGTAATTCCAATAGCTTCCATAAAAATGTTGTGTTCTATCCCAACAAATAAATCCTAGCTTATTTTGCCATACGGTTAAGCCTTCTGAGTATAGAAGTGGACTATCAAACCATTCAAACTCTTTTTCTCCTAAATGCCCGCGTTTTGTTATATTGGCTCCAAGCCGTAAAGAAAAACAACAAATATTTTCCATTGCAAATATGTTGTTTATATTTTCGTTGCTAAGATTTGGTGATTGTTGGTACATAATACAATCATCGGTCATAAAACAAACATACGAATCATCGTAAGAGTTTATGGCAACAAAAACATCTTCAAATAAAGATCTACCCTGCCGCCAAAACATTACATTAGCATGTTCATCTTTGAGATTTTTATATGCATTTTCATACTGTTCGTCACAGTCATACAAAACTATTGGAGTATAGTTTGCATTAAAGTTTTGCCTTATGCTAGACAAGCAAAGATCTAATTGTAATGGTCTATTTTTACTGAATATAATTAAAGTAATCAACGAATTTCTCCATATCTTTGTTTTTGTAGTACCAGTCAACGGTTTGTTTCAATCCATCGTCAAGATTTGTTTTAGCTGTAAAATTTAGAATAGTTGAAGCTTTGGTTATATCTAAACATCTCCTTGGTTGACCATCTGGATAATTTAAATTGTATAATATGTTTCCATTATAGCCCATTACATTTGCAATCTTTGATACTAGATCTTTGATAGTAATTTCGCTACATGTTCCTATATTGATTGGATATGGATCAGTATCTACATTTAGGCAAGAAACGATTGCCTGCGCGCAATCTTCAACATACAAAAATTCACGACTTGCGTGTCCGCTGCCCCATAGTATGATACTGTTTTCATTATTTTGAATAGCGCGATCTATTTTTAATATCAATGCTGGTATAACATGACTGCTAGTAGGATTGAAATTATCGTTTGGGCCATACATATTTACTGGTATTAAGTTTGTGGAATTAAATCCATACTGCTTATTATAAGCAACAAGCATTTCTATTAACGTCTTTTTTGCTATACCGTATGGAGCATTGGTTTCTTCAGGATATCCGTTCCAAAGATCTTCTTCTTGAAATGGAACTGGAGTGTATTTAGGATAAGAACAAACAGTGCCAACCATAATGAATTTTTTCAGTCTGCCATATTTGCGGCAGCTTTCGATTAAATTCATTCCCATCGCTAGATTGTCATACAAGAATTGTCCCGGTAATTTTTGGTTTATTCCTATCCCTCCACAGGCGGCAGCTAGATGAATAATATAGTCCGGTTCATATTCTTGTAAAGTATAATCAACATATTTTTGATTTGTTAAATCACAATGAGATTTTCCCTTAAGCCCAATTTTGATATATTTATCATCGATTGCGCTCATAACTGCCCTACCAAGAAATCCAGTAGACCCAGTAATCAAAATTTTAGGCTTGTTCATTTATATACTTTCGGTATTGAGTCAATAGTTCTTTTGATAACTCTGTATATCCAGATTCTTGTAATATTTGCGATACACGATGAAACCCTGTATGATTTTCCCGAACAAGTTTTTTTCCAAGATTTGATATAATTTTTCTTTCATCTGGGTTTTGTAGGTAATATTCAACCTTTTCACTGAAGTCATTTGGAGAACTTGCATAAACAACCGAATCAGAAAAAGTGTTTTTGTATCCTTCTACATTATCACTTATGCAGAATCCATCAGCATATAAAATCTTGAATATTCTTTCATTAACATCAAAGCCAAATTCATGAGCATGTGGCTCACTTAAATTTGGACATATTTTAGCAGAGGCAAATAAATTCTTTACGTCTTCATCGTTGATGAGTCCGCAGTATTGGTTGACTGGCCAAGGTTGATTTCCAAAAATTTTCACTCTGTATTTGCCAATATGCTCAAGTAGCGGGAAAAAATATGGACGTATTACTTGACCTTTATACGGCCAAAATCCGCCAACAAAAGCTATGTCACATTCTAAAGACGGATCAAACTTTGCATTGCTATAAGAAACGGTATCGGCAGACATCATAATTGAAACTGGTTTGATTCCAATTGTTTCAAAATAGTTATGAGTTTTAGATATAGCTTCTGGAGTATAATGGATATGAACAAACTCCGGTTGGCCAGTTTCATCTTTTAGTTTTTTTAGCATTTCTCGTTCTTTAATAGAACATGCCAATATATTGAACTTATTAAAGTCAATTTCTTTTGTTTGATCCCCCCAATCGCCAGCACGAAGACCAACTTTTAAATGAGGTCTTTCATATATACATTTTATCGTTGCTTCATCAAGATTGTATGATTGACCAAGAAACAAATCTGGTTCGAAAGTATCAAAAACATCAAAAGCTGAATGTTGTTTTATGTCCCATATAGCAACATTTATTCCGCAGGCCATGAAAGCATTTGCCCATGTCATTCTTTCATAGAAATGAGCGTGTAAACCATCGCTTGCTATTAGTACTTTCATTCTATATCCTTTATTGTATCAATTTCCTTGATTCTCATCTTATGTGGTTCATAACAATGAAACACTCCCCCGTTAGAAATAACATCATTAATTATTTCAAATGAAAGTTTCTTTTTATCTTTGTCTTCAAATCTTTGAAAGATGTTATTTAGTATTTTTAACTCTTTGCCAGTAAAAAACGCTATTTGCGCCCATTTTATAGGAAGTCCGTATGACATTATCGAAGCTTTATTATCAACAATAGTAACTCCTATTTCATTTTCACCTATCATTTTTTTGGAATCTGTAATTATAAACGAATGAGAGTATTCTGCATCTAAACAATTTGTATCAAACAGAATATCTCCATGTATAAACATAAAACTTGACATGCTTGAATTGTTGAACGCAAGTCTCATACTTTCTGAAGCATTAGTTTCTTCATGTATCTGATTTTCAACTACTCTGCATTTACCTTTAATTTTTTTGATTACCTTGTTTGCATAGCAACCAACAACAGTAATGATTTCCGGTTTTACAAAAAAATTAGCTATAGTTGTAAGTTGATGATCTATCAAAAATTCTTCGTTGTTTATTTTTAGCAAACTTCTTGGTTCATATGACTTGATTTTACTTCCACAGCCAGCGGAAAGTATTGCTACCGATATACCATCTGACTGATCATTTTGAACTACTTTTTTTCTTATATTGGTAACAAATCTACTCATTTTCTTTCCATCATTGTTCGTGTGTTTTGATTGAAAATTTCAGCAGTCATCTTCATTGATTGATTGTTTCCATGTTGATTGGCAATAGCTAAACATTCTGGAACGTGTGTTATGATACATAAGTTAGACAATCTTATCCATAAGTCATAATCTTCGGTGCATCCAATAAAATCTTTGCTTGCCGGTCCATGAAGATTTCTATCAAAGAAGTCTCCGTTTGGAAGTTTTGCTTGTTGTAAGTATTTCTTTTTTATCAAAGAATTACTATGAACCATACACTTTTGTAGAAGACCTATTTTACTGTAAGATGACTTGAATTCTAGTTTAGAATACTCTGGAAATACATTCATATAATCGCCGTAAGCAACGCCTATTTCGTCATGTTCTACAAGTTTGTTAACTAAGACCGCGACTTTATTTGGCATGTATGCGTCATCAGCATCAAGTATACCTATGATTTCAGCCCATTCAATAGCGTATTCAATTGCTAAATTTCTAGCAGCACTAGCGCCAGAATTTTGTATTCTGATTGGAAAAATTTTATCAGAAAATAACGCGGCATATTCAGATATTAATTCCCATGAGTTATCGGTAGATCCGTCATCTACAACATAAAGACGAATTTTACCTTTATATGTTTGGCTCATAATGCTTTTCATTGCAGCAACTATAAATTTACCATAGTTGTAATTTGCGCAAACAATAGCAACATTTGGAAAGTTATTTCCCATAAAACTCTCTCCAGTTAAATATGGTTTTTGTTTGTCCACGCTCTTCTGCGTTTCTTACTTTTTCAATGAATTCATTACTGTCAGCTATTTCATCACTGAAAACTTTTGTTTTATTTCCATTCAAGAACTTGAATAAATAAGCCGGAAACATAAGTCCGTTAAAATCATCAATTGGTTCTATCATTGTGATTTGCTTCATTTCTATGTTAAGAATTTCATGAAGCCTATCAAGCGTTTCCGGCTTAACTCTAAGTCCGCTCGATGTACACATTATCCAACTATTTTCCGCCTTGCCGAAAGCTTCGTCAATTATTTGAATTATTTTATTTGGCTTTTCTTCAATTTGTACAATATGGTATTTTGTTACCGGTGATTGTTCGCCAAAGTACTTGATAAAGAGTCCCCATATTTCTTCATTGTATTCAACTTTATCATTAATTACAACGACATACGATGCCTGTTTACCATGAATTTTAGTGATAGAATTTATAGTTAGATCCAAAGCATCTATTGCGTTTGGTTCATTTGTATTTAGCTTTACAAAAAAACCAATTCTTGGATATACTTCCTGTAGAACTGCATTTTCTGGATTTAATGACTCTTCAAACTCTAATTGTTGAACCCACTCCAGTGGACGAAACGCATTGCAATACCTCCGCAACTCGAAATAATCACCCTCTAACTTTTCAATACCAAGTTTATTCGGCCTATCAAGTGAACACGATTCTTGTTTATTTTCTTTATTTAATTTAGCGAATATACAATCTTCGCAATGCGTAACTATTTTCATCTAACTCTCTCCACTATTAGGCTAAAACTTGTTGCATCTATGAAGCCCTTAGATGTTACAATATATTGATCGGTATCAGTTATATGTCCAATTATATCTTCTAAAGAAAACAAAGACTTGACTATTTGGCCAAATTCGAACACTTTTTTGTTTAAAAGTTCTGTATTGTATAAATCTTTGTAAACTTGTCTAGAAATTAATCTCAAGTCTTTTTCTATTATAGTCAACTTGCAACCTTTTCTCATTTTACTTAAGATTAAATCGATTATTTTTGGAAGGTCTTTCCAGTTGAAGCAGCAAAGAAAATCTTGACAAATAATTTCAGTAGCTTCATTTTGAAGCACGTTCCGCGATAACGAAGCAGCGTCACGATATATGTTATGCTTTGAGTAAGCTTCTGGCACTGATAAGACCAAATCTCTTCCTGTTAGGTATATCAACATCTAAAATCTCCAACTGTATTGTAAAGTAATGTGTTCCAATTATCGATAAAATTTTGCATATTATACTTTTCTAGTATTGTCAACATAGCGTTATTTCCAAGCCTTCTTGCGAACTCTGGTTTATTTAACAACAATTCGCAATATGAAGTTAGCTCGTCTGGATCGTTTGATAAAAGACCATTGTAGCCATGCTCTATAACTTCTGGTATCATACAATTATTTGTTGAAATAATTGCACAGCCACAAGCCATTGCTTCCATTAACACAGTTGGAATTGGTGAAAACAGCGATGTGTTATAAAAGATACTTGAATTTTGATATATTTGTCGTAAATGCTGTTTATCTTTTGCTGCAATTGATAATCCCGGACTATCTCCAAAGACACTAACTGGTAATTGGTTTTCAGTTCCTAGTTTAACTGTACGTCTCCACAAGTTAAACCCGCAACACCAATCACGGTTTGGCCAATCGTTTACTACTGACAATAAAACATTGTCGCGTTTTATCGAATTGTCCGGTTTCCAAAAATCTGTATCAATTCCATGATTTACAACAAAAGCTTCATCGTCTGTATATCCCCAAGCATTCATGCTATACTTTGAAATAAATGAGTCGCGAAATACTTTTATGTTTTTGTAATTTTCTACTTGATTCTCAAGTCCAGCAGTCGGAAGAATGTGACAATGCCTCAGTATTGGAACTGATACACCGTCCGATATTCCTAAAGTTTCGGAAAGTAAATCATGTGCTACTTGGAGTCGTTCGCATGATGTGTGACTCAAAACTAAATCAATATCAAGCCAATTAGGAAGACTATTGATTATATGATAGTTTTCAGGAACTGGAGCATACGTTGTATTCCAAGTTTTCCCATAGTTGAATGCGTAAAAATTATGCCCGGTTCTACAAAGATTTTCTTCATAGCGTTCATGGGTTGGAAAAGTCAAAATATTCAACTTGTCTTTTGGTTTATTCTTCCCCATAAATGAACGAACTGCTCTGACATTGGCTCTAGCGGTCATTTATTTAAAACCTCCAGCATAAGTTTTCCTATTTCTTTGTGAGAATATCTCGCTGCTTGATTTTTGCATTGTTTTGCCATGTTTTCTTTGTTATTTTTGACAATTATGTTTTCATACATTTTTCTCATAGCATTTGTCAATTCTATTACATCGATATCCTTCCATGTAGCTTCCGCAGTGTCTAAGTCATTAAGAGTTTCTATTGCCCCAAAACAAGGGACGTTATCGGATTTTACCGCTGTACCAATTGCGTGGTCCATTCCTATGCCATGAGTCCAAATAACGGGTATTCCTAGAGCCATAGCTTCAAGCGATGGAATACAACCAGCTTCTCCTCTGCTCGGCATAACAAAACAATCTACTTGCGATAAAACAGATATGTAGTCATTTTCTGGCATGATTCCAGTTATGATTATTTCTTCTATGTAATTTTGTCTTATTTTTAACCCTCGTTTGATATGATTAAAATAAGCCTGAATTCCATTTAAATCTCTTTTTGAGGTTTTGATCAACAAGTTAACGGGTTCTCTTGGATCAAACTCCATATGAAAAGCTTGGATAAGAGCTTTTATGTTTTTACGCTCAATAAACTCGCCAACAAAACCAAAAGTAAAGTTGTTTTTTAGTTCTTCTATTTGTTCGCCAGATGGGTTTTCATATTTACTTAAGTCTATAGCATAAGGAACAATATCTATTGGTGTTTTGACTCCGCTTCGTTTGCATATATCTTTTGTCACTTTACTCGAAACCCAAATATCGTCCATTATATTGCAATAGTTTTGCCATCCTGTTGATTTAAAATTTGAAGACTCGGCAGTCATACAGCCAATATTTCTATAACTAGAATTATACCAGTAGTTATTTGGCAACGTGTGTTGAATCACAATATCGCAACCAGACTCTGAGTTATCTTCCAATTCTCGGATTCTATTTGGATATAACCTATCTTGAGCCTCGTATGTAATGGCTCGCGGAACAACTTTAACCCCAACAGAATCCAAGGCTAAAATATTGTTTATAGCTGCATTTCCCCATCCTGTTCCATCTCTATAGTGTCCAATATAAAGAACTTTCATTTTGACCTCATATCAATCTTGATCATTCCAGAACCAAAATTATGGTATGTATATGGTATGTTTTTTTGTTTTAGGTAATCGAGCAAAGCCTTGCCCTTGCTTGGAGCATCATCAACAAGAACAACAGAATTTGTACCTTCAATTTTCTTGAATTGTGACAATGTTTGCTCGTAAGCATCTTCCGCATAAGATATGTCAGCACCATCGAGATAGTATATGTCATATCCAGTAGAAATAAAATTATTTGCATCTCCAAAAATAAAATTTGTTTCATAACCTATCTGGCTAGATACAAAACTTGAATTAGCTATATGGTTCAAGCATATATCTACAACTACAAGGGTTCCGCCATATTTTTTAATATAAACACCAAAAAATAAGTCGCTCCAACCAGAGCCAATCCTGAATTTATTTTCTAGAGATTCTATTGCTCCAATTTGAAAAACTTTGATTGGCTGTTCATTAAAAGAGTCCAATATTTCTTTAAACAAACCATCTCTTACAGCTAGATTGCTCTCGATACGAATCGTATCTAGGTTTATGCTGCCTTTATTTATTTGGTCGATTATCCAACTAAAGTCTTGCAATGTATTCACTCCTTAATTTTTCCCATTCGTTCCATTGGTTTCTAAGATTTGTTAGCTCGTTTACTGCCATAACAAAATTAAACTTTTCATACTTATCAACTGCTGGCATATGTGATTCATTGAAGTAATAATCATCTTCAGAATTTCTTACGCGGTATCCAAATGTAATATCTTTCAATACTTTTGACCAAAAATACCCACCAATCCATTCTGGTTTATAAAGAACGTATCTAAATATATAATTAACTTGATCTTTTAAATCAACAATATCATTTGGTATCGTTGTTGTTGGTTCGAATATTTTAGGCGGAGACTTCCATGTATCAAGATGATTCTTCATTGGAACTGTTTTAAAGTAGTCTATCCACACTTTAGCAGTTTTATCCCAACTATAATGATTCCTAGCCAACTCGGCGGTTTTTAAACCAAACGATCTGAAATCGGCGTTCAATATATCTTCTAACTTTTCTACAAATTGCTGATTGTTTGGTATAGCTCGATAACATCCAGTTTCGCATTCCATTGAATATTGGATTGGATGTATTGGTATAGCTCCAATATTATCTGCCACTGACTTCATTGCAGAGTAATAAATAGTCATTACTGGAACTCCGCAATAAGCAGCTTCTAACTGCGGCATACCAAATCCTTCGCTGTTGGCATACTGAACATATACATCAAAAAGATTGTATACTTTGCTCAACTCTTGATTGTTCATAGGGTTGTCAACGCCAACCAGCCTTTTGCTAAATTTTTTACATTTTGTACAATGAGTTACTGAATCTTTAAAGAAGTCAACACTGATATCTTTGCACTCTTGACACTTATATGAAAATAACACTCTATTGCTTAAGCCAAACATATCAAGTAGTACAGGAGTTTCCCAGCCAATATCTGGATAATATTTATGGCAGAGAAGAAAGACATTTGGGTTTTTAGTTTTGTCAAGAAACATTCTAAACGCTTTAAATAGGTCTGGATAAAGTTTCCTGCGTTGATTACGCATCACAGTTCCTACTATTATAGAACCAGAATCTAGTCCCATAGCATCTTTGTGAAGTTGTTTATTCTCGACTGGTCTGAAATCTTCGGCATTGGCTGCTGGGGATGCTATATCTATAAAGTTTATCTTGTCCGATTGATTTTGCAACGTCTTTTTACTGAATTCACAATACCCAAAAACGCTATCAGCGGAAGCATAGGTATTCAACCATTGAGGATTTTGAGGAGCAGCATCAACGGCTGGCATTATAGCCCAATGAAAAAAGTCACGAAATGGCGAACGTTGCTGATATTCAAACATCCACCAGTCTCGTATATCCATAACTATATCCGGCATGAAGTCTAAAAGAACTTCGTTGAAAGAATTTTCGCCAAAAATTGAGCTTGGATTTTTTACATAACTTTCAAACGAAGGGTCCGTTTCCAAGGGTCTATTCGGGTAAACCTTCCAAGGAACTTCTTTTATTTTTGGATCATTTTTGTCTGCATAACAAGCTATTTCAGCAACTTCAAAATCTTCAACCTTATTAAGCCTAGACAATACCTCATTGGAGTAAACGGCATAACCAGTTCCTTTCCAAGACGCATCGTTTACCCAAAGTATCCTTTTTTTTCTCATGTTCCAAATCCAAGGATTTTAAAATTAGTTACTCGAAAATACGTTTCAATTATTTCGCCAGCTTCTGGATTATTCGGATCTTCATAAAAATAGTTTCTTGCTACTGACTCTATTGCCATTAAGCTTCCCTTTTTAGCATACTTTTCAATAGCTTCAGCCGCCGTGTCCCAAGCTTCAAAATTCAAATATATTACAGACCTAACTTTATCTTTATTGTTATCTTTTCTAAACTCTTCTATTTCTAATTCAAAATCAATTACCGAAACATTGTTTTCTTTTTTAACATTTGGTTCGCGTGTTAATTTTCCTAAAAAATGACATTTATTCACATATTACCTTTCAAATTTGCGATACTTGATTGACGATGATAGCTTCTTTATCTTTTTTAAATATCTCGCCAATCAAAAGAACAGTATTATTTTCCACTAGTAAGTCTTTGTATTTATCGTAAGCTTCTGGGAAAATGGTTATTGAGTCTAAAGATCCACTTCCATCCTCGACAGTCAGAAAAGCCATTTCCTGACCGGGAGTTTTACCCTTTTTAGTCTTTACAATCTTTATGCGCACAATTTCTACAGCAAGAGTTACCTTACCTATTATAGAATGGCTAGACACATCTTGACACATATTTATCACTGTATTTAGGTCTAAACCATCAACTTTACTACATGTTAAGGAGCAACTCATATATTTTTCTTCATCTGCGGCAATTGTTTCTGGTTTATCGTCGATATCATAGAAAGGATTTTTTAGAGAATTTTTTATATCTTCTACCGATTGCAATCTTCTGGAGTTAATCTTGGTATTTGTAATAAGCCACTCTATTGCCTGCGTTAAATCTTTTGGTTTTTGCGAACCTGAATTATAGGCATTTGCAATTGCTTCTTGTTCTTTGGCAGTAAGATGCTTCCAGCTATCAAACTCGTACAACATCTTTTGTCTACTTGTTGTATTGTTGATTCCATTAAACGCACCAACAGAAATAAGCGCTACGGTGGCGCTTTTATTAATATTTAAACCATGAACGATATTGATCAAGCAATCCATCCAGTTATACTTTTCAACACCTGATAAACCAATGAGTTTGTCACACTCCTTTTCAGCAACATGTTTAACATGTGACAATCCATAGTAAATAATATCTTTGCTAGGATGCCTAGTAAAGTCCTTGTGTAAATGTTGTAATCTGGGCGGTAAAACTTCTATCTCGCACCGCTTTGCATCCATTATTAATTGTTTCTTCTCTATATCTGGATCAGGCTTTCTATCTGACCTATTGAGATATTTTTCATAAAACTTCTTACGTTTGTAGGTTTTACAATAAGCGGACCAATAAGCATTGATTGCATATGAAATAGCATGTGAATTTGATGTAACGATACCATCTCCATAAAAAATATGAGAATCGCTATTGACTTCAATATCCATTGTTGGAATATTTCCTATTGTCCGAACATGAACAATTCTTTTAGGCTGCATAATATTTTCTCTTTGTTGTTGATAACATCGTCTTCCCATATTCTAATCAAAGCGTAGCCATTAGACTCGCAAAAATCATTTTTCTTTTGATCTCTGTATGAGTTTATTTTTTGAGTTTTGGTTTTTGGTTTGTTATAAAACTTTGGATTTGAATGAAAATAATCTCCATCTACCTCTATTAATACATGGAAATCAGTCAAGAAAAAATCAAATGACCAATATTTAATAACATATTCTTCTTGAAAAGCAATATTTAATTCAGACAATATCTTGGCAAATTCTAAATGCGGTTTGGTTTTTGTGTGTTTAAATCTTCCATTCTTTATCATTGATAAAGTCGATTGGCGCATTTTATCTTTACTTTCTTCGGAATGTTTAAAGCCTGTATGACCATGACTCAAACGAGATTTAGCTGATTTTGATTGTTTTTGCCTAATCTCTTCAGACACGCTTCGTCCACTCATTTTTTGAGAAACAATTTTTAGAGATTCTGAGTTATCTTTGGTTTTGTCTTTATTCCAAGGTATTTTATTATACATTGGATTATTTTTACCGGATCTAGTTTTCTTTGCTTCTTCGCTCCATTTTTTAACACCTTCATTTCTTCCGCATTTATATTGTCTCCAGTTGAAATTGGTTTTGCCTTTCCAAGTTAAATCGACATTTGAGTCACATATTCCACATGAACATTTTGGTCTATTCGATATTTTTTCAAAGTAATCTTCTGGAGTAATTTTATGAAATTGATTTAAATGTTTGGCAAATACTTCTGTGCTGTATATACCGCTGCCGCCAAGCTCTTTAGATAGATCTTTAATTTTTTTATTGCACATTTTGCATATATGCCAATCTTCTTTTTTTATACTCATTAGTATGACTCCTGTTAATAAATCTCATACTAATCTATACACATTATTTCCAAATTCTGCTCTAAAATTTCTATCAATTTATGAACTTTTCCATCGGAACAAAGGAATTTATGGTCTAATGTGCATATAATTTTTTTACCATCTTCCATAGTTATTTCAACAACTTCTTTTATTCCATTATCAATTATATCTATAACTTCAACAAATTCATCTTCGTTCAAATTTTTAGGAGCAAGAACTTTATCGCCTATATTTAATTCATCTAAACACTTTTCTCCATTTTCTGTGATTACAATAGTTTTGGGAGACAAGCATTTATTGAATGCATAACGGTTAGATTTTTCAATCCAAGAAAACAATTCCTCTGCAATTTCCTTAGTAATGATTCCTTGACTAGCCGCGCCTTCTAGAAAAGCTTTCTTTACTTTCTCCATGAGATCGGCTTTCTTTTTTCCAATAGCCTTTCTGAGTGCGTCAGCTTCTTTCAAATCGAAACCTGCCAGTTTTTGCGCGATCATCATAGATTGTTCTTGATAAACCAAAACGCCGTATGTTTCTTTGAGTATTGGCTCCAAAGAATCGTGCAGATATTCTACCGGCGAATTGGGTTTACCATTCTTACGATCAGCATAAACCTGAGTCATGCTTTTACCATTTGCATCTCTAGCAAGCAGAGTTCCGGGACGAATAAGACTAATCAAAGCCGCTAATTCTTTTATATTGCGCGGCTTAGTTTCTTTTGCCCAATACCTACCAAGATTTGATTCAAGCTGAAAAATACCTTTAGTATCTCCTTCGCAAATCAAGTCCCAAACTTTGGAGTCGTCAAAATTATTAATATCAAACATTCGGATTCCTATTTTATGTGAAGATCGCCATTCGCAAAAGCTTTCTCAAATTTAATTTTCTTCGAAAGGTTTCTTTGCATAACCAGAAACCTTATTAGTATATTAGCTGTATCTTTAACGTCCTGCAATGCATCGTGTGATTTTTCGCTTGACATTCCAAGATAGTCTCTTAGATAGTCCATGCTGTAACCTTTAACATCGGCATTGTTTTCAAACCAGCAGTAAATGTGCTGCATAAGATCCATTGAAAAGATAGGATTGAATATTTTTTGACGGCCAGTTTTTTCATCTACAGGACCATACATTTCACACATTCTTTGTACAATCGGCATATCATAACTATTGATATTATAACCAGCCGCTATTGGGGCAGAAAATGAGGTCTTGTTGAAGTTAAATTTTTCGCAAAACTGGGTGAACTTTTGCCATACTACTTTTGGCGATGGTCCTTTAGATATTTGATCTCTTGTTTTTCTAGTAACTTCAAGAGCGCCTTCTTCTACTGGGTCAAAACCAGCCGCTATAGCCTTTTCGTCATCTACTATGCAACGTATATTACTTTCAAAAACTCCTCCGGGTTGTATTGTCAACTTTCTAGCATGTATAGCTACAGCGGCAATTTGTGTTGGTTGACACTTTAATGGATTCCTGCCAGTCGTTTCAAAATCAAACACGATTATATCCCGATGATTCATATAAATCTTTCTAAAAATGAGATTTTTCTTCTATTATTCCAGACTTGGTAATTTCATTGATTTCGCGTTTGATTTTAGATCGTTTATCATTCAACGTATAAACCATTCTTGCGCACTCTATATATTCACAAACTTTAGAAAAACGGTATACAGATTGTATAGCAGCATCTAAACGTGGTAGAAATACCTCATTATCTAGCTCGCGTATTTTATCTTCAATATCCCAAAGTTGCCGATTAACCGATAGTAAACTATCAAATAAAGGAAGTATCTCTTTTTCCCAATAACTCCACCACTCGGTAGACTTCATCCTTAGAAAATGCAATTCGCGATGGATATTCTCAAGTTTTTCTTGATCTTTAATTTTCTCAGACTTTATATTCAAAATAGTTAATTTGTCAATTACTTCACCATTAGAAACTTCTATTTCCATATTAGTTCCAATTCTTTCTAGACTTGAGTTCTAAGAATTTTTCTACAGCTTCATCAATACTAAAGAACAACTCATGAAACTTGTGCCGATCTGACCACACTTGGTACTTTGCTCGCGGTATAAAAGAATTTCCTCGCATAGCATCTTCAAGGTTGCACAAAGACACTCCGTTTGATTCTATGATAGCACCGTCAAAAATTACAGCCTTATAAACGTCTCGATTGTCAGTCATTTTCACAAATCTCCATTATCTTAGAAAGTAAATCAATTCCCAGAACATCAAATTTTATATGGCCTTGGTATTCCAAAGCATTCATTTCAAAAGCAACAATAGAATCTCCAGACTTATCACTTGTCATTGGACAAACTTCATTTAGCTTGTGTTTCGATATAATAACACCAGCAGGGTGTTTACCTTGAGACTTATTTGTTCCTTCTATTTTTATAGCTTGTTCAAACAAATTCGCCAAAGGACCATCAAGCTTTTCATTGTCATTATAGAAGCACCAATTCCTTAAATTATCTGGTTCATTTTCTAACGCCCACTTGATGATTGACTTTTCTTCCATAAGCTCTAACTGGTCAGAAATTTTAGCTTCGTCAGGAATACTATCTGTTATAGCATTCATTTCTGCGAATGACACAGCCTCATTGATTCTAAGAACTTCTTTTATGGCCGCTCTGCCTTGCAGTCTTCCAAATGTTATCATTTGAGATACGTTAGACGCTCCATATTTTTGTTTGATATAATCAATAACTTCGTCGCGGTGTTCGGCTGGTATATCCATATCAATATCTGGAATAGCCACGTTACCATCGGTGTTTCTTCCTTCATTATAAAACCTTTCGAAGATCAAATCATATTCTATTGGATCTACTTCAGTTATATCAAGTAGATAAGAAATAAGGCATCCTGCGGCACTGCCTCGTCCCGGACCAGCAAGCCAACCTTTTGATTTAACCCATCGAATGATATCTTGAACAATCAAGAAATAACCAGAAAGTTTAGCCTTGAATATAACCTTAAGTTCATGCTTTACTCTTTCTGCGTAAATACTCTTTTGTTCTTCTGTTGATATTTTTTTGAATGGAACTAATTTATTTTTCCAGCCACTTCTACAAAGTTCAGTCAAATACTCGTCTTCATCATAGCCAGTTGGACATTCAAAAGCAGGAAGCATAGGAGGTCCAGCAAGCTCGTAAGCTTCGCAAGCGTCAACTATTTTAGCGATATTTTTAGACCTGTCTAGAATTTCATCATTGGATGGTAAATACCATCTGTCATTATCATCAAAAAACTGGCTGTACTCGTTTACTTCCAGTAATTTAATTTTCTTTAGTGTTGTTTTTAGCTTACCACAAAGCATAATTCTATGACAATCTGCATCATTTTTTTCCACATAATAGATAGCTTCACTTGGATAATCTAGTTGAATATGGTTTGATTTAAATAGATTAGCAAAACCGTTTACAGATGGTGTTACACAAAGTACATTTCCATTTTTTGCTATTTCTTTTAAAACATCCAGTGTTTGGTTTGATACATATTTAACCAAGTCAAACCATCCGTTTTTGTTTTTAGCATAAAGAATGTATCCATCAAATTCGCACCCAATTATTGGCTTGATACCATATTTAGTGCAATTTTGATGAAAGTCAACTGCACCAGACAAGGTTCCAAAATCTGCGATTCCGCAAGATGTGTAACCATAATCAGCGCATTTTTTAGAAAGTTTATCAGGTTTGCAAAAACCGTGCTGCAAGCTAAAATGTGTTTTACAATTGATTGGATTCCAAGTCATTTAATTCATTCCTGCAAAAGTTAACATACCATGATCCGCAATACCTAGTTCCACCAGAATCTGCCCAATATGAACAAACATTATTCTCGGTATATTCAATTTTATCAGACGGTTTAACCGTTGACAAATATAGTAAATTTTTAAAGTTCTCTTTTTTGTTGTAAGTGATTTTATCTGGGTCTTTATGTAGATGTTGACATTTGACTAAATGGCACGGATTAATTAAATCAAATCCATTCTTCATCGCCACAAAAGATATTCTATTATCGCATTGCTGTTTGCCAAGGTAAAAACCTGAACAATCAACCATTTTTTGCGGTATTAGTTTTCTAAAAACCCACACATCTTGACTATATTCGTCATGTCCCTGAAGCTCATTTCGATTCCATCTGGTTATACATAAAAATTCATTTTCTCTGATGTTGTGAATATGTTTTATTGAATCATCAAAGTAGATATCACTGTTGGCAATTATGCAAATATGTCCAGATAGGTTACTATTGTAGTAATTAAAATAGTCTGCAAACTTCATTCTTGATTTTGTATAAGCAATTTCAATCTTTGGGCTGAATGCTATATCTGGATATTCGTCTAGACTATTTTCATAAAACAAAACAATTTTTTTGATATGTTCACAATCAATATTTCTTTGCAAAGAGTCCAGCAACTCTTTGTTTCTTTCTTCGAATTTTGACTTATAAAACTCAGTTAAAAGAACTATTTTAACCTCCGGGAGCTTGGTAGTATCCAATGTTATGTCCTTCTCTTGTGCATTTCTCTATAGTAGTATCGTGTCCAAAAGTTTTTAAATGTTCTTCAACATGTTCGCACATCGAAACATTTGTTCCGGGCCAATTTTTTTTATAAAAATCACAAAGTCTTGTGCATTTAAAACTTGTTCGATTACGAGAACATAAATTCGGCCTTGTGTTATTTTTGATTTCTGTAAATCTTTTTTCAAGCATCTCTAAAAATCTATCATGATCAGATTTGTCGAAGCACATACTAAATGGGCCTCCATCTCGTATGAAAAATATCGACATTATTGCTTGTTCATATTCAGGATAAAGTTGAGATATTGCATAATTATACAAAAGTAATTGCGGGTCATCAATTAGTTTTTCGTAAGTTTTTTCTTCGCCAGTCGCCCAGTTCTTTCTTTGTCCAGTCTTCCAGTCTATCACCTCGATTATACCATCATCTACCTTGGTTACAAGGTCTATTGTTCCTTTTATAGCTAATTGCCCTTCAACTTCTTTTCCGTCAATCATGTACTTAAATTTTGCCCACTCTTGAGTGATTGGTATATCAAAATGAGGCTCTGCTTGAATTATGTTTCTATTTCTAGGATCAAATTGACCCCCGTTGTAATCCAAAGCAATATCAGTTGATTCTTTACAGAACTTTTTATCTGCCGTAATATACTTATGAGTACAATTTGCTGTATAGTATTCATAGCTTTGATCAAGTAACTTAAAAACAAAAGCTTTTGTAAATAGAGTTTTGGGAGTAAAGTTTATTTTGCCCAAAGCGTCGTCGTTGATAAACAAACTTTTTTCATCTTGATTATCTTGAAGATGTTTTTTGCAGGAAGCAAGGCACTCCATAACTTTATGGACAATAGTGCCAAGCTGTGCCTTTTTACCAGAAGTCGATGTATGACCAAGAACGTAAGTTATAAAATACTGCATTTCGCAGTAATCGTAATTGTTATACGAAGAACTTCTGATGTATGTAACTATCATTATTTACCCTTTATGGTGTGAAGTCCTTTTGTATTGTTTGTAATTGTTTGCGCTCCAAGCCAACCCCACTCATCCAATTGAGTAATGATAGATTTGCAAACATCTAGAATTTCCATGTTTTGGTTATCGATAATAGCATCTAATATATCAGAATGTTGCTCAATAACACGTTCGCTTCCATGATCATCTTTAGACGGCTTGCGTGTTAAACCGATAACTTTTCCGCCAGCTTTTTGTATGGCCCGTATCTCGTTTTCAAATCTACAGTCATCCACAACTGCAAGCAAAGGCTCTTCTTGCTGTATATCTTTGATGGTTCGATTTACCCATATTGGCGAGTAAATCTTACGACATACTTCCGTTCCAAAAAACTGGAGGAATTCACGCACTGTCATTGGGCCTGCGGCGTGATAAGTTAGTTTAGAGTATTCCAAGGGCCAATCTTTAGGATTTGCATTTGCACTACACACATCCTGATAAATATCACAAAGTTCATCCGTGAGAACTCCGGGCATATTTTCCCATCGAAGATGTTCAACTAATTGATTTTTGTACGCCTCCGAGCCGTAAACCTGCTCGTAACTCAAATCGAACAACGTCATACCAATTTCTTTTAATGTATCGGCAAACGAATACTTTTTTACAAATGGCCACATATTATACATTGCCCACTCTACGAAATCAGGGTCTTTTCTTGATGTATCTAGAAATGTTTCGCCAATTTGAGTTTTTCCATCTTCAATGACTTCCGTTTTAACCACAAGTTTGCCATTTTCAGCAATTGCAAAATCTTGTACCACTTCTTGTGCGCGAAGCTGATACCCATGTAAAAAATTTGAAAAAGTAGATTTGCCAGCTTGTTTAGCTCCAGCAAATGCCAAAATTCTAGTTTTCATCAACAAGTCCTTTCAACTGAGGATATATTTCTGTTTTAATTTGTTCGACTGTTAAATCACCAATATCTTTTGTTGACCAGTTTGGTCTTATATAGTTAAATCTACGACCGCATTTATGCATTATTTGCTCTGCCGCTTTATTTCCTGCTTCGTCTTGATCTGTTAGTATTATGGCATTTAAAGCTCCACTTTGCTCTAGTAATATCAATTGATCGTCATTTAAACTACATCCAAATATTCCTACAGTAAAGTTTAATCCAGCTTCAAACGCCCTCCATACATCGCCCTGTCCTTCGACAATTGCGACCGTTCTTGTTTTCAATATACATTCTTTTGCAAGATTCATTCCATACAAAACATTCTTAGTGAAGTTTTTACTATGTAGCCATTTTGGATTTATATGCTCTTTGATTGATCTTCCAACGCATCCTACATAGTTAGAGCCCTCGTCATAAATTGGAACGACTACACGACCACTCATTGGCTGATTTTCTGTCAAACATTCTCCAACGTCAAATAAATTAAGAATTTCAGACGAGTATCCTCTGCGAATGTAATATTCAGAAGGTATTTGTATTCTATCTCTTATTTCTTCGCGAGAAATGTTAGATGTAGCTCTCGTTATTTTTCTATTGAAAATATCAAGACTCTTAGATTCTCTTACTTGCTTAACTTCCAATTCGTCGATATCTTTCGATATAAAGTCGCATAAAAAATTAGATGTTTCAATCATGGAAACTGGTTTGTTTTGTTTGTATGATAAACAACCCCGAACAAAACCAAAAAGATTATTTACATATTCTTCATGGCAGGAATGAGTCCAACAAGCCCAATTACCCTGATTACTAATTCCATCAGTAAAAATACAACAAGCCTCTGGATTATCGCCTCCATGCACTGGACATGGAAACGCTAGTCTATTTGGGTATTTAACATAGTCAATTTCAAGCTTTTCTAATAAATCATCAATCTTCAAAAAGACTTCATCACATAACGATGAGATCTTCTCCTTCGTTAATGTTGTCTGTTTCAAAACCTTCTTGTCTGACTTTATTGTTTTCGTGAATTTCATTTCTCGTTAAACCCTGTTCAATTCTTCCGTAACGACCATGCATCTTCATACTAATATAATCACCATCACACAACCCTTCGCCATGTCTAGAAACAACTGGTACAAGTTTTCTGTCACCATTGTTTACACCATCGGTTGCTTTTTCTTCATCTGATTTCAATTTAAAAATTGAAAAACTAGTACAAAGCCAAATCAAACGATCCGAACCAGAAACAGCGTCTGTGCTTTCTTTAGTGATACCATCTCTATTCAATTGTACAAAAGCTAAACATGGAACATCATACTTGACTGTAAAGTTATGCAGTTTAGTAATTTGAAAACCAAGCACTTGATACTCTTGCATAGCAGCGCTAATGCCTTCCGATCCCATTAGTTTGAGATAGTCATAAACTATCAAACAATCTTTTGTTTTTCCGTTTTCATCAAATCCAACATGCTGGTAAATCCATTTTCTTGTTTGACTGAGTATGTTCTCGAAAGACTCTCCAGAAATACTAATATAATGATATGGTATTTCTTTTAGTTTTTTTGCAGCGTTAAATACCTTCTCTTTATCTATTTCATTTTCAGTAAACTTTCCAGTAGAAATTCTATTGATTTCAACACCAGACAAGTTCGCGAGAATTCTATTATAATGATCTTCTTTAGACATTTCTGTATCAAGAACTAAAACAGGTACATTCAACTTGCTGGCTACATGCAAAGCGACCGCATCACCAAACATTGATTTGCCTACTTTTGGTCTTGCGGCGACAAGATCAACAGATTTTCTACGAAGACCTCCGCCAATCGCAGCATCATAAGCTGGAAAACCGCTAGATATTCCAACAAAATCAGATACGTTATTTGAAAGATATTCTAAGTATTCATCTAATCCCTCGCCAAGAGTTTGTGTTTTTTTGCTTGATGATTGGTATATATCGCTAGTTGCGTCAAGTAGAGGCTCTTCTATTTTAGATATAATATCAATAATATCTTCTTCGCCTGTCACTGAATTAAGTTCAGTTTCACAAGCTCGAAGGGTTTTCAGTAAATCTCTAGCCAATTTGAGCTTGGCTATTTTTGTAGCGTATGTTCCAATATTTGATTTGTGTATTGGAAAATTAAACAAAGATCTTATAAATGCTATTTCATCTTTGTTGTTTATTTGATCCGCAACGCCAAGATTATTCGCTGCCGAAAGAATGGACGATAGTTCGACTTGAGTATTTTCAGAAATTGACTTATAAATACAATCAAATATCAATTGATTCATGGGGTCTGTAAATGATCTAGAATCAATAAAATCTATATCTAGATATGCATCAAGACCGTGTTGGCAAAGTGCTGCCAGAACGGCTCTTTCTGAAGCTAAGTCTTCTAGTTTATTTTCTACTTTCTTAGGCATGAGTCACACACATAAAAATCGCGAGCATGTTGGGGATGAACCTGAACTTTTTTGTTGCAACGTGTACAAACTTGGTCTACTTGTTTGAAAGTTGGTCTTCGTCTTTCAGTTAGATTAACTTCTGGCGTTTTGTTTACTTCGTCACGATGTTCGCCAGTGTCTTTAAACTTATTAAAACGCCTGCCTTCTGTGACTGGTGTTTTTCTAACTTTGCTTTGTTCTTGCTTCATTACAAAAGAGTTGTCATTTTTTTCGCTAGTTTGTGGATTTCTTTTATAGGTAGGTTTCTCATTTTTTTCCGATTGTTGTTTAAGTATTTGTTGTAAAAGATCCGCAACCTGTTCCGGTGACAAAGAATCTACTATGCTTTTTAAATGTTCATTGTCCATACTTTCTCCTCGCTAAATTATTTAAAGTGTCCGCCATTTTCATCAATCTATCATGTTTCCCATCAAGCATTCTTACTCTAGCCTCTGCATGATTTTTAATCTTGAGTATCTCTGACGCGAGTGGATTTTCTTTTACAGCGGCGTAATACTTTTCTTGCCACTTTGAGTATTGACTGCCGTACTGGTTAATTACTCCACCTATTATAAACCAAATAGACGAATCCGCCCATTCTAAAACTGTTTTTTCTTTGGCTTTTATGGTTTCAATATATTCAGCATAAACATAAAGTTCATAAGCGTACATCATACATTCTTTATCGTTCAGCATTTTTAACCATTCGGAATTTCCATTTAGAATGGCATTCAATGTAGATTCATCTTTTGGCGGTTTCACTTCCTTGAGATGTTTAGAGAATTTCCAATCCTCTATGACTTGTAAAAATTCAGCTAATTTTTCTTCTCCAGTCATCTTCACTCTCGTTGTAATTGAATTCTATTATCTTAATTTCGTTTATATTACACCATTCGCGCTTATCCCTGTCTCTAGCCTGAGCGCGAAAGAATGATAATTTATCTTTAAAATGAAACTTGTTAAAGTTAAAGTGTTGTTGTCCATGTATTTCTACAACAAGATTCCTATTCGGAATAAAAAAATCAGCCCGAAGAGTTCCTTTTCTTCCTTGTGTTTTTGTTCCGGGTAAAGAAACCTCTTGTAGAATTCTATCATAAGGAAAACATATGTCAAGAATTATTTTTGCCTTTTCATGAAGTTTTGACCTTTTGGCTGAATCTGAGCCTGATTTTGGATTCCACTTATATGTATTCCCGTCTAAGCCTATTACTTTCATATTCAATCCTATCTAGCAGTAAATCAAAATTTTCTTCTAGCAGCAAAGAATAATCGTAGTTTACTTTCCCATATTGCTCATGAAATTCATTTATCTTTTTGTAAACATCGGTAAATTCATATCTTTGCACTATGATCATTGGCCATATTTTTGAGAAAACTCTATTCATCCAATTGTCTTGAACTATTGGAACTGTATTGCATAAAATGCATTCCCAAGTTCTAAACGTGTCGAGTCCGTTTCCAGTTGGCGCAATACAAAAATGATAAGAAGATAAAACTTCTGTAAATTGTTGCATAGAAAGTCTTTGCTCTTTTAAGATTGGCATACTAAGTTCTATGTCTTGATTTGCATACCGTTTCGGGAAATGGCAATCAATATACTTTTCACCCCAAGCCCACTCAGCTACCCGTATTCTGTACGGAGAAGTGATTGTAAAATTTGCGTAGCATAGTTTTTCTTTTTTGACATGTCTCAATTGATTTATATCTATTCCTTGCCAATCCTTTTTAAGGATGTTCAACGGAACTGGGTATATCTTTTCATGCAAAAGCTGACCCATGTTTGACATGAACCATCTTTTTACATTTGGCAGAACTGAATCTATTTCTAGATTAAGATACACTCCTCCGTGAGTTGCATCTTCAATAGTATAAGCGTATATGTTTTTAGATGTAATACTACATTGATTTTTCTTTATTCCCCAGTCTCCAGCATGTGTTACTAAAGTAGGAGAATTTTCATCGATATTGATATAACTCTGCATTGCTTCGTAAGTGTTTTTACGAGTTCCATTTTTTAAATCCTGTATGTTTATTTCCTTGCAACATTTGTATAAATTGCAGAAAAATTTTCCATCAATCTTACCTTCTTTTTGAAGACTCCAAAAATTCATGTTAAGTTTTCCTTTATCATCTTTTCTAGGGTATCAACAAGAACTGGATGAGATTTCAAAAAATCATATAGTTTATTTTGCCCCTGAAACTTAAAACCTTTTACTGAAAACAACTCTTCTTGATTTTCAACATTTATATCTGGAAAAATTTGTTTTGCTAAATCTTTATAAAGTTGAATAAAAGAACAAGTAAACCAAGCGCCGGATTTATCTATTAAACCGAGATCTAAAGCAAGCATTAAAATTTCCTGCGTTCGGTCAATCCCGTGGCCGTACTTGATATAACTCTGTACCTGTCCTCCCGGTGGTCCCATAGATGAACAAATAATTTTCCAGTTAACTACCTGACCAACTCGTTTACCTTCATCATCTTCCCAAAATTTAACTGCCGGGGTATTTTCTCCGCCGCCAGCAATTTCCATTCTTGTGTCAGCTTGATATTGAATTTTATTTCCACCATCAGCCATTTTAGCTTTACCAAAACCGGATGTATTCGCAATGTAATGAGTTATTGCAATAACAAGACCGCGTTGCCTCGGTAGTAACTGACCAACCTTCTTCGTGAATACAGAAAGAACCTTTGGTAATCCAGCGCGGCCAGCAGTGAAATCTCCATCAAGTTCTTTTTCTGGTATTAGCGACGATATAGAATCAATAATCAATACTGCCCCATAATTGTCAGAGTGACTCATCATCATATAAGCCCATTCAAGAAACTTCTCAGCTGGAATAGGTTTGTCTTCTGGAGCCATAATAAGCATCTTTTCAGGATCTAGTCCGTCCACTTGAAAATTCATATCCTTGAATCTTCCTTCTGCGTCAATATAAATTATGTTTCTTCCAAGCTTTTGGCAATTAGCGGCTATCTGCATTGCTGTAGTTGTATTGTGAGTAACATTAAAACTATCAGTTAAATAAAGATGGTCTTGGTGGTTAATAAAGATACATTGAGTTTCTTCTTTTCTAACAACTTCAACCTTCTTTATAGTTTTGAATAATTTTGGTTTTTTTCTTTTTGAATAGAAAATTTTACGACTAAGCTTAAAAAGCTTATTTACATCATTGCCTGATATATAAAGTCTAAAAGATTTAAATTCTTGACCATTGCATTTTGTCATTCTTTCTTTTGTTTTTACCATATACCCAAGCGAACGCAATAACTCTGCCACATGAATACTTAATAAGTATGACACAGTGCTGTATTCAGCAGACTTACCATTGTCATTATATCCGTCAGTATCCATCAGCCCACGAATTAATTCAAATCTATCATTAATAGATGAATAAAGATAGTTTTGTGGTATAAATTTTGTATGAGAGTTTTTACCCATAAGATTTAATGTTCTTAACTTATTAGTTAAATTATTAACATTTTTTTCATATCCAACAATAGAATAATCATATCTTGATCTATGATGAATTTCTAAGCCATTATTTTTTGCATAATATTTAAAAGCTTCTAAAATTTCATTATCTGATGTGGTAATAATAGGAGTTCCTTGTGACAACCCACCATCGCCAATTAAGCACCCCAGTATATACGGATCTATTTCAAGATTTTTACAGCCGAAATAAACAGGTTCACATATAGGAATTTTCCACTTTGCTCTATCGCTGTAAAATAAGCCTTCTTCTATTATCTGTCTCAATGGTAAAACTACCCATTCGTCATTTCTTCCGTGATAATTTTTGCATACTTTCCATAAGTGGTCTATCCCGCACTCCGCAAAAGTTCCATCATTAAATGTAACTCTATAAACATCTTTTAATCCCTGTGGATAAATACCGTTTATTTTCGCGAAGTCGCCATCTGGAGTACAAACCAAATCTCCAATTTTTAATGATCCCATTGTTTTAGGACCATCTGGTGTATAAACTGTAGATGTCAGTGGCTGATCTTTTCCGCTCTTAGGATCGCCGGTTAAAGTAACCCAACTACCTTCTTTTATTCCTCCTCCAAGAGCAATATCAATTGCTGGACCCACAGAAATAATTTCATAACTGCTTTTTTCTTTTAATACTTCTGTACCACTTTTAATTATCTGTCCATAATCTTTTGCTGACTTTTTAAGATAATCAGGTATTTTAGTTACTGCCATCTGCTTTCCTCAATTTGAAAAATAAACTTTTTTTATCTGGTAATGATTGTTTTGATTTGTATTCGCCTGTTGGTTGTTCTACTATCTTTTTTGGTTTTGCGTCTTCGGCATCTGTTATCTTCTTAGAATTTTCAATACCCTTTTTCACAAAATCTAACGGTAAAACAAAATTCTTACTTTTATGCAAAAACCCAAGCGAATAAACATTCGATCCGCTAGGGCTATTTAAATAATGAAGCACGGCTCTTTCTCCGTACTTATTTATTAGTTTATTGGCTACACGAATTTGTATTTCGTAGCTTTCTGTTTGATTCCAAAACTTATAAGCTAAACTTCCTTTGTTATCCTTTTCCGATTTTCTTATACATACAAGCTCGGCAATGTATTGCGCAGCACTACATGGTTGCCCTGTTGAGATACTGCTGAACTTCTTCGTGTTTTGCTTTTTCTGAGTCATGTTTAAATATCATGTGTTCAATGTTATTTTGTGTTATCAACCTTACGCTTTCAGCTTCTTCAAAAGCTGTTTCCGGCCAAGCAAACTTTCTGACATTGATATAATCACACTCATCCCTCAAAAGCGACACTGTTAAAAACTGAAAATCTCTAAACTCTCCACTCAAAGATTGATCTCTTGAGCATCCCCTACATATTGAAAAGCCATCTAGTCCATTGGGGTCTTCAAAAAAAATAAACTCTTTCATGCCGAACATATACAGTTTTATTCTAACTGGAACTACTTTATTTTCTTCGCAATAGTTCTTGAATCTTGTCCAGCAGTCGAGATAGTCTGGGCGTTCATAGTCACCGTAAATTGTCAAGCCATTTTGCATTTCGGCTGTCCAACTCATGTTTATTTTTACATGACATAAACAATGCATGTAATCATCAAAATTTGTACAAACTTCTGTTCTCATTTCTTTATCTTATGAATGAATTTATCGTATCTTGGACTAATTTTACTGGGGTCTTTCTTTTCTTTTGATTCATCTGCCGCCATAGAGGCCGCTTGAGTTGAAACAACAACTCCGCGTTCTGGCTTGCGCGCGTAAAGATTCTGGGCATCTGTTGCTTCTGGGGTTTTTGGCTCTTGGGAATATAGTTCATCTACAAATTTTTGAACAATAGGCAAGGACCGTTTTAGCTTCTCGGCCATTACAGTAACTTGCAAACCTTTGTAGTTTGTTTTGATATATTCTTTGTCTTCTCCAGATAATGGTCCCTTTTTCATTTCATCTCTCCGATAATAAAAGTCTTCGTGCCGTAGTAAAATGTATTCTGTTTTTAGTTTCCAAATATTTCAAAAAAGAGTTGAAAACTCTTTCACTAACTTTTCTATAGGAAAACATTTCAGAAACATGCTTTCTGCTTAAATTTGAATTTGCTTCATATGGGTCTATTAACTCTCCGCGACCAACCCTTACGAAGTAGTGGTATTGCAAATCAGTTACACTATATTTAACTTCAACCTTTTTAGCAAGCGATGAGTATTCTTCGCACTCTTTTGCCGCCTTGCCAAAGAATGTGACTTTTGTTTGTATTGGATCTGGTATTCCCATTTCTTTAAATAAAACTTCATCATCTGGATTTTGCATCTATATTCTCCAATATGTCTTTTACTTTTTTTATACAATCAGCTTCTGTTTCGCCTTTGATCAAAATTTGTGCTTTATTACTCATTCCATATTTCAATAATTCCGACTTGCTCAAAATAGATTCTCCCATAATACCTTGATTATCTAGCTCGCGAACATCAATTTTGAATGTCAAAACTGCAATATGAGGATTTGTTTTTCTAGGTTTTTCTGTTATTTGTTGAGTTACTGACTCGTAATGTTTTTTCAGTAGTTCAGTAAATTTTGCTTCGTATGGATTCAAGGCATTTCCCCAGTTTTTATATATTTAACTTGTTGTTCTGGCGTCATTGACTGAATTGCTCTATGTTCTTTTCTTTTCTTTTTTACTTCTTCGCTTACAGCGGTTTGAATTTTATCACTTTCTCTTTTAGTTTCTAGCTCATATTTGCCAATTTTGCTTGTATTTCGTTCTGCTAATTGGCCTATCGTTGTTGGTTCTCCGCGAACGAATACAGTTGGAGCGGAGATAAAAACTTTTTTAAGCGTTTCCTGTTCGCAAATTGGACATTTCAATATATTTGGTTCACTGGCACTTTGTCTTATTTCCGTGATATAGGCGCACGGCTCGCATTCAAAATCGTAAGTTGGCATTTTCCATCCTATCAAAAATAAAGGCTGCTGTATTTATAGTAATACAAAGCAGCCCATAAAACACAAAAAATCTAATGTTAACGCAGTCTACTTAAAACCCTTGATATTATTCCGTTTCTAACAATATCTGAATAATCGAGTTTGCAAATAGCTACACCCTCTAAGTCATCTAAAAGTTTCATGCATTCATGTAACCCGCCGTAATCACCGCCTCTTAAATCAGTTTGATCTAGGTCGCCATTTACTATAGCCTTGGAGTTTATTCCTATTCTAGTTAAAAACATTTTTATTTGCTCGAATGTAGCATTTTGACCTTCGTCTAGAATCATAAATGTATTATGAAAATTTCTTCCGCGCATATATTCTAGTGGGCAAATCTCTATTATATTTGAAGCCCGCATTAAATTGTATGTGTCTATACCAAGATATAGTTTCATTTCTTCGATTATTGGAACTAAATACGGTTGTACTTTTTCGGTTAAAGTTCCCGGTAAAAACCCAAGACCTCTACCAGATTCAACAACAGGTCGAGTTATAACTATTTTTTCAACTTTATTTGCAAGAATATATTCACAAGCTAAACCAACTGCAACCGCAGTTTTACCAGATCCGGCTGGACCAGAACAAAATGTTATGTCTGATTCTGCCATAGCTATAATGTAATTTTCTTGATTTTTTGTTTTTGGTTTTAATGTTTTACGAGAAGGTCTTACTGATTGTTTTTGCGCCTGCCTTTTTTTCGCCATTTATTTTTCCTTTACGGAATTATGACTTTGTAAAATAAAAATCACTGCTGTCATTCTGATAACTAAGAGTAGCTTCTACATTTCCACCCTCCGTATCTCCACCAGAGAAATCGAAACCAGTTAAATAATTGTCGGTTCCTAAATTCCATCTAAAAACAGATCCATCAACAACTGCTTTTAAATCTATAGTTCTATTTGTGTCGTAATAACTTGGGTCTATGTTTGGGCGACTTTCGTCATAATGTGATCGCATAACACCTATAAAAGAAGAAGTTACAGAAATTGGAACTTCTACAAGTTTGAATTGTTTTGTTCCGCTACTTCTATTCCAAGTTCCATTGTCCAGCAAATCTCTGTAATTCATTTCTATATTAATTTCGATTGACTGAAGACCATACACAGGTTTTCCATCAATAGAATTACCTATATTGAAAGCGTTTAAAACTTCTGTTGGAAGTGTCGATGCCGAGCCACCGCTAAAAGAAATATCCTGTCTTCTTATAGTTGCCCCATTTTGTGGCAGCGTAGAATTTAAATTTATAGTATCATTAGACTTGGTGTAAGAATGACTTTGAAAGGTCAAATTTTCAGTTATTGGACCATCAATTTTTATGCTATATGAAATAGAGGTCAGTATTGAATCATTGTAAGTAATTTTTGATATAGTTTGGTCATTTTTACTTATATGAGACTGACTATCTGGACCATAAATCAAAGATATATCTTTTGTGGGAGGAATTGGTCCTTTTAGGGTTGTCAATAATGGATGGGTTGCAGATGAATAAAAAAAAGAACCACTTCTAGGAATAACCCTAGAAATGGTAACTGTATATGACTGTTTTCCAAACCTATGTTTTTGCTGTCTTATTTTGGTATTATCTAACAGCATTTCTGTTGTTAAATCCCAGTTTACTCCAGCGCTTTGCACACCCTCAAAGTATACGCCATCTAACAGTATGGCTTGACAAGCATAAAAAATTCTATTATTCGGGGGTATAAATGGGTTTGGCATATGGTTGTACTAAAGTTCTAATTACTGGATACAAAATACTATACGCATTTTTTATTGTTAATTAACGTCTTTAACAAAAATACCATCAACCATTCTTCCTTTTCTATCCTTGATATCATCCCAAGCCTTAGCCAAACACTCCTCAAGATTTAGCTTATTTCGTTCAGCAATATTGATTAAAACTACTAACATATCTCCAATATCGTCACGAATATCGTTTCCCTTGCAAACACTATCGGACAGTTCTCCAAGTTCTTGTAGCAGTTTCAAAGTTTGATCTTTATCACTGCTTCCTTCGATGAGATTTCTGTCATAATGCCATTGTTTAACTTTAGAAATATAGTCTTCAAGATTATTCATTATTTTTACCTTTAATCGAAAAGTTCATCCAAAAGTCTTTGTACTAACCAAGAAACAATCGCCCCCATAATAATCATAAGCAAAACTGAGCCGTAAATTTTACGCTCTTCACCTGTATCAACGTTTTTTTTGACATAAGCTGTACATTCGCGCTTCATTTTTTTGATATCGACATTGGTCAAATTTGAAATGTCGTTTTCGTCAGAAAAATTATCCAGCCACTCTTTTGCTTTTTCTAAACATTTTTCAGCTAATTTTTTCCTGCTAGGACTATTTGCATATTTAGCATTTATTTCATCGTGCAAATTATTGTAATTCATTTGATTCTCCTTCTGGGTTATTTTCACCAAAAATCCAATCGTATCTAAAAGGAATATCTGGGAAATAATCGATTTGAAAAACTCCACTATTTTTTCTTAGAAGGATTGAATTAACAGTCAAAGACAACGAAACGTATTTGTTTACTTTTATTGTAGGCTTGCTATCAATAAAGGACACTAAAAAGCCTTCTTTATTTTGCTCTATCTTTACATTTATAGAGTCTTTGAACTTTACAGAAAATAATTCATTTGAAAAACCGTCTTTTGAAAAAATACTAGTTATTATGTCATAAGGGTTCATTTTTACCTCATTGATCAGTGATCATACAAAAAAATTCAAACATAAAACAAACTAAAAATAAAGCAACTATCATTTCCATTTAAAATTCCTATAAACTAAAAGTTTCCAGTTCTGCTAAACAGCGAAATTCTGTTCCGTCTATAACTTGATTCCACGATTTATGAAAGTGTCCAAAGATCCATAAATCAGGCTTGTGAATGCCCCACAAATGCTCTAGGAATTGACTGGTCATATCGGTATAGCCAGAACCCCATCCGTAAGTATCCATTATATTAGTACCCTTATTTCCATTGAAATGATTTAATATAATAGAGCTTGGGCAAGTATGACTAAATACCACGGTTGGTTTTTTGTTTTTCCATTTTTTTTCACAATCGCGCATTTCTTGATATGTAAGCTGTTCGTTAGCCCACCAAGAGCGACTGGCTGGATTTCTATTATTGTTTACCCAATCAGCAACTCTATAAACCAAATCGATACTTAATGCGCCGCCAATCCAGAATATATTGTGACCGTCAACATTAACTGGCCCATAACGTCCAGTCCAATATTTAACATCACCATGTAGCGAGTCATGTGGGTCGTGGTTTCCCTGACCAACTTTATGAAACTTGTGGTCAAGTTCAGAATAATTAAGCGCATTCCAAGCTTGCCCAAATCCAAAATCTCCAATTTGAAACGAAGATCTTGCATCTTTGACAAGATTGTAGTATTCGTTGAATTTTCCGTGAACATCACCAACAACTAGCATAACTGCCGCCTTTCTTTTAAAACAACTTCGTGTAGAAGTACTGCACATTTTCTCTTGGTTATATCTTCCGTTATATTTAATACTACTTCATATTTTGTTTCTTTATCGTTGATATCAAGCGGATCGATTTTCATTCCATCGAGATAAAAGTCAATACTCAAAAGTGTGTAATAAATACGATTCTTACCCAGCGATGATTCTATCAATGGCTCTACATTAGGAAATTTATATTCGACGCTATACACATAAAATTCTAACTCAATATCTCCATATGTCAACACCATATCGATATCTGGAGCATTAAATTCGTACCCATAAGAAAGTTTAATATTAAAGTTTTTAAGAGTCGGCTGAGCGGGTTGCTTATTTTCTTCTATTAGTTGCGGAAATGCAACCAATCCATAAGTGGCAGCAATTGATTTATTAAAAGTTCTTCTGTCCATTTTCTTTTCCTTCTAAAAGTTCACTAGCCAGTCGATGCAAACAATCTGGTTCGTGGTTATCTTGAGTAGATTTTTTATCGTAACCAAATTTATCATAATTTCCATAGTTACGATTGCAACTCTTTGATTAATTCATTGTAGCTCATTGTTGATATCCCCACGCTTCTAAAGTGTACTTAAATGGATTACCTTCAATATTCTTAACCAAATGCAACATTTGTTGAGCGATTTCGCGGATTTCAAGTTGTGCGTTTGGAGATAGTCTTAGTTTTAGAAAATTAGCAAAGCTACGCATATTAAACATAATGTCGCTCTGAATCTGACTGTTGTATGTTTTGAAGAAACGGGCCGATTCTTTGGCTCGCTTGCGACCAAGAACGGGCGATAAATCTTTTAAACAATCGTGATACAACTTATTTCCTATATTAGTATATTGTTCTAGTAATTTTATCCAGTCTTTATCATCATTAGAATCCCCAATTACTAATGCGTTTGTTTTAGCCATTATGCCTCGCCAGTCTTCCGGTAGATAATACTTATCTTCTTTTAGTTCTTTATACCGTGCAGACTCAGCATTGATACTGCTAATGCGATGTTTGAGTAAATGAATGTGCGTAGCAATATCTGTATCCACAAGAAAGTGAACAATCCCCTTTTCAAAAGGCGTTTCATGCCCATTCTCCCACAACATCTTAATTAGTTTACCAATACGGCCACGCTTTTCATCATTTAAATCGCGACTAGTAGAAGTCCACGCACTGCAAGCAATAATTTCATCGCTTCCATAATATCCATCAGGGCTCATAAGTTCAACTTTATTTTGCATAAATTTTCCCTCAAATCAAAATTAAAATTAAAAAGGCGAGGGGCTGGAGTCGAACCAGCACTGCTGTATTTAACATTAATCGTCATTTAAGTTAAATACTGCCAACCACTTGGCCCGCGCTTTATTTTACTTAGTCAAGAAACTTTTTTATATCTTCAAGAGCAATAAAATTAGCTCTTGGTTCGCCAATAATATTCTTGCTGCTTAAAACCCCTATTACGGTTTTATCTTCAGTAAGAAGTGGTCCTCCAGACATTCCATTCGTAACTTCCATTAATACAGCATATTCCATCCTCGGATTGTCTTTATATCTAGAATCTCTTGTAACGCTATTAACTTCCTTAATAACACCACTTGACTTATACAAGGTCCAAACACCTCTAGGAAAACCAAAACAAGTTACTTTTTGGTCAGCTTTACCGAAAGAGTCACTAAGTTTATAAAATTTATCATGCTCTTCTTCTATTCTTAGAAGGGCTAAATCTTTAGTGGCATCTTGTCTAACAACGAAAGCTTTAAAATACTTTCCATCAAATTCAATTCTAACATTATTTGCGTCATTTATTACATGGGCCGCAGTTAAAATTTCATTTTTTGAAATAAAAAAGCCAGATCCGCAAGCTCCGCCTCCGGTTTCCTTGTCTGGTTCACACCTTATAAAACATGTTTGACTATAAATACTCGAACAAATTAAAAAAACGGAAACAAGAGATAGAAACAAAACAGACGCAGTTCTTTGCAGAGCTTTCATAACACGCCTCCAAAATCTATGTCGTCAAGATCATTTTTACTAGCTCCTATTTTGTATGAGGTAATTTCATGTTCTTGCGGAGCAACTTGAACAGCCTCACTATTCATCCAGTGTTCTGTCCATCCTGCAATTGGATTTTTGCCAACATTTTCATAGGGCAATCCAATCGCTTTGCGTCTTGACATTACAAGCCAGTCGATGTACTGATGTAGTACAGTTTCGTTTAGACCTATAATCGAGCCATTCTTAAACAAATAAGATGCCCATTCCTTTTCCTCTTTTGCGGCTCTGTTAAACAGTTCACAAGCTGCTTCTTCGCATTGTTGTGACGTTTTAATAAAACCTTCCGATTCTTCGTTGTGTAAAATCTTCAGAATTTGCTGAGTATTTGCTAGATGTAACGCTTCATCTCGCTTGATTAGCTTGATTATATCTGCATTTCCAGCCATTTTCTTATTTTCAGCAAAAGCGAAGCTGCACACAAAACTAACATAAAAACGAACCGCTTCCAGAATATTTATACTCACAATAGTCATATAAATTTGTTTTTTTATGTCAGAAATTTTATTTGTATCACAAGTCATGCCCATCAAATTGTTGTAGTCTTCGATGGCGCTATTGGCCCTTTTCATGATTTCTCGATCTTCATAAATACCATCAAAGATTTCTTTGCTATCTGCGTAAACATTTTGAATGATATAGCTATAACTTTGAGAATGGATTTTTTCAAAGAATTGCCATGTCATCAAACACGCCTCAAGCTCGCTATTTGTTACATATTCCAACAGTGTTGGAACTCCGCGACAAATAACGCTATCCAACATTGTTTGATACTTAAGATTAGACGTAAAAATAAACTTTTCGTTCTCGGACATTTCCTTAAAATCGCCACGATCTTTTTTAAGTTCGATTTCTTCTGGTCGCCAAAAGTTCATCATTTGCTTGCTATCAAGCTCTTTGAATATAGGATACTTAATAATATCATATCTTTGAACCCCTAAATCTTTACCAAGGAAAAGTGGTTGAGTCATTGGGTCTACATTTACTGTGTTGAAAATAGTTTTCATTTATACCTCTTTAAATTGAACACGCGCCAGATTCGCAATTCATACCTTTTTCTGTATCACCATCACCATCTGGTGTGTTGGCATAGTAAAAATTCTTAAGCCCATACTTGTAACCGTAAATTTGATCTTTAATTAAAACGCTTAGTGGAATATTTCCCCCTTCGTAGTGAGCGTAATTATAGTATAAGTTTGTACTCATGCTCATATCAACAAACTTCTGAATAACTGCCGCAACATTCATTATCGGCTTGTTGGTTGTCATTTCCCAAGCTAAAGTGTAATAATTTTTTCGCATATGGTAATTTGGAACAAGTTGTTTTAAAACGCCGTTTTTGGCCTTTTTGAACAAAAGCAAGCTTCTGACTGGCTCGATACCGTTTGTGCTGTTCTGGATAACACTAGAAGACTCACACGGCATAATCGCTGAAAGTGTAGAATGACGCATACCGTATTTCTTAACACGTTGACGTAACTCTTCCCAATCCATATTGTACCTTGGAGCAACCAGTTCGTCAACTGTTTTTTTATACCAGTCAATTGGCATAAGACCCTTAGCGTATTTTGTGTCTTTAAACTTAGGACAGGCTCCTTTTTCTTTAGCTAATTCGCAACTAGCATTTATCAAATGCCATTGTATTTTCTCCATAACGCCATGAACCAAAGTCAAGGTTTCTTTGTCTTCATATTTTAATTTATTCTTTGCCAAAAATCCAGCCAGATTAGTAACACCAATACCCAAAGACCTACGATTCTTTGTAAAGTTTTCGCCTGCCAAAACTGGGTAGTCTTGATAATCAATAACTGCGTCCAGAGTTTTTACAGCTATCTTACAAACCTCTTCAAGATCACCTTCTTTTTCAAAAATTTCAAGAAGATTTAATGCAGACAAAATACAAATTCCAATTTCGCCGTTTGGGTCGTCGATAGATTTTATTGGCTTTGTGGGATGTACTATCTCACAGCAAAGATTGCTCATATAACATGGAATGTCCCATGAGCCGTGTTCATTTGCTGTATCCAGATTCATACTATAAATCCTACCAGTTTCTAGGCGTTCTCTGGCAAAAATTTCAGCAAGTTTACGTGCTGGTATTTTCTTTTTAAACTTCATCGAGCGAGCGTTTTCGTACTTCAAATAAAGCTCTTCAAACTTCTTATTGTTGCCAAAAGCTTCATAAAGACCCTTTGCTTCGTGTGGACTGAAAAGGGTTATATCTTGATTATTGATGAGTCGATCATAAAACAATTTGCAAAACTGAATTGAATAGTCAAGTTTTCGGACTCGGTTATCATCAGTTCCAGCATTGTTTTTCAGCACAATAATATCTTCAATTTCATAGTGCCACCAAGGGCAATAAACGGTTGCGCTTCCTCCACGAATTCCGTTTTGCGATGTTGACTTTACAACTGATTCAAAGTTTTTTAAATACGGAATAACTCCGGTGTGAATAACCTCTCCTCCACGAATAGGTGAGTTTATCGGGCGCATACGGCCTATATTAAGACCTATACCAGCCCTTCTAGCAGTATACTTTCCAACTGCATGAATACTTGAAAAAATACTATCCAGATTATCTTCTACGTCAACTAAAACACAGCTTGCAAATTGACGTATGTTTGTTCTAACTCCAGCCATGATTGGTGTTGGAAGGTTAATCTTGAATGTAGAATAACAATCATAAGCCTGTTTTACTTCTTCGACTGTATTAAAAAGACACATCGCTATGCACATATAAGCAAACTGTGGCGTTTCATAAATTTGTCCAGTGCTTCGATTCTTGACAAGATACTTATCAATCATTTGCTGCAAGCCAGCATATGTAAATAAATCGTCGCGGGTATGGTCAATATATTTACCAAAATCTTCAATCTGATCATTATCCCATTTCTTTTCCAATATCGGATCGTAGATTCCGTTATCAATATTTCTTTTTACAAACACAACAAAATCTACCGGATTGTAACGCTTGCCACAATTCCAGACTTCTTTTCTGAGTTGCATATTGAGTAATCTAGATGCTACATACTGGTAATTTGGCGTATGTATTGAAATAAGATCGTTTGCAGACTTAATCAATACTTGATGTATTTCCTTTGTAGAAATTCCATCATATATCGAAAGATTAGCATTCATTTCAACATCAGAAAAGGACACACCGTTAATTCCTTTGGTCGCCCACTCAACTACTTTATGAATTTTTTCCACAGAGAAATTTTCCTGTTCTCCGTTTACCTTTGTTACTTTCATTACAATACCTTTCTATATAAACTTTTATCTGGTAGAGTATTATACGCCTTTCCAGACCAAAAATCAATCAAAAAAAAGAAAACCTGCCGAGTTTTAAATCGACAGGCTTTCTATATATTTAGATAGTTGAACTATCTTACTAAATTTTCAACTTAGAAACAATCGTGTCTAGTTTAGAATTAATTTGAGTATGGATATTTTTACTATCCACGGCATACATTTTAAATTCGACCACGTTGCTAATAACTTCTTCCATTTTTGTTTCTACGCCAGCCACTCTATTTTCAATACCAGTCATTCTCTGACTAATCGAGTCATTTACCTTTTGTTCAAGAATAATAATTTGCTTACCTTGTTGAACAATAGTATAAACAACCCAAGAAAATAATGGTATTGCAAACATCCCTATTACTTCTGCTACATTTCTAATCAAAACCCAAGCTTCATTCATAATTGTACTCCGGTTTACAATGGAAGAATTAATAAACTACATACCTGTGATAGGCTTATAGTTGAAGAAGTCTCCGCCGCTAGAAATGTTTGTTGTTACAAAGTCAACCTTCATAACTAATTCACCCGGAATTGCGCGGGTTGGATTAGCAGCGCTATCGCTCTTTCGAGCAGTAGCACCACCAACTGGATTAATCATATCAAGATTGGTAGCGGTAACAGGTTTCGATGCTGCTGTACCAGCGGCATCAACCCAGTTGTAACGACGCTTGATCTTGCTGCCATTATCAAATACACCAAGCCAAGAGAACTCATTTGCTCGCCATTTAGTGAGCAATCGAGCGCCAAAGTCATGGATAAACTGATGAATAGCATTACGCTTTCCATTGTCTGAGCCGGGAATAAGAAGCTTAGTAGACGCAACACCAGCAATAGTAGTGCTGATTGTTCTAATAATGTACTTACCAGCTTCAAAATAAGCGAAAGCGCCACCAGAAACGATTTTCTGAGTTCCGTACATTCCGCTTGATCCCGGATAAGCCCTAAGAACAACACCATAAGATTTGACTACATCATCAACAGCATCCTTAACTAAAAATGCCTTGGTGATGACAGACCCCGTTGAGCCGTTAGCGTAAAGAGTTCCGCCTTGACGTTGAGAAGTAAAAGCGCCGCCGCCAGTATTTCTCAAATAGCTAGATTTTGGTTGCACAGCCATAGTTCGATCTCCGATTATATAATTAAAATAAACATAAAAAACTTTATTTCCCAGTTATCCAAAAGGAGATCCTATTCCTAAACTACTATACACAATTAAAATCAAGATTTATGCAAGTTTTTACATTCCGCAATAGCATTTTTGAACTTTCTACGGGCAGTTTCCCGAGAATAACCATTGGTTCTTCCAATTTCTTTCATGGTCATATTTTGGTAAAATTTTTGTTGCAAAATTTGAGTTGTTTCATCGTCAAGACTATTCAGTATATCAATAACCTCAAGCTTATCTTGGTAATTAACATCCTGTTTTTCAATATTTTCAAAGTTAAATTCGTTGCGTTTACTTTTGATTTTATTTTTGAAAGCGTAAGTAAGCTGTTGAAACAAGTAGGAAGTAAATTTTGTACCCTTCGACTCGTCAAACTTCTTTATACAGTTCCAAAGAGTATTCATTTTTATAGACTCTATATCGTCTATGTCGATATTATTCCTATATTTGTTAGATATCTTGTTCATTATACTTTTGACATCAGAATCGTTCCACTTTGCTTCAAATTCTTGATTAATATTATCCATCTTCGCCCCTTAAAATTATTCCACCAATTTTTTGTTTTAACTCTACTAACTGATTCAAACCATCCACGTATTTCTGATCAAAATTGTCAGAAACAACATAATCCAATTTACCCGTAGAAGCAACTAAAATAGACCAATATTTGTTATGTTTTAGCTGTTCTTTCATCAAAGCAACCGTTTCCGTTACTTCGTCTGTCATTACCTCCTTCTCGGTGAAAACGCAAAGCTTCTTTTCGATTTCTAATCTTACATCCTGAAAGTCGAATGTGCAAGGTATTCCTACACAAAAAGAATACCTTCCCATTATTTTCAAAGCCTCAATTCCATCAATATTTTCTTTTAGCGTTTTGTTTATTGATTGAGTGATGCTAAAATTTGTTGTTCCAATCCAGCAATCCCATCGGTCTGATGGCTTGAATGGAGAATCGATAGGAAAAACTCCAAATGGAGTATGCATTCCACTAAACTTTTCAGAATTAAGAAATATTGGCGTTCCGGTTCCCATTAAACCGTCTTCTCCAGACATGTTATTCAATTCTTCTTCTATTTTGTTTAGTTCTTCCGTGCATGAGTTTATGTATTCTTCTGCAACAGCATTCCAGCTTTTCCAGACTATTTTTTTGCTTGCCATAAACCTTCTCCAGTTATATTCGGTAAACTTGATCGGGAGCTATAACTACTTGATTATCATCGTTTTTGTTTAATTTTGAATCATAACTATTGATCAAATTAATTATTGCGATATAATCAGCTTCGCTATCATTTGATACGCACTGCTGTTTAATTTCTAGAAGAATTTCTTCGCTAAAATTAGCTAAAAGTAATCTGTAAAAAATAGAAGCCAAGCCAACGATTCCGTTTTCTCCCGGTGTCCAGTCGCAATTATAGGATATAAAACCCTGATTGTCAACAGTAATAGTCAACTGCGCAGAAATATTTTCGTTGTTACTGCCTTCTTCAAATTGATCTGGGGACTGCGATGATTGGTGTTGTATATCGCTCATCTATGTTTATTTCCTCAATTGATAGCATTTTAGAATTATTTTTTGTGCCGATGATTCCATTTTGGATAACGCATGTGTAAATTGCTTCACACTCATCAGAGCCTTTTTCGTGAAAAAGTTTGCTGATAGTTGGGCAAAGAAAGTCTGGAGACAATGATGTGTGATTTGATAGTATTTCTTTTATTGTATCTTCAACTGTTTTTGTTGAGATATATCCACTAGGAAACTTTCCATTTTTGTCAACTAAAATTTTCGTTGGAGGTATACCTTGTCTAAAATAAGGAATTGTTTCTATTACAATTAGGGTTATTTTAGTTTTCATTTACCTCTTCTTGAACTTCGGTATTATTCATTTCGTCCATCTGTCCTTTTAACTTTAGCAAATTCTGAAGTACGGTTTCATGTTTTGTATATTCGTAAATAGCTTTAGAAGCCCTGTTTACAGACCCTTCGTGGGTTGGGTTTGCTAGTACGCTATTTATTTCAAATGTTTGTTGTTTCATCGCACAACGGCACTCGTCTATCAAAACATCAATTATATTCATAAGTTCCTTTCAATTTTAAAAAACGGGGCCGAAGCCCCGTTTTATTGTTATAAAGATAAGCAATAAGCCAACCCCCTAAAAGTATCAGATATTGCAGATTTTTCTTTATCTGTAGCAATATGGTTTTCTATTCCTAAAACTGAGCCAAAAAGTTTGTCCAACGACCCAGAAAATCCTTGGTATTTACCCTTCAAAGAGTCGCCAAAAATATTTTTTGCCGCCTGAACATAAACATCGTTAATCTGCTGTGCGTCAGCGGAATAAGACGTTACTCTTTTTGAAAAGGTGTTGTTGAAAATGCACAATTTAATTTTATCGCTAGGGTCTGTGACTAAATCTGCCGTTGATTTGACAGTATTAAAAACTTCATCAGATGGCTTATCTATTTGAACCACTTGTTTTGGAATTTTTTTATCGATTTTTGGAATAAGATTTACTAAATTATTCCAAAAAAGACCAACCGAAACCAAACACAAACCAATAACTAGCCGTGTGCCATTATTCATTTTAACCTCTTATGGGTTAGGATTATATTTGCTCATTATATTATCAACAGGATTTCCTTTTTTTGCCAAAAGAGGGAAAACTTCGATTAACTTTACTGAAGCTTCATTTAAATTAGCTTTTCTGCAAGCCTCTTCTAAACTTTCCCATTTATGAACTATATCAGTTAAACTGTAAGTTTCATAACCATCATTATCTTTAGGCGCATCTTTCCGCTTATTCAAAAAGGAAGTTAAATATGGCGTTACAGCCGGAAGAGCTATTAAAACACCAACAATTAAAAATACCCATTGAATAGGACTTATATCTGATAAATTCATTACTTGGTTTCCCTAATCGTGTCCCCAATAACCCAAGCTACAACAATTGTAACAAAACCAACAAGCTGTTCTTGATTGAGAGTAATGCCAAAAGCCTCGGAAGCAACAATAGAGCTTAAAGCAACGGCTGAAACCCAAAATCTTCTCGACGTAAGTAAAGCTTTCCACTTTTCCATTATGTTTCTCCTTTGAGAAAAAATTAATAACCAAACACACTATTTAAAACATCTTTTCTAGTATAATCTGATTTGGTTATCAGAATGTTAGAATTTATGTTTCCACAATTATCACAAGCTCCATCTATTACCTGCGAAGATTCTCCGCTGCTATGGTATGGACATGGCGAAATATGTCCGTCTCCTTGTACTATTTTTCCGGTTCCTTTGCAAATACATTTTGCTGCATCTGGATCTGGGCCGACTGGTTTATTATCGTCAGGCTTTGGATTATTCTTTAGAATTTTAGATTCCGCTTCATTAAAAGCCTTTTCTGTCTGTGTTATTATATTAGTTATTTCATCATTTGTCAAGGCGGAATTTGAAATTTTATCATGATTTGTAAAAAAAACAAAAGCTGCAATAATTATCGCGCCTATTATGGCTCTTTGCTGAATATTCATTAGAAAACCTCGCTATTGTTGTAAATAATTTTTCTTGGAGGAAATCCGTTTACATCGCTAAATACCCAAGAACCTCCTTCTGCAAGCATTCCTCTCGCATCAGCTTCTCTGATCCAAAAACTTCCTTCTGGCTGATCGTGAATTTTTGGTCCACTATTCCACATGCCCCAACTGTTTTGAACTAAAAATAAGATTTCATTGAATCTTTCACGGGTATCATCACAAGCTATCCAAGCCATCGCGTGCGCCCATTGCCCGGATCTTTTAGCAATTCCATTGGAATCTCGTTTGCTGGAAAACCCAAAACCAGAACAAACAGAAAGAGCGTAACCATTTGCTAAAGCATCTCTTGCTTCTTCAACTGTTCTTACATTTGATACTGTTTTAACTTGATGTTTTTGTGCTTCTATTTTATAAACAGACTCTGGAATTCTACTGTTCGCTCCAAGGCTTGAGTTGTATACAGAAAGATTTACTGCCCCATAATCCTTTCTAAGGAGAATACCTCCAGTTTGATTTACATATCTAGCCGCTCCAGAACATGTCATTCCTTGACCATTATGACCGCGAGACTGGTATATTCCTTCGGTTGCTCCGCGAGCAATAAAATCTTCCTTATCTCCATTTTTAATTTCTACAGCGCGCGTTACATCGATTGCATTTCTAGTTGCATGACTGACACAATCGCCAGTGGTTTGACTTTCCGATGGGCCAAAATCTGGATCAAAATCAATCAAACATTTATATGGCAAACTTAATTTATCTTTACCACTATTTTTAAGATCATATGCAGCAGCACCAAAAATTGGCATCGGAAGCTCACCAAGAAGCTTTTTTACATCTTCTTCGTCACAAATAGCCCCAACGAAACCATTACGATAAAGATCGAGAATTTTTCGGGATGTTTGAAAACTAGAGTCCATTTAATAACTCCTGTACTGAATTTTGCCAACTAAATTGAATTGAAGTATCAATGCCTTTAGTATTTAATTTGTGGGAACCTTCTTGTTTTTGTTTATGTATGGTTCGCATATAACTAATTACTTGTTCTTTAGATTTTTTTTGCAGACTTGCCCATTCTCCGTAAGATCCTGAAAAAAATACTCCATCAAAAGCTGGCTCGAAACCTTCTGGGTCAACTAAATGACAATTATTATTGTTACAAAATTCTGTGTGCGCTGAATAGTTTGTGGCTATTACCTGTTTACCGCAAGACATCATTTCTAGTAACTCCAGATTCCAACCTTCTGCTCTAGCTGGAAAAACACCGCAATCTGTTTGCTTCATGATATTATACACATCTTTGTGAGTTTTTTGCCTTGGAATAAATCTAATCTTGTGTCCAAGCGGTGAATTTTTGTATAGATTCATCCATTTTTCGTTGTTTTGCCCAATAAATGGGTTATCACACATCATCCAAAGTTCTACATTATCGTTTGGCCCGAACGCATAATTGAAGCACTCCAAAAGAATATCGTGACCTTTACGTTTTTCCCATTTTCCACAGTTAAAAAATACTGTTGTTTTTCTACTGGATAAACATGGCTGAAAAACATCTGAATCAACGCCAAGTGGAACTACATGAACGGCAGGAGAACTCCATCCCCTTTGGTTGTAAAGTACATCTTTAGCCCATTCTGAGCAAACAAAAAGCTTGTCACAATGCGACATGCTAAGTTTTTCTTCGTTGGAAAACTCAGTAAGTTCAAAAATGGGAAAACCCACATGTAAACCTTTCCCAATAAAAGAATGTACATCATTTTGATGCCAGATTTTAACGCATGGAGAATTTGGGAAATTTGCAGACCTATTATTCATTCCTGTCTGAACGTATTCGTCTACAAACTCTGGCTGAGAAATAGGATAAAGGGCAGTGGATGGATGAAGTTGATATAACTCTTTGAATAAATTGTATCCAGCTACCCCATATCCAAGACTATTGATAGGAGCTATCAGTTTGATATGATTCAAAATACACCATTAGAAAAAATAACAATAAACAAACGTTAGAATAAAACCAACTAAAACACCACAAACAAAGGAATAAAAACAGGCGTGGGACTTTTTTTCTTTAGGTAAATCCTCTTTATTCTTATCTGCTCTTTCGGAAGCTACGGCAAGTTGAAACTCAGAAAAAAGATAATGTTTATCATTTTCATCCTTGGTGTGATAATAAAATGGATTGGATGTTTTGTAACCATCTTTATTTTCAACTTTGATAAGCATAGTATCACCCCTTTAATCATAAACTGACCAATTGCTCCAAAAGACATTACTTTTACTTTGTTTTTTTGTATACGTTATAAGCTAATTCTACAGAAAGTCTAAGCAACGATAAAGATACATTTCCAGCAGATTGAGCTTTTAAAATTTCGATAGCTATTGTAAACAGCATATCTGGTATTGGAAGTTCGTAAACCTGTTTAGCAAGTTTATGAAAGTCTTCAAGTACACCTTCAAACTTTTTCAAGAATGCTAATATTGTTTCATATACATCAGCTTCATCGCCATTTTTAGCAGCCAAACTTCTAAGAGCCGGTTTTAACTCTTCATCTATTTGCTTTACTATTGGAAAAGACTTGTTGAATAACGTATCTGCGCTTTCAAGTATTTCTATTACTTTAAGCTCTTTACTTCCAACAAACCAACCAAGAAACCATGTTTTAATTGAGGTCCAAATATTCATTTTAACTCCAGTCTTTGTATTGTTTTAACCTATCTTCTATTCTTGATTTTTCTTGATAAAAACAAGCTTCGCAGTGAGTTGAGTATTTTCCTTTCCAAACAGAAAGAGGCCAAGCGTATTCATCAAAGAATACTTTTACTGTATTCCAAAATGGTTTATCTTGTAATCTCCAAGCCTTACTGCAAAGCATTTCATCAGCATCATTTTCAGAGGCGTCTTCTGTAAATGAACTTATTATTACATTAGCAAGTTGTGAAATTATAATAAGAATTGCTATTAATCTTTGCATATATCACCAGCTACGACACGCCCAATAACGTGCTTTCCAGCGTGGACCGGGATTTGTATCGCATCTGTGCCTTGCTCTAAAAGATTTTCTACGCTCTGGATCGTCTCTTTTTATGTCAGTTGTAGGGTCGCCAAAACGAACAATAACTACCTTACCACTATCATTTCGCGTATAAACAGCAAACTTCTTAGGGCCGTCAGGGGTTCTAAATGGCTTGTTTAGTTTGACTTTTCGACCTTGATACTCTGATGATTTACCCTTATAAACAAGCATAGTACCATCTTTTTTGTAGTTACCTTGACGAATATAAGAATAACGCTCGCCAGTTTTAGGGTTTTCGTAAACAAACTTACTTTGAGCTTGTTTCCATGCGTCTGGTTTTGGACGATCTTTATCTCCGCGTTTTGCTGGCTTGTAGTCTTTACCTTCTCTTTCGCGCTTTCTACGAATGTTTTCCCAGAGACCCGGAAGTTCTTTAGAAGCATCAATTTCTTCTACATCATCCTCTTCATCGTCTTCCTCGTCCTCCTCGGTATCATCTTCTTCATCTTCTTCTTCAAGAGTAACTTTAATACTGGCGATACTTAGGTATTCATCTTCGCTTGGAATGTAAAAATTATCTTCATTTACATCTTCAGTATAACCAAATTCTTCAACACTATACTGCAAGTCGGCAGAAGCTACTGCCGAAAGACCTTCGCAAGCCTTGGACATGCAAACAGCAATTCTTTGTTGACGATCTGGAAATTCATCAGAAACTTTATTGTCTGACATACATCTAGAAATGTAATTTTCGCGAGACTCATCTTCGCGTCGTGTCGGAAGTGGCATATATAAACCCTTATATAAAAAGATCAGGAAACAATTTGTACTTTAAGTCTTCCCATAAAACACTGGAAATAGTCATTGATGCCTCATTATCACTTGGATAGTGAACACCTTGCAAGCACCTTGCTTCACCAACAGTACCAACAAGACTAAAAAACTCACCAGATAATTCTGGATATTTGGCAGAAAAAAGATGCGCGGCTAATGCGGCATAAAGAGTATGCCCAGATGGGTAAGCTGGCGTTTGATGTGTTTTGGTTGTTATTACGTTTACATTTATACCAAAATACGGGGCTAGTTGCTGTGGTCTTGGTCTATTAAACTTTGCTTTTAAATTAAATACTATTGGTCTACATATATTCCATAATTTTACAAAACCGTCTTCATTTAGTTTGATGTTATTTTTTCTTGCTACATTTCTAAATAAGTCTAAAGATTCTATGTCAACAACTTTCACCAACTCTTTTTCCGCTGGCGATAAAACTCTTGTCAATTTTTCTAGATACCTAAGCTCACTTATAGTTATATCGCTAGTATTTTCTGGCGGTTTTGGTAAAGCGTTTTGCCATCCAACCTCTATCAAGCTACTAACCTTTTGAGTTTCGGGCGTATCTGAATATTTTAGCGAATTTACTTTAGTTCGTATTTGCTGGGCAACTTCGAATATTTTCATTGCTTTTTACCAAATTTGTTTATTAAAAACTGAACTTCTGCGGGACAAAGTTTATCAATATTACCATTGATGTTGAACGCGCAGTTTTTATCGTTGCTATGTCCCCACTTATCTGCTTGAGGGTTTGCTTTATAGTTAAGATAATGAAAAAATTCATGTATAACTACACTTCTACAGTTTACTGGCTGAACTGGTCTTGTTTTGCTTATTAGCATGGTATTTCCATCCATAACAGCAAGAGCATTGTATGGAACTTTATTAGAAAACTTTATAGTAATTTGGTAGCTTCCTTTGCCAGACCAAGGCTTGACTTGCATTTTTGAATGCCTGTTTATCTCTGCGAAAGATTCTTGAATCAACTTATTAGTTTGCTCTTTTGTAGTTCCGGGCCAATTAAATCCGCCTTTACTGTAACCACTATAAGAATAGTAATACGTTTGAGCAGATGTTGAAGCTACAAATAAAACAAAAAATAATAAAGACAGCAAATATTTGTACATGATACACCATTTTGGGTTGTTGAAGATATATTATTATGTACGCATTTTATGGATATGGGCAATACAATCTTGCAATAATTCTTCAGCGGTATTGTATTGTTGTTTATTAGCTATTTTTTCAGCCAAATCACGACCTTGACTTTTATGAATTCCTAATACTCTCAAACCGGATACAGCATCAGAAATAATCGATGCTTCTGTAAGTTGCTTTACAACAGTAGTGACTTTAGGAGTAGCTGCAACTTTAGTCTTAATCGGTTTTACCGGCTGGGTTTTTGGAGCTTTTGGAGTTTTTGGAGTTTTTGGTACTGTTTTGTAAACTGTTCTATCGCGGTAAACAGTCACTGGAACCTGAACCTCTTTTTCTACTCTAATTACTTTTACGTTAGCCCCGAAAGTGTTAATTGTCCATAAAATCATCTTGAGCCACAACGGAGTCAAAAAAACGGCCAGATAAAACAAAGCCAAATCAGAATTCCAAGTCCCAGTATTTTGCATCGCCAATCCTCCAAACTTCTTAAAAACACTATTCTACAATAGGATTTCTGAATGTCAAGCCCTTGTTTTGTATTCGTCTTATTTCGTCTTCAAGCTTGAATGTTTCGTTCTCGATTTGTCTTTTTTGTGTGTTTTTTAAAAGACGTTTTAGTCTTTTAGTCTTATTTTGCTCGTTTCTTTTTAATTGTTTTGATCGTTTCTTTTTACCATTCTTTAATTGTTTTTGTTGTTTAGATTTATTCGGTTTTTGCATTTTTTTATTCCCCTTAATTTAACCACCATTTTTTCTTAACTTTTTCTAAAGTTTTAGTCTTTACTATTATCCAGTTATTATCAAATTCATCGTTTACGAATTCTTCGCTTTGTTCACACATTAGGATATTTCTAGCGCAATAATAAAACTTTTTGGAGTTTAACTTTAGTGTTCTTGCTAAATGAAACCAACTTGTGTTTACTAAATGTACTTCGGAAGCATTCTCAATAACTGTCTGCCAATCATAAATTAAAGTATCTTTCCAGAAATCATATTCTAGCGGGTTAATAATTTTAAGATTAGTATTAATTTTAAATTCATATTTTGATGAACGAGAATCATTTACTACGAATGCATATGGTTTACTAATATTTAACTTTTCAAATATCTTTTTTTCAACTACTAAATCTCTTGGTATTTGTTGATATTGATATCTTTTTTCGTATGGAACTCCAATTATACCATAAAATACCCTTGGGAATATTACATTATCCGGTAATTTCATTTTAATTTGAAATTTTTTCCAATCATCAACAGATGGATAAAAACATCTATTGTATGGTTTAAATTCATAGTCATTGTGCTGCTTTGTTATTTCTTCATATGCCGCACTCATTCTAAGTATACCTTGTCTAGAACTTGCTATTGATGGTTTAGTATAAATTTCAATATTTGCACAATTTTTATAAAGAAATTCAGCGTGTTTTTTTCTATTTTCCCATGTAACAAACCAAACCGTGTCATAAACTTCAGCTAAGTATCTTACCGCACCATTCATTATGATTTGATCACCAAGACCTGTATTGTGACCTATAACTATTCCTGTTTTCATATGCAATCCGATTAGTACGAGTAAGACAAACCTATAAAAAAAGATACCCCTATTAAAAGGGTATCTCAATTTCCTCTAGAGTATTATGGATTGACTCTAGTCTAAATTATTATAATCTTGATTGCTATTAAGTTGCTCAAGTTTTCTCAAAATTTTTTCTCTATTTTTATCAAGCTTCTTTCTTCGTTTATCTACCTGACGTAGTTCGGAAGAATTTTGCTCTAGAGAATAAGATCGCTCTTGCAATAAACTAAGCCTAAGCTCAATATCTCTCAACGCATTTATCAAGTATTGTCTATTTTTCATTGTACTTAAACTTAGAAAGTTTCAGATCCTGATGGTTCGGCGTCCATTTTTGGTGGCTTCACAACCTTAGAAAAAGTACTAGGCAAAACAGTATAAGAAGTTCGGTTCGCGCCAGCCTTGTCTTCCCAGTTTCGCTGACGCAAACGGCCATCGATAATCACACGATCACCCTTGCTCAGAGAAACATCGCGGGCATAACCAGCATGACTTCCCCATCCATCAACATCCATGTAAACTGTTTCTTCCTTTCCATTACCGACTGACTCATTTACAGCGATACGGAAAGATACAAGTTCCTTGTCGGATACAGTCTTGTATTCTGGATCTTTAGTCAAATTACCCTTCAAAATAACACGATTATTCAACATAATTGCACCTCTAAAAATTAAACAAGTTCTCGACGATTCAACGCTTTCTTGGCCAAAATTCTCGCTCGCTCAACTCCGTAAGTCCTAAGAAGATTACGAATAGAACCACCAAGAGGAGTTCCACAAAATCTAGCATAAAAATCCTCGCCACTAATACTACCGTTAGCAAAGTTATTAACGGTATGAACATTTCCTCTATTCGACAGAATAGAATTCCAATCAGTAAACATCAACGCTCTCCTTTTAAAGAAACACTAATTAATTTATGCGGGCATCTATAAAGATTATCACACAAATTAGACCTTTTAAATTCACCCATATATAATATATGATAGCCACTAGAAAAGCCACCATATTTTTTTACCTCTGAACACCCAATGTAATTGTCACCAACTTTATTGACAGCAAACTTTCCATACGAACCCATGTACAGTTTTTCTTTACTAACTGGATCTTCCCAATAAGGTCCATTTCCATACAGTGATCTAACTATATCACCAATTTTTAATTTTGTCCAATCAGTAACAAGTTTACTTTTCTTTTCGTAAAAACAATGTCCACATTCCTCGCATTCAGCTTTTCTTGCATGAACTTTTGCTTGACAAGCTGGACATTCTTTAAGAGGAATTCGTTTCTTTTTTTTAACCATCCCAAAACCTTTGTTGTTCGTTTTGATACAACATATTATATCTCGATAAACTAGATTGTCCACAATAAAAACAAAATTTTTTAGACTTTCAAATTATTAGCTTCTGCAAAATCTTTCAAGTTTTCCATTAATCGCTCTTTGAAAAGATCCAATGGAACTTTATCTGGAGCAAAACGATTATTAAAGTTACAAGAATTATCGTGACACATTTGAAGACTTGCTAGAAACCTCACATCGTCTTCACTTTTTACTTCAAAGTAGTCGTCAAGCTGTGGAAATTCTCCCAACAAGTTTTCAATAACGTTAGCTTCCATTTCTTTGCAATAAAGACTATCGGGAATCAAAGCCCCAATCAAACACCTGTTTCCATTGCATCCGCGATATGCACATGTTGGGCTTGTGTCATTTTCCATAAAATATGACGGCCCCTGCATAGTCTTTGCGTAATCGTAAACTTTGTTGAAAATTTCTTGTCGATTCATTGTGTTCTCCAAATTGTTGATGTTACAACTCAATTATACCATACAAAACAGTATCGTCAAGCCCCCAATCAAAACTCCAGCAAAAAATATCATATTAAGCTCATTTTTGTTCTCCTTGCTCTCGCCAGTCAACAACTTGTTGTAGCCATGCGATTACTTGGCGAATTTGCTCGGTGGTATCCAGTCGAACCTCATCCCTTGAATCTTCCCATCGCTGAATAATATAAGCAGGTCCGCGAGGAATGGTTTCCAGCGATATTGACCCGCCTTCACTCTGAATCTTTAACACATCTGGCAGGGCTGGGATTTTGCGGCGAACGGCGGTCCATAGCTTTGCTTTGCAAAGGAAATTCTGTGGAGACATTTGATGCCAGCTTCCACCTTCCGCAAAGTAAAGTTCGTCTAATGGAAATACTGGTTCATCCGGTCCCAGCAACCGCCATCCATCGCCGGGCTCAATTTGTTCGTTCATTGTTGTCCCCTTGTGCTTCTCGCCATTCGGCAAACCTCGTCAACCAGTCGGCTAGTTGGCGGGCTTCGGCTGCATTACCAATAACAACATCGCCAGCGGAATCGGGTGGACCAACTTGCCAAATTGCAAAGTGGTCTGGTGCGTAGCCACATTGCACCTTAAAAGCGTTCCAAATCTCCATCGCTTCCGGCTTGGCCGGGATGCGGCGACGGTAAACGTGTTCGGGGTGAAACATGCCGTCATTCGACGCTAAAGCCCAGTCGCCAAAACAGGACCAATACTCATCTCCCGGTCGCTTTGTGTCCTTTGCCTTGTCGATTAACCTGTAACCTTCGCCAGTTTGTATCTCGCTCATTGCTTTTTCCTTTTCAAACTTCTCTATTTCACTCGCCAACCATTCCTCATTCATTATTCTACCCTCACTATTGGTGGCTCTGGAGGAACAACCTCCATGTAATGGGAAACGTCTCTGAAGTATTCAGCGTTCAATCCCTCGCTGTCGTGGACTGTATAGATTGTCTCGAATACACGCTTGCTTGGGTCTTTGCTCCATCCAGCTAGATAGGTGTGAGCCAACTCTGGTTGTTTTACGTGCGGCGAGAAAACCCAAACATCTCCACAAAAGTTGTCTGGCATTTCGGTTATCGACTTCCACTCGTTCATTCGCCCCTCGCTTTCCCTTGGTCAACAATCTCAACTCTAACTGGTTCGCTTTTACGAATAACTTTTGCTCGCAATGTATCTCCAAACAACATCGAAGCTGTAACTGCCATTGCTATTGCGAATGGCGGAAACAAAAAAACTAGGTAATCAAGCCACGGCGGATCGTCTTCACAATCAAACATCACTACTCCTCCACACCAAATGGCTCGCCGCTGTCCTTGAATTTAAAAACACAGAATGCTTCGTCCCAAGTACACCCATTAAAACCGGGTCCAAGCCACACTTTGTTTTTATCAAATGCTGTTGGTAGATACGTCAAATTATTATCGTTCACTTCAATAACCAACCTACTAAAGTGCGGTGCATACTCATCACCATTGGCAAATGGCCTGTAGGTCTTGGGTTTTTCGATTTTGCGAAGGACGACGTAATTAACGTCCAACGCTCCACCGCTCATGAACACAACCCTTCCGTCTGGGCTCAGAATTTGCTCTCCGCACAGAGGCCGTCCAATCCGCACCAGTTCATACCCAACTGGAATTCCCTCAATCATTATTTTCTCCTTCCCATTTGGCTTTCCTTTATTATAGCATACGAAATGTGCTTGTCAACATCGCGATCAAAAAAAATGGGAAAGGCTGGATTCGAACCAGCATCAGGCTCCGACTCAGGAGCAAGCCTACCATTGTCTTTTATTCTATTTAGCGTCTTTATCATCACTTTCCCAAAGCTAAAGCCGCCACTATGGACGGCTTTGTTACTTCCTCTACGCATGGCAGAGAAGCTCGTTTTTTAAAAACTTCAGTGGACTAGCCGTTATCGAAAACGGGTCATCAGATACTTACAAAGTTAAAATCTACATCGTTAGTTGCTGCATTTTTTACCTGACCGCCGCAACAAGTCAGTCTAAGAGTGATATAATATTACCCGACTTTGGTTAGTAAGGTGTCGGGCAACCCTAGCTACTTATTAGGCAGCGAGAGCAAGAGTATTCTTGCCAATTAAAATTTTGGAATAGTTTTAACGTAGCCTCTATCCCAACTACGCGATGCATTTAAAATCTCTATACTGATTCGAAACCTTTCTAGCCCTTATTCTTGTATAATTTCTGAACCGGCGCGTGTGCATTTTGCTGCAAAAACAGCTGGAGCAATAGTTTCTCCAACATATTCTGTTGAGCCGTCTGCTCTTACAAAAGCACAACCACCGGGATGAAAACTAAACGGTTCGCTTGCATTTATGTAATTCATAACGCGATTTCCACCAGCCGCTCCACTAGCTCTTGATCCGTTGATTGAATATCCACGATCAGGATCTGCCCAACCAGTTCCATCAACCAAAACAAATCGACCAGCAATTGAGTTTGTAACCTTTGTACCACCATCAGCGATATACACATTGTATTCAGTTAGTGTCATTAATTTTCTACGAATATAAACATCTGGAGCGCCACTTGCTTCCCCAATCATTATAGTGTTTGATGTTCCGTCTACAACGTCTCGCAGTGGATTTCTTACATCTTTTGCCAATACGCCATCGCGGGCGCGTTGAGCAGGAACAGCAGTAGCAGCTAAACCCAAACCAACAGTGTAAAAATCCTCTTTAACTTCATTTATTGAACTATAGTCACCGGCAGCAGCACCAACAATCAAATATGGATCTGTACGGTTGCTTCCCGGAGAAGTTGGACACAAAAATGTATTCACAGATGTTCTTGACACAGATAGATTGTTTGAAGATGGATTTGATGTAGGAGCGCCATTCCACCAATAAGAATTATTACCTCCGTCATAAAGGTCTGCAAGTCCAACCTGTTCGATGTATGGAAGAACAAGAGCAAGCCAAGAGTGATCTTTAGTTTTTGCACTATGGACATTCAAAGTTACACCAGTAATTGGACTATTTGTTATAGTTCTATTGGTTCCCCAGCGGCTTGCTGGTAAAAACTTAGCAGCACTTTCGTAATTCATAACCGCTATTCCAAGCTGCCGCATATTGTTCATACATTGTGTTCTACGCGCCGCTTCGCGGACACTTTGAATTGCTGGCAACAGCATTCCAACAAGAATACCAATAATAGCAATAACAACCAACAATTCAATCAAAGTAAAAGCATTTCGGTTTTTCATTAAACATTCCTTTTGACATAATAAACTAAATTAACATTCTGTGTTATAGTTTAATTTACTCAAATAGGCTATGCTAAAAGGTTATGTTAACAATTATTAACCAAAACTTAATAAACGATGCTAACGGGACTCGAACCCGTAACCTTCAGCGTGACAGGCTGACGATCTAACCAATTGATCTATAGCACCTTTTTGTTATTCCTCTACAAAGAATTTGCCTCTTTTCCAAGTGGGAGCAGAGGGAATTGAACCCCCGATGTTACCTAATAAGGATCAGATTTACAGTCTGACGCTACACAACCAGCAGTAGCCTCACTCCCAATGTATTATATCTTACGATATCTCTTTTTGCAAGCGGAATGTGTAGGATTCGAACCCACAACCCTTTCGGGCTACTGTTTTCAAAACAGCTTCCTCACCGTTCGGATACATTCCAATAGCGGCATATTACGGAATCGAACCGTATTCTTCCGTGGACTCACGGCGCTTTAACATTCTACAGTTTCTAGAAAACTTGAATGCGTAATTTAAATAGATTTAGCTAAGATCTACAATTACCCATTAAACTAATATGCCAGTCGGAAAAACAGGATTCGAACCTGTGGCCTCTTGCTCCCAAGGCAAGCGCTCTGCCAAACTGAGCTACTTTCCGTTATAAAGACCCCTCTCGGAATCGAACCGAGCTAGTGCAAGTTAACAGCTTGCTGCAATCCCAGACATGCCAAGGAGTCATAAGTCGAGCCAGAAGGAATTGAACCCCCATCTTAACTTTATCAGAGTTACATTTTACCTTTAAACTATAGCTCGAATTGCCCCGCTAGGATTTGAACCTAGACTAGCAGAGTCAAAGTCTGCCGTGCTGCCAGTTACACAACAGGGCAGTAAAAGCTACCCGTGGGACTTGAACCCACAACATATAGTTTACAAAACTATTGTTCTACCAATTGAACTAGAGCAGCAAAAGAAACAAGCCGGATTTTCACCGGCGAGTCTAGTATTGTCTATCTGTCTAATCGCTGAATGCAAAGCAGACGCTTCCGACTTTTGTTTCTATTGTTATCGACAACGCAAACGGCAAGCTACATTTCGCATCGCAGACCGAACTGGTTTATTGCACTGAACCCAGTGACCAAATCGCGACGGAGCCTGAGCTACGCGCTGAACTGGAGATGAACACGCAAGCCGTTGAATAAACTTTACTGGAGTGCTAATCATTGTTGTGGCAACTGAACTTCCTGTGCAATTTGCGCAAGACTGTGACAAGGCCAATGTTGCAACCGAAGTTTGCCCTTGTTCTTGATGAACGAGCGTTTGAACAGAAGGAGGGGCTTCTGCAATAGGCTCTTGGGCCGAAACTGAAGTACTAGCAATTACACCAAAAACAAAAACCAAAATCAACAAAACAAAATTTTTCACAATAAACTCCTTACACTAAACAAAAAAGATTACACGCCGTAATCGTTATTCATATACTTATTATACATTCTATCAATACTTATGTCAACTCAATTCTATTTCTTTTGCAGAAAAAGTTTTTGCTGGCTCTCCATTGAACAAAAAAGGAACTTGTTCTTTAAGAGGAATTTTAAAGTTTGCGCATCGTCCGCAATTTCTTCTGCCTTCGTTTCCTCCATGATTAATTGCTGAATATTTAGCTATATGCTGCACAGGCGAAGGGTCAACAAACCACATACTGCGACCCATTCTGTTCATGATTTTTCCTATGCCGGTATCACTATTTTGAATAGTCCAAGGCTCTTCTTTTCTTTTTCTTTTTCTTTCTTCCCAAGCTGACATTGTTTTTAGTGGAGCGCCAAGCCATCCTTCTATCAACTCATGCTGCATTACTTTTTCAAGCACTTCTCTTGGCCAAATCAAAGCACAAGCTCCCCATAAAGCTTTGGTATGTATTCTATTTATTCCAGTGGATCTTTTTAAAGATTTTTGTCTTGACATCAAGCTGTAATGTTTTGGTGTATATAAAGAAATAAATCCAACATCCTTAGATGGCCACATAAACATTTCAGCAATGTCTTTTGCGTCTGGATGAAATAATGAGTCGTCTTGAACTGTCATTATAACGTCTGCATCAGAATTTTCAAGAGCATATCTGCAACTTTGAATCCAATTCCACCAAACTCCTTTTCGTTCTTTGTTCAAAATTAAATTAGAACGATATTCTTCATTGAGATAGTCATAGTTTCCGGGTTCGGCAAAAATGTACGGTCGCCAGCCATTGATAAGCAATGAATCCAAACAAATACTAAGAGTTTGTTCTTTTCTTGGTGCTGTTGTAACAGCAACAAACCACTTGTTTTTTAAGTTACCTTCTTTTTCTCTGGCTCTTTTTATCGCAGTAGTGGCAAGCTTATAACAAACAGTTCGTGTGCAAACATCTGGAACCCAAGAAAACATTGCAAGCTTTTTGGATTCGGAATGAAGTTTGTCAACTATTTGCTCTATATTTTTTTCGCATAAATCTGGACCCCATATATTCATTTTCTTTGCAAAGTTTGCACACCCGCATTCTTTTCTTTCTAGCCACTTTGGAATCATCTTTTTAAGTTCGGTTCCGGGACCATCGCCATTGTTGATTTCCGCCAGTTGGTAAACTTGTTCAGATTGTTTTTTCGCTGAATAAATTGAAGCTAGCTTGATGCCTTTATTGTTGTTATCGGCTTGATAGCCTCCGCACTTTAAACAAGTTTCACAAAATGTTGGAGTGACTTCTACTTCAAACGGCTGTCTTGATGTAGCTATTTGGCAAATCATTTTGTTTGGATCTGTAGAAGATGCAATTCTTTTATCGCATGGCAAGTCATCAAAATTCATTTCAAACATCTCCACAAACAATATAATTCAAAGAGGAATCTTTGTATCCACACTTAATTACAAGGGGACCATCTGGTTTTTCATAACAAACATTTAGATCGAAACCGGACTGACAATTACACGATTCTCCACTGTCTGATATTCTTCCAGCACAATCATCAAAAATAGTTCTAATAACTTGTCCATTTTCACAATCAACCACACACGCTCCGTCGCAACATTTTTCTGAATTTAAAGTCAGTGAAAAGCTTGATATTGAAGATATATCTCCAGATCCGCTAGATAACGATCTATTGCTAGAATATGAATAATTTTCCTGATCTAAAAAATTCATAGGATTAAAATCTGATGCACAAATTTCTGAAGTCCAAGTTGCTGGAAGATAAACTATAGCGTATGTAACTAAACCAAATCCCCAAGTTGAACAATTCGCAGAAGTCGGCGGAGTTGATGTTCCATTTATTGTAACTACTGTTCCGACGGGATATGCTGTACCGCCAAAATTTGCAGCTGGAACGTGTGAACTAATTGCAGCGTTTGCTCCTCCGGTACTACTTACTTGACCACTGCTAAAACTACTAGCTCCAACACCAGTAGGGGTTTTAGCAACAGCTGTTAGTGACCAGTTGCCATTAGCCGTATTATATGTAGAGGATAGTATATCCCAAAACTGACCGCCAGAACCAGTTGCTGTTGATGGTTTATTTACCTGACAATTACCAACACAAGGAGATGGTTGACATGGATCGCATACAGCAGAAAGTGTTGCGCGACAGCCTCTCACAACACCAACTTCAAAAATAACTGGGTCGGTACAGTTACAAATTGTACCCATAGTAAATGTAGCCGAGTAAGAAGTTTCTGAGTTGTTGGCAAGGTTTATAGACCAATCTATTTGCATGATTGCGCATCCTACATTTCCACCGGTAAGATTTGTTCTAAGTGGAGATGGGCTTGCGCTTACATAATCAATATCAGAACATAAAGTACATGAATTTCCATTGGTGTTTACAACCGCCAAGTAAACAAAAGAATCATCATTTGTTGAAGTCCAAGTACCACCAGTTTCATTTCTTATTGTAAAGCTAATTGTAAAATTTTGATTGCCGCAAACTCTAGTTGGCGACATATTTATACTAATCGCGCCGATTCTGTCTTCCTGTGGGTCACAGGAGTCAAAAGCTAAAAACTTTTCAGAGTAAACTAAACATGGACAATCGCCACTTGGACCGCCAGTAGAAGTAGATGAACTGGCCGTTCCAGTTGAAATGGAACTAGATGAACTAGAGCTAGAACTACTTTCTTCTTTGCAACATTTAAATCCGTGTCCAAGTCTTGATCTAGCCATTAATTTTTACCGTATCTAACATAGCAATAATCATCAATAAAATATACTGGTCTAGTTCGTTTGGCCTTAATTCAAAACCAATTGAAGCTAGATAGTTTCTGTATTCCATTCTTCGTTTTTTGTCAAATTTGATTACATTTTCCATGAATTCAATAGTTTCTATATCGCCACATTTGATTATATTCTTGAAGTTATCATAAACCTCAAGTATTTTTTCTTCTGTTATGGGCCATTCATAAATTGAATTTATGGTTTTTATTAGTTTTTCTTTGTCCATTATTTTACCTAAAATAAAGCTCGCATTTGATGCTTTATACACATTTTAAACCGTATTATCAAAATGAACTCGGTTAACACGGACAGCTTTTGCACATTTTGGCAAATCTTTCAAGCAAATAGCGCCAGTATAAGCACAACAGCTACGAAGACCACCGCAAATTTCTGACATAATATCATTGGCAGAACCTTTATGAGCTACTTTTTTGACGCGACCCTCACTGGCTTTGTAGGTAGCCATTCCTCCGTTATGCTTATATTGTGCTTTTTGCGATGACATTCCGTAAAATGTTAGATATTTTTTATCGCCTTGGGTTATCCATTCACCATCACACTCATCTGCTCCTGCAAACATTCCTCCAAGCATAACAAAATCAGCGTTGGCAGCGAAAGCTTTGCATACGTCTGCTGGTATTCTACATCCGCCATCAGCACAAATCAATCCCATTCTGCCTTCTCCGCTTTTGAGTCCATGAGCAGCATGACTACACTCTATAATCGCTGAAAGTTGCGGGAATCCCACACCAGTCATATGACGAGTCAGACACGCGCTTCCCGGTCCAATTCCAACCTTAACTATATCGACTCCGCCATGCAGAATCAACTCCTGCACCATTTCTGGAGTACAAACATTACCAGCCATAATAATTGAATCTTTGAAAACACTTCTTACTTTTGCACACCACTCAACAAACTTTTCGGTATAACCGTTTGCAATATCAATACAAATATTTGGAGAGTAATCTGTAGCATCTTCGACTGCAATAAGCCTGTCGATATCTTTTTCTTGATTCATTCCAATGCTCATCCAAACATTGTTTTGAACATTATTTGACTTATAGTATTTTACTACCTCTTCAATTGGATAATGTTTGTGAAGACAGGTAACAGCACACCAGTTCAATAAAGAATTGCCCATAGCAAACGTGCCTGTAACATCCATATTCGCTGCCATGATTGGTATGCCATACCATTGTCGGGGAGAATGAAAAAACTTAAACAACCGTTTAAGCTCAACTTCTTTTCGGCTTGCTGCTGGTGATCTCGCTGGAACAAGAAGTATGTCATCAAAATCAAGTTTAACTTCATCAACTATCTTCATATCAATCCCTTATTTTTAAATTGTAATTTTGGGCAGCAGAAAGAACATCGCAATCAAGCTCAAGCTTATTGAATAGTTCAATCATACTATTCAAGTCTTTTGGAAAACATCTTCCTCCAAATCCAAGCTTTCCATCTGGACCGGGAACTTTCCAATGAAGATCGCCAACCCTTGGATCTACTTGGATCATTGTATCAGAAATACTTTCGTAATCAATACCAAGCGACTCGCACAAGTCATGTATATGATTTGCAAATGAAACTTTTACTGCAAAAAAAGAGTTTGTAATATATTTTATTAGTTCAGCTTCAGTTGGTTCTACATAAAAACAATCTGTACTAGGCCACATCGACCAAATGAACTCCATAACGGGATGTGCAGCATTGATTGAATAACCTCCAATCAAATGTTTTTTTGTGTTTTGAACATCTTTCTTGGCTGTTCGTTCAGTCAAAAACTCTGGGTTGACAACCATTTCAATGTTCTTGTAAATATTGTAAAGATCATCAAATGTTCCCGGAGACATTGTTGACTTTATTACAACAATTGGTTGAGTTGATTTTTGCGCAGCATGAAAATCTATTAGTCTTATACTTTGTTCCAAAATATCTTTACAAAAACTACCATCACTATTTTGTGGTGTAGGAACGCAAACATAAATAATTTCAGAGTGATCAACTACATTTTTGTAGCCTTGGTCAGCATCTAAAGAGTCGCGTATGTCATAAGATACAACATCGCATTTATCTTTAAGATAAGATTCAATTGCTCCTCCAACAAAACCCCGGCCAATTATTCCTACTTTATAAGTCATGATAATTCCTTCAACTGAATGTTAACAGATTTTGTTTCTGCATTTATTTTTGCAACACTACTTGGGCCTCGCTGCGGACCAACATCAGCAGCCCATTCACCAAGTAATTCAGATTCTCGCATAAGTTCAATTAAATATAAATGACGTATCGCTTTATCCTTATTTTTTAATTCGACATCCCAATCATATTTATCTGATGGAGGAATGTTTGTTGGCATATCAGCATGAGCGCGTTTGTTTTTGTTGTTTGGGCAAGATTCGCTGTAGTGGAATAGCGGCTTTGCTCCATAATGATACCATGTTCCAGCACAATGCGCCATAGCTAATTCTTCCGACATACCACAAGGATTACATTTATGATGCAGATTATCAAACGTTATTGGAATTCCGTATTCTTCCCAGAAATATCTAAGTAGATTACTTACGGTCCATATACCCTTATCTTCATTTTCTACAACAAGTCGTGACCGCACGTTGTGTGGCGCGGCAGCAAGCCAGTATGTAAATCGCATGGCAATATCTTCTGGCTCACCATCGGCGCAATTGACATGAATATTTATTGGATTGTTATAATTTTGTTCACATCCTAATAAATCCATAACCATTCCATGATTCGATAGTTCTTGAATTGTTTTACGCACAGACTCTAAATTATTACTTGCAAGCACATTGAATTGGTCTGGATGAGTAGATAAACGCACATTGTAATTACCGTTTCGTATAGCACGAAACTCTTCAAAAATATCGTCATACTGTGGAATATTCTTGAGCAAGAATTTTGCTTCTGGATGAGTTAAAAGAGGAAAAAGGTCTGATGATACGCGATATCCCCATCCGTGTTTATGACAATGTTTTATGATTTGATGTGTAACTTTTATATTGTTTAAATAACGATACCCAAGCTCCATTATTGCATATCCTCGCCCATGCAATTCTGAAAGTTGGCAAAATCTTTTCCAAGTCATGGTCTTGAATGAGTAACCTTGTTCTTTTAGCTCGTTACTTATACAGCACAAATTATACATCAAAATCTCCGTTTAGCTTTGATCCAACCACAAAAATAAAAAATCAAGAAATTCATCGGTTATACCTTTGTATTTCTTTTGTTCTGGTGTCATTGTACAACACGTTCTATATAAGTCAATAAGGTCTGGCTCTACAATGTATTGTCTTAAAACAAAAAGAAAAGCATCAACATCCAACAAAGGATATGTAATCTGCTTTTCTACTTTAACATAGATTTTTGGATTTTTTGGGTCAAACTTTTGTTTTGGATTATCTGGATGAAAATCCAATCTATACTCAAAAATTGGCGACCAAACGAATCTTTGGAATGGGCCAAGACGACAAGAAGTTTCAGCTAACCTGTAGCTATTTTTTAAATTCATTCCCGGTACTGGTTGATGAATTTCTTCTAATCCCTTTCCAATTTTTTCTTCTGGACGCCAACTCGATGGAAATGCAATATGCGATGCTGCTAACCAATTAGAATTTGTAGCTCTATCAATTCTATGAATTGCTACATCTTCTTGTAGCTGCATACATATATCGCCAAAACTGTAATTTGGATTAACCCAATCGGCATTTTCTTTTATTACAGATTCTGCACAATAAAGTATATCTTTACTAATGTTACTATAAAGTAGAAGATTTCTTTTTTTTGAGATTTCAATTTTTGCTTCAATGTATTCATCGTAAAAAACATCCTTGTGAAAAATAGGTCCATCTAACTTTTCCAATGCCGGTAGTACACTATATCCTTTTTTGTACGGATGGTACATTTTACTTTCTCTATATTAAGATTCATTTACATTTGAATACTTAGTATTATCGGCAAAGGATTGACTGTTTACAAAACATTTTTAAAAAATATAGAGAAATAGCGCGAGCGGGACTCGAACCCGCACGGGATTTAATTCCCACAGGATTTTACTTACCACTACGGTTTTCACCGCCAATGGGGGATATTTTATCTCTCACTCTCCCCACTCTGTTTGTTTGATTAACGTGAGTTTCTGTCTCACTGAGAGAATCTTCCATGTTTGTGGTCTGGACTATGCCTTCACCATTATAGATAGGTAGACGAGATATACACTCTACTATGTCTGCCCCCGCAATATAATTTGCTATCTACATTAGGTGGGTGATTATAGTCTCTACACGTTCTCAAACAACTGGATTCGAACCAGTCCCCTCACCAGAGAGCATTGTGGAATCGAACCACACAGCAACCAAGCATCCTGAGAATCGAACTCAGTTTACAGTTCCAATATTTATTTGAGCTTCGCTCGGCGTTGGCATCAGCATTATCTGTTAAGCGTTCACCGAATTTACACCTTACTAACTATCCCTTTCGAGATAGCCGACCCTTTTTGAGTCCTGAGTGTCTGCCATTTCACCACCGCGCCAAATACTAAAGCAACACAGACCTTCTATACTCGGCCCAGTCGCCACTTTCTATTATAGCACCCGAATCTCTATTGTCAATAAAATAAATCCACGCTTCGCCAAATTCAGTGTTAATCAACTGGCGATTGTAATAAGACGGATAGCCTTCTAGCCAATCAAGCGAATCCATTATTGTTTGATCAACTTCGTAAACTTCAACAACAATAGAAGTTGTTCCATTATTAGACAACCAAGGAACTAAATGACCATACATTGTAAATACTGGTTCAGTTTTTGTTTGCCCTAAAAATTTAGAATGTGCTAAAAGTCTATGATTTCCAAAACCACGACGCAATGTTCCATATACAGCAACTTTCATTTTAACTCCAATTCTTTAAATAATCAATAGCTTTGTTTAATAACTCAATACTATCATTGAAACCACCCAATGAACGATTGCATTTATGGCAAAGCCAACCTCTAAATTTATTTGTTTTGTGGCAATGGTCAATAACCCAAGCCGGTATTTCTTTTCCGCCTTGGCCAGCGCATTGCTCGTTGTTTCTGCCGCATATTGGGCAGCAGTAATTGTCTGGCGGCGATTCGTTTTGCTGCCTGAGTAGCTTTCTTATTTTGGTTGATTCGTTATTGCATCTTTTACACTCGGTTCGTAAATAATTTTCACCGCCCCTTTTAGCAAAAGAAGAAACGTCAAGTTCTTGATTGCATTTTATGCATTTTTTACTTTGCATTTAAATACTGTGCCTCTCGCCAGTCGGCGTAACGTGTCAGCCAGTCGGCTAGTTGGCGGGCATCGTTTAGATCGCCGACAACAACGTCCCACTCGTCTTGCGACGCTCCCATCTGTCGGATAACGAAGGTCGCGGCAACACCTGAGCCCACACTCACCTCAAAAGCGTTCCAGATGTCCAACGCTTCCGGCTTGGCCGGGATGCGGCGACGGATTTGTGAGCCTTGATTCTCTTTGCCAATAAATTGCTCTGGGACTTCTGACCATATAAAGCTAAACAAAGGGCAAACTTCGTCCCCTTTCTTGATTACCTCATCTGGCCCCAGCAATCGCCATCCATCGCCAGCTTCAATCTCGCTCATTTACTATCTCCTTGTGCCTCTCGCCAGTCGGCAACAGCAATACACCACTCGCCAAGTTTGCGAATCGCCTCAGTGCGTGACGAAAAATAGTACTGCGAAAATAAGCTGCCGATTCGCACGAACCCGTTGTCAAGGCTGACTCGATGACCGTCTATCTCCACCGCCTCCGGCTTGACCGGGATGCGGCGGCGAACGGCGATAAAATCTGCGGCTTTCCGGAGGGTGAAGTATGACGGCACTTTAATCCATACGCCCTCTGATGTTTTATGCTCGTCGCCAAAACCATCTACCGATTCATCTGGCCCCAGCAACCGCCATCCTTCGCCAGCTTGTATCTCGCTCATTCGCCCCTCGCTTTGGCTAGTGCGGCAGCAGCCTGTTTTCTCGCGTGATGCTCCGCGTCGATAGGTCCATTCCACGATTGGTCAAGCACCTTTTGAAGAGCCTCGTACAACTCCGGTGCGGCTGCGATGAGATTGGCGTTGGCCTTGTTGTCTTGGTCAATAATTCCGTACACCAATCCAATCTTCCCGTCGTCGGAAATGATTTCGCGGTATTTGTTATTCAGCATAATTTCGCCTACATTGCCTTTCCGCCACGGTCCTTTTGTAAACTCGCTCATTCGCTCATCTCCACTTTCATTTTAAATCTCCTTTATCGTCATTATACCACAACAATCTTAATTGTCAACCCATTTTAGATGAGAAAAAACATATTTGACGATATCAATAATTTCCATTACGCCAAATATAGATAGAATAACAAGTATAATCATTAAGCATCCAATGGCATATGATTGTCCTTCGCTTGGTCCGTACATTATAATAACTCCGGGTTTTCAAATACGTTTCCAACAACTTCTAAAGTATCATATACTACGCGGTCAAGCATACAAATTTCGTCTTTGCCAAAAACAAAACTTGCACATTCGTTGCTATAAAATACTTCTTGGTTTTTGCATTCATAAAATTCTTTATGTCCAGCCTGCCAAGAAAAGTTAATTAAATCACCTTCGTAGATTTCTTGACCGTTACGGTCTTTGAGTCCAGTGCGTAATTGCCAAATCAACTTTTTTGCGCTAAAGTAGTCATCAATATCAGCCCAACGGTTAGCATCGACATTCCACATTCTAAACTTACTTTCTCTCATCTTAATAACTCAGGGTTTTCAAATATGTTTCCAATTACGGTCAATTCAGTAAGTAAAAATTCCCAATTTACATCTTCATCATAAACTTTTGTCGCCATTACAAAACCTGCATTATCTTCATTCCAAATAACCACGCCAGTATTAGGTTTAGAAGTTTCTAATGGGCCGTTTAAATAAATTGAAACTATATCGCCCTCATAGATATCTCTTCCATTAAGGTCTTTAAGTCCAATATACTGTTGCCAAACACACTCTTCCTGCTTAATAAGCATAGGCAAGTGTACTGAATGAGTAGCATCTTCTTGTATGTCTTCCACGCTCATACCATCCACAACAAACATTTTTCTATCTTTTGACCAAACCCTAAACTTAATCTCTCTCATTCTGTTGCTCCTCTAATTTTCCCCGACGTTTTCCCCGACGTTTTCCCCGACGTTTTCTCCGACAATTTTCGCTCACCTACGGTTACCGCCCATAAAGATAATAAGTGTCAACCCCGTTAATACCGTAAAATCCCGCGTTGATACCCATTATAACACGCCTCCGCTGTTTGTCAACCACAACTGGCCCAACATTCAAATACGTTCCTTGTGGAATCCACTGAACGATTGGCATATATCCAACTACTCGCGGCTGATAATAGTCATAACGATAAACATTACGATAATTTTGAGGCGGGTTATAAATACCGCCGTAGTTGTAATACAAATCTTGAGCGTTAACACAAGATGCCATCAAACAAAACGCTGCACATACTAAATATTTAATCATGTTTTCTCCTGTTTTTCTTTATCAGTATAATTTGGCGGAATGTTTGAAGCATATCTGCCACCCCAACTATAAATCTTTTCTTCGTTCATAGTTTTTCCTGTGGAACTAGGTCATGCACAATACCACGCCACCCACAACCGCACATTGCCCTATTTTCATCCTTAGCTGTTTCAATATCATTAAATGCGTATCCTACGCAGGTACTTGCGATGTTATTGCTACCGCACGATGGACAGCGACAATGCATTAGGTAATACATATCCATTAATTCTTTTCGTGTTGGCTTCTTCGGTTTTTCAATCGGCACAACCAAACCGTTTACTTTATGCCATTGCATAATAATGCCTATTTTTTTCCAAAATAGTAAAATAAGTTAAATATATAATCCTAATAAAAATAAAAAAACTCTGGATAAGAGAATCGAACTCTAGTCTTCCATCCCATACGTTAAAGACAAAAGCTTAGAAGGCTTTTATGGGCTGTTACCCAGCATAAAACCATTAATAATCTATACCCTGATTGATATAATCTTCATTTGTTTCAAGACAATTAACCAATTCTTTGGTAGCTTCTTCTAGGTCGTGATAGTAAGAAGCAACTTCAATCTCTAAATTTTTATCTGCCCTATCGAGTATGTTTACATTGTAAGTAGCATCTGGACACCAAACACCAACCACAAAGCCGTCTTGATCCAATTCAACAATAATGTCTTTCATCATTACTTTTCTCCTTCAATAGTTTTGTTAACAATTTTCTCTTTAGACCTATCGTAATGTACAAACCAACTATTTGCAATACGATTTCTCAAATAAACACAATTTTCAAATTTTTCTTCAATCCAAACATTGATTCGGTATCTTTCAATCGATTCTATCGACCAAAGATTAACAGCGTCTATTCTAACTATATTTTTAATTTTGTCAATATGCATTGTATCGGAAAGCCATTTATTTAAAACCTTTGGGTTGATTTTATTTTTTGCAATTGGCTTTTCGTAGTCAGGATCTTGGGATTGTTGTGGTTTTTTCATTGTAGCCTTCATTTGAACTCCTTGTAGACTAGTAAGGTATAATACGCAATTTAATATGAATTTTGATTATCAATGAATTCCAACGCCGCAATTATCATATCAAAACAATCTTCAACTTCTTCTGGTGTCATTTCTACTCCGTTTTGAGCGGCATGGTTCCTTACTTCTAAAACATTGTATTCAGACCTAAACTTATCAAAATTTTCATAGTTTTTTTCTACATATCGAATGAAATCGGCAAATAAAATAGCTTTGTTCATCTTTCTCTACTTTTTAAGTGATTATACATATCGGCAATTTGCTCTAACATATCGCGATATTCTTGATCGGTGTAGCTGTTTAATCTTTTTTGTATTTCGTAGATTGCACTACCTTCGACTCGATCAAGCATATCTAAAGCCATTTTTAGTGATCGCAATAAATTAACCTTCTTTTTTTGGCCCATTGTAAATTTTCTACCTTGCTTTCGAGTTCGTGAATCTTTCTGAGTGTTTCGTAATACTCGAATTCATTCATTGAACGGTTATTTTCAATACTTTCTTCGAAATATTCAATAGTCAACAATATTTGTTCAATTTCCCAATCAAAGTCATAAACATAGTCGTCCATAAAACCTCCTAAGTTAACTAATTAAAAAAGCCATTATACAATAATTATCGTCAATGTCAATTCAACAATTCAGACAAAATGCTAGAAAGTTGTTCTTTTTTTAAAAGCCCGGTGTATCGTTTTATTTTTCCATTTTTATCGATTGTGATTATGGTTGGAACTGACTTAATCGCCCATTTTTCGCTTTCTTTGATGTCGATATCGATATCATACTTCCTGAAAAGTAGTTTGTCAAGCTCAGACTTTATTTCTTTCTGCTCAAAAGTTTTTCGCATTATTTTGCATGGATCACACCATTCAGCCCCGAAGTAAATAACTCTTACTTGATCTTGCTGGCGTTGTAGCTCATAAGCATTTATTTCTTCTTTTTTGGCAGACATGTAAATAGAGTAAAAGATAGCAATAAAAATAAAACCAATAAGGTAAAACAAAAAATTAGGCTTGACTTTTAACATAGAAGAGTTCCTTTTGCTTGAGTAGTTTTACTAGTAGTTTATACTCAACTATCTTCGTTGTAGCTCTTTGATTGGCTGGCATACGAGCGAGCCGAACGAACAATCCACAACTCATAGCAATTTGCGCATTTGTAGATTCCACCTTTATTGGTGGGTATTTTGTAGTAGTCATCTGTTTTTTTATTACAGTCTACGCACTCGAATTTTTTCTTTATTTTTTTATTTTTTTTATCCATTAATTTTCCCTTAAATGTCTATCTGGGGATATTACAGACTATAGAATCGATATCATAGTGGGTGAATAATGACCTAAAAGCACACTAAAAAAGGACTGCGAAAAGTGTATTTTACATAACACTAAAACACACAAAAATGTAAGAAAAACACGTATATATACATACTATACATAAGTACATATAATAATAAAGTATAAGCAAATACAATGGGATTGATATAAACATACAAAGAGGTTTAGCTAAGACACTTAACTTGCTTGCCCCACAACAAGCAATCACAAAGATTTAATTGTTTAAAATAGCCGCAAAAACACGCAAAATCCCGCGAATTATAGCCACAACTAGAATCTTCTTTGTGCAAAAAGTTACATTTTAGGATAATATAAGGTATATTGCAGAGGTTCTTCTTAGCTGTTATGCTTGCTTTAATACATTTTTGGGCAGGGGAAAACATAAATTTGTTTGAGAGAGACACTTTTTAGGGGGTTTAGTCATATTAGTTAGAGTGCGACAATCATGCTGGTTTAGCTACGACATTTCATTTCAAGGGCAATAACATGGCCATAAAAATTAATCAATCTTTGTTCCTGCCACAAATAAAGCAGTACGGTGAGACGCTTGTAAAGGAATATGAAGACAATAGTGTTGATCTTGGGCGCGAAACTTTAGATGTTGCCGAGGGTTGGTTCCAAGAACAGCCTTGGCAAAGCGGCAATCGTGAAGATTTTGACACTCAACGCGAATGTCGTATCGAACTAAAACGTTACGTTCTATCAAAAATTAAATTGGACGATGCAAACAAAAGTTGGTACGACCATTCATTCACATGGAGTTGGGTTTCAAACAAAGTAGTAACTTATGTTGTTAAAATATTGATTGAACATTATTGGGATGATCTTATGGACGAAATGGGTCTTGGTGTTTGATTTTGAGTATATGTATATGTACCGTATATACATGGAGATTCAATCATGCGCGATAGATTTTTCCTTGGCGTTTTATTTTTGTGGATTTGGGCCGTCAGTATGCTGGACCATTATTACACAATTAAGTTGGCATGTACTATAAATGAAGAAGAAAGCAATCCCATCGGCAAGGTACTGCTTGCAGCCGATGATGGTAATCCGGCTCTGTTTATGACTGTAAAAATGATGAGCCTTTGGGTTATATTTTTTGCTTGTATAAGACTATACTATCTACGCAAAGAATATGCTTATTTCACTCTTGGCACAATGGCTGTTGTGCAATTTCTATTGGTTATGCATTACTTTAAAACATAATCACAATCTTGGGGCAAATCTTTATGACTAAATTTTGGCCATGCTCGGGGCAAAATCTAAGTAGTTTGGCAGAGACAATTAGTTAAGTTCGTGCCAAAAAACAAGTATATAAATAACAATAACAATAAACAGAAACACCATTTTAAATCTTTGGCATAAATTTGGGCCACGGGCTGGGCGAAATCAATATAGTTCAGCAAAGACAGCGCACTAGTCCTAAACAAATTTCTATTGTTCAATAATAAAAGCTGATATTCCTTCAGGATATCCTCCCCACAGATATCTACATCTATAACCGTTTTGACTTTGTTCATCATCATTAACTAAAACATATTCAGAATCTATTTTTAAAACGTATTCTTTTGCTTGTTCTAAAGTTTCAAATTCTTTTTCTAATTCTGTATCAACGTGGAATAAAACTTTGAATCTCATTTTTTCACCCTATTTCAAAATCAAAATAGTATAATACAAATTCTGGCCATGATTCCCGCGAAATCAATGTAGTTTAGAAAAGACAACCCTAAGCTTCTTCCTGCTACAAATCTTCTTTGTTGTCAATTTTCATCCAAACTGCCAGTCCAGTTTTGCTGGTGGATCGTTTGAGAAAAAAATGTGCTGTGTGAGTGTTGCTACGATATTCCCACTCAGTTTTACGGGCTTTTATTTGCAACAATTTCATACGTTTGCACATTGCTAAAAACTGTTCGCGTGTCATTTCTTTTTGTTTGAGCATATATTTATTGTAAAGTTAAATTAAAAGTGAGACTGGCGGGGATCGAACCCACGACCAATAGATTAAAAGTCTATTGCTCTACCATCTGAGCTACAGTCTCATACAATAACATCATACAATACATATCGACTAATGTCAAGCCACACTTTAGCAAAATATGAATTCAGACCAAATGTTGTGGGCAAATCTTAATACTTTGGATAAGACAAATTTCGGCCAAGAGTTCCCAGCAAATCAGTATAGTTTAGCAGAGACAGAATGTCAATAGTGAAAATTCGTACAGGTGTACAGATGTACAGTAAGCCGCCCGGCCCCGCGCGTCGTAACTCCTAGAGCCCCAAGGACTTACGTCAACTCACCGAAAGTATAATAAAAAAGGCCGCGCTAGGCGGCCAGAGTATAACCGGAATTATAATTCCAGCATCAAAAATATAATACACGCCACAATGACGATTAGTATGTATACCATTGTACACCTATCTAAAAAAACCAGCGGCGGCAAAATGCCGCCACTGGCTCACACGAAAGGAAACACACGAAAGATTAAACCGCGAGCAGATTCATCGCAGCACGTTCGGCACGTTGAACCGCAGCATCGTTAGCGGCGGCGATGATTCGACCAAATCCGGTTGCGGCAGCACCGCGAGCCGAACTCTTGCGAGTTGATTCATGCTGAACGAATCCCTGCACAGCGTTGAACGCTTCCCAACCGCTGACGCGGAAATCGGCTGGCATAGCACCGCGACCAGTGCGGCTACGTTCATCCATCACACGATTGAAAATCGTTTCGGTACGATTGCGATGGATAGTCGCAGCACGACCGCTGTCGGTTTCGGGTTCGCCGTAAACTTCGCGAAGGAAGTCCGCAAGATTCACGCGAGTTGATTCAAGCTGAACCGCAGTTGCGGCCAGCATTTGCCACGAATCGCGAAGACTCGTAAAGCTTTGAATCAGCGAATCCATGCGGCTTCGCAGTCCGCTAGTGTGGCGGATGGAAACGGTGGTTCCGCTAACTTGTCGCATGATTGCCAGATTGCGGCAAGCATCGCGGTAATAACCCATCGCGGCGTTGAACGCCTTGCCATCGTAACCCGCACGAATCACGACACGCGGAAAGATGTTGTCGGCAGTGCCGAAAATCGCATAACGTTGTTCGCGAGTTGGTTCGATGGCGACATAATGCCCATCGCGGAAGTAGGTGTCAACACTCGCCACACCTTCAAACGCTTCGCTGGCGGCATCCACCAGTGCGAGAACGTCTTCGGTTTGGTGTGGACAGTACCGCGAGGTTACAGAACCGTTACCAACAACTTCGTTGTTGTCAGAGCGGAACATACCGTACCACGGAGTGCGAAGACCATCTGGGCCAGCAAGCGGGAACTTGTCAACAGTGAAGTTGAAAGCAGCGGCAACGCGAGCCGAGATTTCGTTGGCAGAAACATTAGAACGGGAAACAGTAGACATGGTAAAAACCCTTCGTGAAAAAAAACTGAACTTGTTACTCTTGAATTATACGTTACGCTCAACGAATGTCAAGCGGAATTTTTAAAAAATGTGAGCGGCGGGAATCGAACACCGCCAACAGCAGCAATCAACAGTAACCGCTACGAAACGGTTCAGCCCGGAGCTTCCCGGTCCTTAACTGTCGAGAGTCGTACCTGCTTGTCAGGCCACTGCTCACTTCCTTATTATACTATATCGGCATTGCTTGTCAAGTATCTTGAGGAAAAAAGAAAAAAGATTTTTGTTTTTGTTTGGCATGAGGTTTGCCTAGCGGATTGACGTAAGTCTTAGAGCCACAAGGACTTAGGGCGTCGCGGGGCGGCCCGCGTAGTGTACACCCGTACAGCCGGGGGACTTGCGTCCCCCAAGCTGTTGGGCATCACACACACACACACACACTTATAATCCAGCGCGATTGTTGATGCATTTTGGACATTGACGAATAACAACAGTTTCAATTGGACGGCCACAACCAGTACACTTCTTCATAAAATACTCCTAAAGTTAAAAGATAAAACTCACCTACAAACACACACACACACTAACTCAAATCGCGTCGTGGGTATCCGCCACGATATTCCCAATCTGGCTCTGGTTCGTACTCAGTAGGGTCTTGCGGCCACAATCGTTGCGACAACGAGCGACGCGAATCAACAACGGTTCGGTCATCATCGTCCCACGGTGCTGGAATTCCTGAATCAATAATATCAGGATGGCTATTCTTGCGACTCACAAACTTGCCACCATTACCGCGAGCAGGCGAAATATATTGTGGGGCTGGTTTGCAAAGCAAGTGCTTGCCAACAGTTGCGGTATAAACCTGCGACCAGTACGGCCAATCCTTTTCGAACTCACTGGCCCAAATACCAGTCTTGGGGCAGTATTGCAAGTCGCCCGATTTCTTGACTACGCGATGAATAGGCGATTCGCCATTCTCGCTACCGTAGATAAGAAACACGCCCGACTTGGGAAACAGATTGCGTTTTTCTGCTCCCTCGATACCAAACTTGCCGATACATCGAGCAAGAGCAGCGGTATCGCTACCACAGTTAAGATAATTGGCAAGCGGTACTCCATCATTCCACGTTCCATTGTGGCACAGCCAACCCTTGAACTTGTCACCGTTGATACGGTGCGGATGGCATTGCTTGTCGCTACTCCAGCCTACGCTAATCTTGCGAGTATGATAGTAAACCGACCAACCCTTTTTGATAAGTTTCCAAGTTTTGATAACGATAGCATCGTTGTCTAACTTGACACCCTTCTCGCTAAACTCCTCACCATTGGGACCAACGGCAACGAATCCGTTACCATCGCCACCAAACGACTTTTGCAGCATATGCAAAAGGTCCACCAAATCAGTACGGTTTACTTTGCAGTTGCCCGGAATATAAGCCAATCGACACATAATAAAATTCTCCAAAAAAAGTGAGTGTGTGTACGTTCTATCGAACGATAATTAGAATCCAAAATTTACCAGTTTGCCACCAGCACATTCGCGAGCGAGCAAATACTTGGAACCAAGTGTTCCCGGTTCCATATAATCTACAAACTTCTTGCTAGGAAGATTATCCCAACCTTGGGTTCCGAGAATCGCGGCGTTTACCATTTCACGCAAACGCACAGCGACTTCGACCCAACCTTTGACTTTCCACGGATTGACCGTTCCGCTATGAATCCGTAGTTCGACCGTAGGAACACGGTGCGAAACAGATAGCCAAGCATAGTGAGAATGTAAACTATTGGTTACGCTTGTCAACGGCGAGCAATAGTGGTTCGTGCGGCGAGTTTTGGGAACAATATCAAAAAAGTATTCTTGAAAGTTTGTTGCCAATGCCCACAAACGATAACGGGCGTTACAGCTTGACCAGTTCGCATCGCTTCGACGCTCTAATCCAACGCTGACACCATTGGGCAATCCCATATGAACATGAAAACCGCAGCTACGATTAACCTTTGCACCAGCAAGGCCAGCACGTTGAGCAGTATCGGCGGCGATATTGGTAATCTTACTGGCATCTTGCACCAGCTTGATTTCCGCACCACCATAGGGTAAACTGGCATCGGTACATGCAAAGCGGGCAACTTGTGCCAAACGGCTTGCGGATTCTGGATGAATCATTTCGAGTTCGATACCGATAGGATTCGCCCATCGTGAACTACATCGCGGACGCGAATTATAGCTCTTAATGCGACGACTTGGAGCGTGCGACTTGCAGAAACCATCGTAGCTAATAGCAACACTAGCACAATTGGTATTCTTGCACGTTTTGACGGGCGGCAACTGACAACTAACAACACGGCGAGGCATAACTAACTCCTAAACATTGTGTGTGACTTACTCTCTCATTATACTTTATCGACCGCGAAGGTCAAGTGGCTTGAGAGAAAAAAAAGAAAAAAGTTTTCTGTCCCGAGCGGGAATAACTTTTGCGGTTTGCCTAGAATTTTCCCGAGCGGGAATGGCACAAAAGTTGCTTTGCTTGATTGACGTAAGTCCTAGCGGCACAAGGACTTAGGGCTCGGCGGGCGGGCCTATTTATTCTCGTTCTCTCTATACAAAGGATAGTCCTGTTCATTTTTAGCCAATTTATTCGCAAATTCCAGAATCTCGCGTTCGCTCCAACCGCTGAAATAACCCCTCATATGAATTTGGGTCAATTCATTACTACGAGTATTCTCATAATACTTCTGGACTGCTTCTATCCAATTTTTAGTTGCTAGTTGTAGTGGGTTTTCGGTCATTATTTATTCTCTAATGAAGGTTCCTTATATTCAATAACAAAACTACCAACAGGGCCGCCAAAACCTTATACTTTATTCATCTGCATAATCAAAATCGTACCAAGGAAAATCATCGTATTGGTCAAGAATTTCATATTCCAATTCTGTATCGGAATAATGTTTAAGGTCGGCTTCTATTCCGCCACGAACATATTCAATAAGTCCTTTAATATCCATTCCATCGATGGTACGGTCGATATATTCGGCAATAATTAGGTCGCGGTTGTGCTTATTCACTTTCATTTTGCATTCTTTCTATTTCACTAACAAAAGCTTGTCGTTCTTTTGCTCGCTCTTTTCGTTCGGTATAGCTAGATGGACCTTCTCCAGAGAGTTTCTCGGCCAGATGGTTCAAGTCATCTTGGAGTTTTTCTAATCTTTTTGCAATGTCGTTTTCTAATCTTTTTGCAATGTCGTTAGTCATTTGCTTCTTTCGTAATGTAAATAATGGGTTGTCTTTCTTTCAAATTTTTATAGTAATTGAGCATATGCTCATAAGTGGTTAACTCGGCACTTTGTGCATTATACAATGCATCACCTTCGTTGTCAACAAAAGTTTCGTAAAGATACGGATTATAGTAAGCATACTCAGCAGTAGCGTCACTAACAGGGGCGATTCTGCTGTCTGAATGAATTGTAAAATTCTCCAATTCGCATACAATGTTGGCATGAACATTTTTGCGACCATCGCGACGAACACGGCGGCATCCAGCAGCACTCACTCGAAACTCAGGATTCAAAATGCTGGCATTTCGGAAGTGGGCGAAAACTTTGCCGTTTCGTTTTGCACTGAAACAACGCTTATGTAAATTCCAGTAAATATAAACTTTGGCGTTCAAGATACAGTCCTTTCGATTACTATTGAATCGTCATAATTTGCACCAAACGTAGATGCGTCATTTGAGTTTTTGAAAACGGCGGCATTTACAAAAATATGTTCGCGGCCAATTACCTTAAAACAAATTACAACAAAGACCTTCATTCACTCACCTCCACGCCAAATGGGGTACCATCGTCAAATGAAAAGTTCTCAAAGCACCATTGCCATTTGAACCCGTGATAACCTAAATCGCTGTATCGTGTTGGCGGGTAAATATCATTTCCTTGTGGGTCGTATGCGATTCGCCTTGTCCACCTATCCCGATGCGGCTTAAACTCCTCAGCACTGGCAAACGGCCTGTATTGCTTTGGCCGCTCGATTTTGCGGACGATGAGGTAGCAAGCGGCCATCAAATCACCGCTTGACCTTTCCACCATCCCAGTGCCACCTATAAATAATTCGCAAGCCTCTGGCCTGCCAATCCTCACAATGTCATAGCCTTCCGGCAAACCTTTAATCTTAATCATTCGTTCTCCTTTATCAAAGCGTTAAATACATTTGTAGGAACACGTAAAACAAAACTGTAATCAGGCGAGCCATCTTTAATAACATTTGCTTGCCTTTCAAGCCTGTTGTACGCTCCATCAAAATACATACTATCAAAATTTTTGCGAATATGACTTTCTGTGTCACCCATATTACCATTGTGATAAATATATGTGTATTTGTTATCGCTAAAAATTTCAGTAAATCCGCGACAACGAACAAGAGTCTTTACGCTCATTCCCGACTCCACTTTAATCTTTGTGCTGCGCGAGTACGCTCACGCCGTTTACGCTTATCCTGCCACTTGCCGCAGCGAAATACTGGCGGATTGTGACCCGTTGCCACTTTGTTGATTTTAATCTTCATAACGCAAGTATACCACACTAAACCGCATTGTCAACCTCTGATTCATAAGTTTCAAATGCGTCGTAGTTCATTTTTTGGTAATAATTACTCCTAACAAACTTATTTGCCAGTTGAGCAGAACTAAACAAATAAATATTGCTGAGTTCCAAACGCCAATGGGCATCACGCTGGACTTCGTAAAAACACGCTACACACCAAATTTTCACGTTACGTTCCTTTGAAGCAGTTTGTCAGTTACCACTCAATTATGGTATACATAGCAACGATTGGGATTGCCCACACGGATGGGGGCTCTTGACAATAAAATGTAACTTTATAACCAAGTGCCTCAAGAATCTTTTTTGCTTTTTCCCAATCTTCTGTTCGGCTGTATCCACCATCAATCCACAAATCTCGGTCTTCTTTGTGCTCCCAACCAGTTATTAATGAACGTTTACGTTCGCTGGCGTTTTTCTTGATTGATTCACACAAAAGCTCAACTTTTTCTTCAACTGATTTTCCGGCCAATTTCTTTGCTTCTGCTGCTGTAAAGTATTTGCTCATAACTTTCTCCTTGTTATTTCTTTAACGTTAGTTACCACCACGAATTATAAACAACAGTGTAACCGTTAATAATTGAATCGCGAGCCGCGTCGATAAATTTCTCGTCTTGTTCTTTGTAGTATTCGTCGGAATCTGAACCAAAGAAAAAGCCGGTCGTGCTTGGTAAAGCACCTTTATTAATATCACGCTCTAAACGGTTCAAATCTTCGAGCGTCAATTCAACATCAACGCAGTTGAAAGATTCAGCGTCACCACCCTTTTCGCGGTATAGATTTTCCATCCAACCTTGCAAATTGGGGTGCTTTCGCCAATAGGCGATTTCGTTTTTTTCTGGATAGCGAATAAATTCTTGGTCCTTGCCAAGCCAATTTTTATCGATATACTTTTCAGGTTCACCCTTACGTGCGAAAGCATACTGGTCCAAACCCATAATTCAATCTCCAAAATGTGTGACTTTAACTTACTTCCTTAGTATACATTATCGACCGTCCTTGTCAAGAACTTCAGCCGAGAGAATTTCGTTGTATGGAAACATAGCGTTCCAACAGCGGTCGCAAGTTCCACTCATAATCAGTTCGCGTTGGTCAGCAGTAAGTTCTGGCATTGCGTCCTGAATCAAAGCTTCTCCCCTAATCCACTGAAGAAAACCTTCACAGTTAGGCTTGACGCGGTATGGTTCGTGGCATCGCCAGCAGTTAATTTCAATCGTAAAATTTTTATACATTGCGTTCTCCTTGCTTCCTATTATACATTATCGACACAGAATGTCAACCGACTTGAGAAAAAATTAAGAAATTTTTTTGTTGACGTAAGTGCTAGGGCCACAAGGACTTACGACGCGGCGGGTCGGCCCGCCGACCTAGCGGTTTCCGTTGAGATGGTATATTTTCTGCACAAAAATAAATGCAAGAACTAGCCCAATAAGTATGCCCATTATATACTCTTTAGTTCTTCGATTTCTTCGTTTGTGGCAAGAACAACAAACATATTCCAATTTTCAAAACTCTTGCCAACTTCTCGGACGTATGGCAAAAGTTGTTCGCTAAACTCTCGATGAGTATATAGCTGTCCAGTCGCGGGATTAAACGGGCTGAACTGCTCGATATACCGCACAATTGTACCAGTTTCGGGACGCTCTAAAGTCACCACAAAATCCAACATTTCACCACTCGCAACCGGAAGTTTCTTTTTGCGTTTAGCCACGTTACGTTCTCCTTTTCAATCATTCTACCATGCATTTTGCTAAAGTCAAATAGGCCAGCAGGAAATCGAATCCCATCATCGACCTTATAAGAGTCAAGTCCGCAACCAGCGGCTGGCCCATACCGCTAGTATATCATACCCCCAGTGCTTTTTCAACGTCTGCAAGACTAAATTGTGCCACTTGATTACTGCCGTTTACGGCAACAATCGTCCATCCTTCAAACGCGGCATCAAGTCGATACTCGCGGCCAGTCCATTCGACACCATTCACAACAAAAGTTTGCCCCAAACTAAACAGCTTCTTCGTCATATTTTTCTCCCAAAACTAAACGCCAATCAAAAAAATCACTATCTACGCCATAGCGGTACAGTACGTCAAAATCTTCTTGTTCTATCCAATAATTACTTTGCTCTTGCCTAGGAAGCTGTTGCCATTCCTTTAGCGTTATTCTTTTTGGGTCGCCGTTTCCATAATAACACATTTGTGTTTTTTCGTCAAGCTCTATCCATCCGCTAAATTCAAGAAAAGTTTTCACTGCGCAAAACTCCCAATGTTAAACGTAATACAAATCAAGTAACCAAACAGCCAACCGCCAGCCGCAATGCTACTCCAAAAAAGTACGTCCCAAAGCAGTACTAAATGTCTACCGCACCACAAACAAACAGTGGCACGGTCTTCACGAATCATTTTAGCATATCGCAAGAGTTTGTCAAGTAGTTGCATTACAACACAACTTTCATGTCGCCTATTATCGGTATGTCGCCATACATATACTGAATGTTGTCAAGATTAAAATCTTTTTCCATTAGGAAATCAACGATATTATCTTCGCTTTCGCATAACTCCTTAGTTACGGTAAAGATATGACATATGCCGATGAGAAAATCCAATACAATCAGTTTCACGTTTCATTTCCTAAAAGAAAAAGCTCGCCGTTCGTTTTATCCACCAGCAGCAGAACGGCGAAGAACTGTTGGGGCGACACGCTAGCTCGTTTAGTTTGCTGCCGTCTGACGACAGGAGGGCTAAACTTTAATGCCGATTCGCGGCAAATGCCGCCGCATTGGGCCTATCATCCTATTTATACTCGCCCAATCGAGTCGTGCGGATTTTGTTGGTTTGTTCCGCACCTTAGCGATTGTCTGCTGACCGTCGCCGTTGCAAGCGTAGCAATTAAAGACCAGCTACGCACTTGCTGACCGAAAAGGACTTCATGATTCCGCTGTCTTCGCGGACGGTAATACCACGCCCATTCGGTCCAGTATAACTGCGAACCTTTACACCATTTACGGCCCGAAGAACATTCTTCTTGCCACCAACAGGATACAGGAAAGAAACCTTACGCTCGTTACGCTTGCCGTACAAATCAACCATCATAGCACATTCTCCAAAAAAGTGAAACATCATTTACAATATCATTCTAACATACTTATCGTCTATGTCAAGTCAAAACTTAAGAAATTTTTTAGCCGTTGTATATCCCCACTAAAATTAAGCTCATGAGTAAAATAAAACAACACCAAACAGTAATTGTTCCTGCCCAAAATAAAAGTCTTTGTCTAATTTAAAGCCTCCAATTCTTGTGAAGCAAACCACACTAAAGCGTCGCAAACATCTTGATATCTTACAGTACGCATAAACACAACATCGCACACCAAGTCAGTATACCATTCAATATCGGTATTTTCAAGGTCGAACATTAGCTCATCGGGCGTTGTTTGTTCCAAAATTTCGCAAATAATTTCATTCTTAGTCATTTGTAGCATTATCGTTCTCCTTTTCCCACATTATACATCGCGTAATAATAACCTCTAGCTATGTCTGAAATATGGTCGAAAATTCTGCCGCCTTCATCGATATCTTCGATGCTAAAATCTGCTGCTCTTGCGAGTCTGGTGTTCATTGGGCCATCACCAAAGCCATGTTGTTTAATAATCGCAACTGGGCAATTGAATCGAGCAAAAAGCACAGCGAGTTCGGCAAACGACTCAATGGTGATACTCAGGGTGACGGGCTGGAAATCAGGCTTTGCGGGCGTTACTTCAACTTTCATTTCGTTTCTCTTTTTTCTCTATTATACTATATCGGCACACTTTCTCTATTATACTATATCGGCACACAATGTCAAGGAACTTTAGCAGAAAAAAAGTTTTTTTTCAATCGTTGTAACTCCTTGGGGCTCTAGGACTTAGGGCGGCGCGGGCCGGGCAAACTTTGGCCCAAATGCTGGGGCAATTCAGATTAGTTTGAGTAAGACTACCTTAAATTTCGGCCAAAGAAAAAAAAGTAAATCGGTTTTGTTTAGCATAGACACTATGTGTACAGGTGTTCACCTGTCAAAATGAAATATGGTACTTCGAGGCCGTTTTCCGCTGAAGACAGAACCGCTAAGGCTTCTCAAATCCTTGACGTTAATTCGCCTACCTCTTTTCCCGAATATAGGGGGTTTTTGAATGGACCCCATACCATACCCGCGACTTGGGCGGGATTTGCGGGTCAAGCCCTATTCGTCGTATTGCCAGTAGTGCGAGTCATCGCCACCGTAAAGGTCGATGGGGTCGCTGTCGAGGAGGTCATCACCCTCTGGGTAGCAAGCCTCTTGGCCGTCATACCACTCTTGGTATTCGTTCCAATCGGCAGCGGTGGGTTGATAGTCCAATTCGTCGGAATGTTGGTTGGTGCTGAAGCTGTCCATTTTCAATTCTCCAAAGTGTGTGACTGATACGCTGATTATACCAAAGAAAAAACAACTGTCAAGGGGTCAATCCCAAATTTCGGAAATAATTTTTCCGTTGTGAGAAATCCGAACCATACCCAGAACGGGAACGCCGCCACCACGCGAGCCGGTTACAATCTGGCTACGGTCGTAGCGGTGACTGCCTTGGCCGCGAGCCTTGGCAAAAGCCCGCTTAACGCTACGGTCGAAACCGATGCAGGTTTCAGTACCATAACCGCCTTGACCACAAAAGGGGCCGTAAACAGTGGCAATTTCTACTTTGTACATTTTTTTTCTCGCTTGTGTGATTGACTTCCTTATTATACAATATCGGCTAGGTTTGTCAAGAGTCTGAAGCAAAATAAAAAAAGATTCTTGAAATTTATTTTTTTTCACTGGCACACGCTTTGCCTACTTGACTGACGTAAGTGCTTGTGGCTCTAGGACTTACGACGCGGCGGGACGGCCCGCGCCCTGTACGCGTGTACACTATACGAATCGCGATACTATACTTCCAACAAATGGAATTTTGATTTTCCAATTTTGTCGCTCGCGATAAAATGTTTTTATTCCGTTGCGAGTTTTTATAGTGTCAAGATGTTGCGACCTTTCAAAGTTAGCATCGCGTTTTCTATAAGGTCCGCATAAAGAATTGATTGATAAAGGTTCTTTTTTAGTATCGCGTTCGCGTTCTAAAATTCCCCAACGAATAACCGAACCATCCACTGGCTGCTTGTAAGAAAATATAACCAAACTTTTCATTCTGAATTTTTCCATGATAGTGCTAAAAATAAAATTGTCGATATAACTACAATCAAAATATAAATCACGTTTTACCCCTTATCGTGAATAAGCAAATTCAACTCCGTTCCTTTTCAATTCGCGAATCGCTGCGGCTGCTTCGCTGCCTGCTGGCTGAATACCGTGAATGAGAAGAGCAAAATCGTGGTTTGCCGTTTCTGGGTTGGCGGCATGTTCGTCGGTGTGGTCAATTTCCAATCCGAGTTCAGCGGCTGATTGTTCGTTGTAAACAACGACAGCTTTCCGCAAATTATATTCTTGAATTAAATTATCTTCGCTTCCGCCTTCGCTTGCGGTCAGAATCATATTCGCGGGAATAACTGCAATGCGGCTGACCCAATAACGCAGGCTTTTTGTATAAGCGTAAAATAGAACGTTCGGATTGTTCATCGCAACCATCACCCAAGCGTCGAAATAATCTTGATTGAAAAAGTCTCCCGCAACGTGAATGCGAACAACTCCAGCATTTTTGGGCAGAGAAGAATTTAACATATCAAAAATTTCTTGGTTGTCTTTCATCGCGGTCAGAATTTCCGTATTGTGTTTGCGTAGCTCATAAACGTTTGTATATGTCGCTTCTTGACTTGCCGAAAAGCAGCGGAATTGAGTATGCGGACCATCAAAGATTTTACGCTTGCCGTCGATTATTTTTACTTTACTGCGGCATAATTTCGCGAATGGGCAAGTATGACCGGATAGCAAGTCGAAACTATAAACACGGCGACCGCGTGGCAAATACTTGGCAAGTGCGGCGACGAGTTTAAGGGCTTTAATCTTGACGTTAGCAGGTGAGAATTTCAGCATGACTTTTTCCTTGTGTGTGTGATTGACTTCCTCATTATACAGTATCGGCACTAGTTGTCAAGATACTTGAGAGAAAAATAAGAAAAAAAATCTTTTTTGTGTGGCATGGGTTTTGCCTACTTGACAGACGTAAACCCTTGAGGCTCTAGGACTTACGGCTCGCCGGGCCGCCCGCCGACCTGTACAGTTGTACACTATAGCGTGTTCAAAACCATTTTATAAAATCCAGAATTAGAAAAGTAACAGCCATTATACTACAATACAAAAACCCAACCATCCACAATATTATAAAAAACGATTTAAAAAATTTCATTAGCACTCGTCTGGTTCGGGATAGCAAAATCTATCGCCAACAGTTTCTTCGATATGAGTCCAACGCTCAACTTCTTTTAAGTTAGTAAATACCCAATCCCAAGGTAATTCCTCACAACTTACAATCCAATAATTCAATCGGCGGGTTAACTTATAGCCCATTGCTTCAAGCCGTTTTGCAATTTTTTTACTGTTCATTATTCTACTTCCAAATCGTCGCGGTCGATATGACCAGCGTGAATCATTCCTTCAATCATTGCACATTCATTACGATAGAGTTGCAATTCGTCGCGTTCGCCAATATTGTAATCAATTTCTTGACCGGCTGCAACTGTAGCGGCATACTTTTCGATGTTGCGAGCTTTGAGAGCTTTGAGCTTGCGATGTTCGGTGATACCATCGCGTTCGTCGAGTAGTTCGTTGAGACGTTCGATTGTGCGACCACCACGAACGTCATCATGCAATTCAGTTGGCAACCAACTGTTTGGGATTTCGATAACGGATTCGATAGCGGCTTGAAATTCGCGGATAGCTTGTTGAGTGTTCATTGTGTTTTTTCCTTTTGTGTTTGTGTGATTAACTTATGCTCTGATTATACCAAACCGACAGCCATTGTCAAGAGCGGTAGACCTTTTTTTCCAGAATTTTTTTTCCAGCTTCTTCAGCGGCTTCGCGGGTTGTGCGAGTTGCCACCAGTTGGCCGTTAATGTAAACTTTGAAAAAAGAACCGGTTAGGGACTTGTTGGTTTTGGTTTCGGTGATTGTCATTTCGTTTTTCATTTTCATTTTCCTTATGCCTCTATTATACACTATCGGCTGGATTTGTCAAGAGTCTTGAGCCCAATTCTGGAAATTTTCTGGAAAATTTTTTTGTTGACGTAAACCCTTGTGGCTCTAGGACTTACGTCGATTGCGGCCCGCCCGGCCACTGTACACTTGTACACTAGTTGTTCATCTGATGATGCCCCTGATTTTATCCAATTCGGCCCGTAATTCGACCGCATTTTCAAGCAGAGCAATAGCCGCCTGAAGTAGTTCATCATACGACATACTTTCCAGGCTTTCAATTTCGTTTTTCATATTTCGTATCCCAATGCCATTTCTGAAAGATATTCGTCAACGTATTGTTCGATTTGTTCTTGCGATGGTTTCATCGAGCGAAATCGAATCGCCCCAATAAATTCGCCGTTGACATCAATCCACAATTCCTTCAAACGTTCGCGGTCGCCGTCATATACAAACGTCGCGATTTCATAACTATTGTAATCAAATTTTTCAATCATATTTTTTCCTTTGTTGTGTTGTGTGTTGTTATTATACAGTAATTATCGGCGTTGTCAAGCGTGTTTCTTGACTTTTTTCACAAGATAATCCAAACTTTTTGAAGTGAGAACCACATCGCCCTTCATCGCGACATAATACTTGTCGGCGGTATCGTGTTGACGAACATAAAATTTAAAACCGTTGATAATCATTTTCGTTTCCTTTGTGTTGTGTGATTCTATTATACAGTATCGACAAGATGTTGTCAAGAGCTTTAGATAATTTCTTGAAACTTTTTTTCGATATATTTCAGATTATCTGAGCGATTTCTGCAATTATTTTGAGGACTTGCAGATTCACCATAAGAAATCCAATAACGTTTTGACAGTGCAAAGAATTGTTTTGTACCTTCGCCACCATCGACTAGGTTAACTTTTGCACCAAATTTTGTGATTTTACTTTTTAGAATTTTCATTTTTTTTCCTTAATTCTTATTACTCTATTATACCATATTTATCGTCATTGTCAAGCTAAATCTTTAGCAGAAACTTTTCTTTCCCCAGCAAGTTTCTGTTTTTGATTTTTACTTTCCATACCACTATATAGAGCGAATCCCGTGCCAAGTCAAAAATTAAGCACAGAATTTTTTTCCTGCTCAAAACACGCGGTTTTCGTGCCTAAAATTTAAGCAGCGTTGCTGGGTGTACAGAAACTGCTCATTGGCTGCATAGATTCTGCTCATTGGCATGTACAATCTTTGTTCACTTGCCGATTGGCATGACGATTGCTCTAGAGAATTGACGTAAACCCTTGCGGCTCTAGGACTTGCGACTTACGGCGGCGGCCCGCGTTGACCTAAGTCCTTGTGGCTCTAGCACTTAGGGCGGTTGTTTTGCGCAGTCTGTTTACATAGGGTCAGACAGTGGCGTTTTGTTCACTATGATATTTTTCTACAATCATTCGAGCAGCTTGTTTTTGGATGCAAAGATTATCAGATAGGCTGTAATATCGTGAACCATTAGCAGCAGCCCAAAGTTCTTGGTCAACTGCCGACATTATATTCAGTTGGTCCCATGAATACAATGGGATAGTGTTAAAATTAATATCAAGCTTTTCAGCTTCAATTAATCGATTAACTCCATATTTTCCCTTTACGCAAGTAAGAATCCACTGATTAACAAATTGACCGTAATATTCTTGGTGCGAACATTCACCGGCAAGATATTGGGCGCGTGTAAACATTATAATTTTTCCTTATACTTCGTTTTCATAATTTGCAACTAGGTGAGCGTAATATTCGGTGTTCCGCATTTCTTCACAGAAATCAGAGGAGAAATTTTCGGGCCGCATTTTGGATAGAATGCGATAGCCTCGGCTCCACTGGCCACTATGATAATCCATTAAAAAAACGGCAACGGCAAAACGGTCGAACATAATTTTCCTTTCGTTACGACAATTCAACTTCTTCAATCCAATAACGATTTTCTTTTGCGAATTTTTCAGCTTCTTCTTTGTTATAAAAAGCTCGAATCATGGTTTGCCCAAGACCCTTATCCGCTTCGATTGCAATGTAAATTTTCATTTTTCGTTTCCTTGTGTGTGTGTGTGTGTTGTATTTATAATTATTGTAAAATTATTACCAGTGAACCTTAACCGCGTTGATTGCATCATTTAATGCGTTCAGTTTGGAAATGTATTCACTGCTCAAACAACCGCGACCATTTTCATGACCTACAATATCAGCCACAATTCGTTGTTGCAATTCGTTAATCAACTTGTAATCAGTAACGTGCGGAAGGTGAGCAATAGCGGCTTTTTTGAGTAGTTCTGTTTTCATGTTTTTTTCCTTTGTGTGTGTTCTTATTATACTTATCGGTTACAAACTGTCAATACCATCAATCAAATTTTTGAGATATTCTTTTCTTTTTTCGTCAGCAACTTTGCGAGCATGATGCAGAGTTCCGCAGATTGCAACAACCGAACCGGCGATTTCTACAGTGTAATGAAAGCCGTAGCCGCTAGTTGCTTCGTGGGGGATAATTGAGATAGTCATTTTTATTTTCCTTGTTGTGTTATGCTTCTATTATACAGTATCGGCTAGAAATGTCAATAGACTTGAGCAGAAAAAAAGAAATTTTTCTAGGAATTTTTTGAATTGACGTAAACCCTTGGCGCTCTAGGACTTACGGCGATTTGGGTCGGCCCGGCAGGTGTACGCTTGTACACTAGTGTATAAAAAGCCTCTTTTGGAATAGAGAGGCGAACTATGCTCGCGACTTGGGCGAGGCTTGTGGGTCAAGCCCTTAGAAGGGAAGGTCATCGGCAGGAAACTCGATAGGCCCGTATTCAACCCCGATTTCATCGTCGCGAATCGGCAAGCTGTCAAGCCACATTTGAAACTCCAGCCAGTCCGATTGCTTGGGTTCGAATGGCATTTCGTCGCACTGAATGTTGTCAAAGCTGTCCATTGTCGTTTCCTTGTGTTGTGTTTCGTATGTTGTTATTATACTTATCGGCAATCGGTTGTCAATAGCTTTAGGAATATTTTTTAGAAATTTCTTGAGCGTGTGACAATGTACCGCAATTCGCAACGGCAATTCCGTTAACCTTTACGGTGTACCAGTAAGCTCCCCAGCAAGTGTTAACCTTGACAATCTTGACAGTGTTCATTTTCGTTTCCTTTTGTTGTGTGTTGTTGTTTCTCATGTCCTTATTATACATATCGGCAAAACACTGTCAATAGCTTTAGAACAAAAAAAGAAATTTTTTTCAGAATTTTTCCTGTTGCCATAAGTCCTTGTGGCTCTAGGACTTACGACGATTTGGGTCGGCCCGACTAGTATACGCGTGTACACTATTTTACAGCTGTACACTACCAACCGTTTCGTCGGTATTCATCGTTTACTTGGCAAGAAAATGCCGGATGAAATTTTCTACTTGCTTTGCGTTACTTGGATAACCGCGAAACTTGCCAACACGTTCACCGTTAGCGTCGATGTACCACTCGGCTACGCGGTCGTCTTCTTTGTCGAACCAAGTAGCTACAAAAGTGGTTCCGTTGATTGTCAAGCTGAATTCTGTTTCGTTCATTCTTTTTTCCTTTGTGTGATTGTCTTTTGTATGCTTCTATTATACTATATCGGCATCCATTGTCAAGAGCGATAAGTCTTTTTTGCCAAAATTTCTTGAGAAAGTTTCTCGGCTTGTTCGCGTGTCGAGCGATAGCCTACGCTAATCCCGTTAACGTAAACTTTGAACCAAACGCCGTTGATTGCCTTGGTTGTCTTTTCTTCGATGATTTTAACGTTGTGTTTCATGTTCGTTTCCTTTGTGTGATTAACTTGCTTTCGATGTCTCTATTATACCATATCGACAGGAAATGTCAATAGCCTACAGCCAAAATCAGAAAAAAAAGACAAAAATTTCCGAAATGCCCTAGCTAGGGGGTGGTATTTTATGTTCAGGAAAAAAAGTGGATTTCCCCTTGACAAACGCCGGGGTGGTTCAGACTAAATTGCCCATCAATATTTGTAAATGTCTTAGCTAAACCAAATTGATTACACATGGTTGTTGATAAAAAAACCGCTGAAATTGCTTTCAACGGTTCCGTTTCGAAAACTTTTGCAACTGTGTTGCATTAGCCTTCGGGAGTTTCGGGAACTTCTGGTTCGGCTGGTTCGGCTGGTTCGACCGGAGCTTCTGGCTCTGGTGTTGGGTCAGCAACTTCTTCGGTTACAACCAATCCAACTGCTCCGGGTGTAGCAGGAGGAATTGTGTCAACCAAAACAAACTCGAACGAGCTTGCACTTGATCGGTTTCCAGCGTCGTCAATGTCAACTAGTGTACCAACAACAGTGCTGTTGTCGGAACCAGAAAACTCAGCGCTTTGTGCGGCGTCAGCGCCCAAGACGTACAAAGCTGGTTCAGCACCAGCAATCGAAACGAGCAGTTCGCGGGCCACAACGTCGGCAGCACCCTTGGCTGGCAGCGACAAATAAAACTTTAACATATTCTTTTCTCCATCTTTAAAAACAGGAAATACAACTCCGGGCTTGCGGCCCATTTTTACAGCTTTGACTAATTCTTTTAGAGTTAAATTTAAATGGTGCAATTCCACCAGCACTAAAAATAGTCCCAGCAAACACACAAAACCCAGTACAAAAATGTTTATCATTGATTCGTCCATACTTTGACCCTTAAACTTTTCTCTGCTATAACATACGCAAAAATTTCGAAATTTGTGTATATTTTACTGTTTGGAGATATAATGATACAAAAGGAGAAATATAATGAAAAATTTAAAACCAAAAAATCTTTTTAATGTCGAAGCTGTTGACACCGACGAGCTACGCAAATCAATTGCCCGCGACCTTGAGTTGCCGGATCGCCCACTAACAATAGACGAACTTGCGCGTTTGCGGGCGGTTGAAAATTCTGAAACAATGCAACCAGTTATTGACTGGAGTTTTCAGTATCAACCAGACCCAGCCGATCTACGCCGCGAAGAAGAGCGTTTGATTGATGAAATTGACGAGGAGCTTAATGAAAATACCTGATGGATTAAACGAACAGGAAGTTATTGCCACTATTCAAAAAATTGCCAAAAGATTAGCCCCAAAATATGTTTTTGCTGGGTATGAAGTCGAAGATATCGAACAAGAAGCTTTTCTCATTGGATTTGCTGGGCTAAAAAGTTATGACCCTACTCGCCCACTGGAAAACTTTATGTACACGCATATAAACAATCGTTTGAAAACATTTAAACGCGATAATTACTACCGCATGGACTACGGAACCGAGGCCGAAAAAATACAACACCAAAAGCGCGACTTGCTCGAACCTGTTAGTATCGACAATGTTTATACAATGCACACCGCGCCCGACGTAAACAACGATGCTTATGTAAAGGAAATACTCGAACTTATTGATCGTAAACTCCCCACACATTTGCGTCGTGATTATTTAAGATTACAGTCAAACTCTCCTCTGCCCAAAGGCCGCAAGGCCAATATTATAAATATTATCGAGCAGATTATCAATGGCGAACTTGACGAGTTGACATAACACAAGGAAAGCAATTTGAAAAAAGGTAGATTTTCAGTTGAAGAAATGTCCTATATCGAGGCCAATGCCGAGGTATTGTCGATAGAGCAAATCTCCCAACAACTCGACCGCGACCCTGAAAGTGTGCGCGAGTGGATCAGCAAAAAAATAGGCTTTTCGGCCAAGCAAAAGCAAGAAGCTGCTGTTGCCAACGAGCTTAAAACCAAGCCATATTATCGTGAATTAAAACATCAGTTCAATGAAGACGAGCTTGAAATGTTTGAGTTTCATTTTAAAAAGATGTGGAGTCAGTTCAAGGACGATGTGTTTCATACCGAGGAAATGCAAATCATTGACACTATAAAGTTGGAAATTTTGATGAATAGGATTTTGAGGAGCCAGCAAGAAAATCAAAACGAAATCTCGACGTATGAACGTCTCGTTCAAGAAGAGAAGGCTGTGGATAAAGATCAACGCGATATGGAATACATCATCCAGCTTGAACGTCAGGTGGCGGTTTTGCGGGCTTCGCAGGAAACGCTTTCGCGTGATTATAAAGATTTGCAAACACGCAAAGCAACAATGCTGAAAGACTTGAAGGGAACACGCGAGCAACGCATCAAGGCCATCGAAGACAGTCGCGAAACATTTGCAGCACTTGTAAAACAAATTGCAACCGATTCAGAATTTCGCACAAGGATTGGGTTGGAAATGGAAAAAATGCGTCTTGCCATGCATCACGAAAAAGAAAAACTGAGTGAATATCATCGGTACGAGGACGGCACGATTGACCAACCATTTTTAACTTCTGAAACATTAATCAAGGAACAATAAATGAAGAAAGCTTTAATTTGGGGTATTACTGGACAAGACGGAAGTTATTTGGCCGAGTTGCTTTTGGCAAAAGGGTATGCAGTTACGGGTGTAACTCGCCGTGTGAGTGTTAATACACTCGCTCGTATTGAACACCTTCTGCCCAAAATAAATATCGTCGAGGGTGACATTACCGATGGTTTTAATGTCAGTAAAGTTATAGAAGATTCTCAGCCCGATGAAATCTACAACCTTGCCGCTCAGTCGCATGTTGGTACTAGTTTTAAACAACCGAGTTTAACATGGGATATCACAGCCGGTGGAGTATTGAATATACTTGAAGCGATACGATACTCGTCACGAAAAAGTGAAATTCGATTTTATCAAGCCAGCAGCAGTGAAATGTTCGGGGCTTCTTACGATGAAACTTACGATGAATACAATGGGCCAGTATTAAAATTCCAAGACGAAGATACCAAGTTTTTACCGCAAAGCCCTTATGCTATTGCCAAACTGGCCGCACATCATTTGGTGCGAAACTATCGTGACAGTTATGGAATACATGCTAGTAGCGGCATTTTGTTCAACCATGAGTCAGAACGTCGCGGCGAACATTTTGTAACACGCAAAATTACAAAATGGATTGGCGAGTATGTAAGATGGAGCAATAAATACAATAAACTTGGCGATATTGCTTTCGATGACCATTATATAATTGCCACAAGAGATTCTTTTCCGAAATTACGTTTGGGTAATTTGGATGCAAAGCGTGATTGGGGTCATGCTCAAGATTATGTAAATGCCATGTGGCTCATGCTTCAGCAAGAAACTCCTGACGATTACGTTGTTGCCACAGGGCAAACATACAGTGTGCGAGAATTTTTAGATGCTGCTTTTGCTCGGATTGGAATTGAAAACTGGGTGAATTATGTTGTGGTTGATCCACAATTTTATCGTCCATCCGAAGTGGATTATCTCCTTGGGATTCCAGCTAAAGCTGAAAGAGTGCTTGGGTGGCAGCGAGAAATTAGTTTTACTCAACTAGCAGAAAGAATGGTAGACCACGATGTCGAAGAAGCGAGATTACAGCGACCCTGTTTACAAGAGGTTTCGCGATGCTGTTCTAAAAAGAGACAAATTCACATGCCAAATGTGTAATAAAAAAGGTAAAAACTTAAGGCTGAATGTTCATCATATAATGAAATGGAGTTCAGCCAGTACTCTTCGTTACGATACAGATAATGGAATAACTTTATGCAAATTATGCCATAAAGATGTTACAGGGTTTGAATCACATTATATTTCATATTTTACAGAAAAGGTTAGGAGCAAAAAATGAATAATCTAGAGCAAGCTTTACAGCAAATTTTACAAGGCGGCGACATAACTATTGATTGTGACGATATTGTTGCATTCAATGAATTTTGCGGAAAGTACAATCGAAAATACGGTATTCGCTGTAGTTTAGATCAAGTAACAAACAAAGTCCGAATTCAAAAAACAGACAACCGTCCAATTGGTGAAGAAACTCCACCGTCGCCTCCTCCAGCGCCTCCTTCCGAGCCAGATATAAACGCATAAGTATGAGCAAGTATACTGTTATAAAAGATACGCGCGAACAAGAAGGTTGGTTTTTTTCAGAATACGATAAGTGCGAAGGAATGGAACTTGGCACTCTTCTGACTGGAGACTACACAATCAAAGGCTATGAAGATGTTATTTGTGTTGAACGAAAAGCTTCGGTATCAGAAATAGCAATGAATTTAGGCAGGAAGAAAGAAGCATTTTATAAAGAAGTGGAAAGAATGCGAGATTTTCCATTTCGTTATATTTTACTTGAGTTTTCTGCTTCTGATGTTATAGGCTATCCAACTAGTTTACTGAATGAACAAGAACAGGCGGCGTATCAAAAATATCTAGACGGTGGTCCGAAACCTAGCGGCAAAAAATTTGATATAATACAAGAAACAAAAATAACCGGAAAGTATTTGATCAAATGTTTACTCGAAATATCTATCAAGTATGAAGTTAATGTTATTTTCTGCGACAACAAACATAGCGCATTTTTAATTTGTAATAGTATTTTCAAAAGACTTACCGAACTATTCGATAAAAAGGACGAGGAAGATGCCGAAGGACAAAAACGATACGATTTCTGATATTCATGATTATAATCTTGATCTTGAAAATAGAATAATATACTTACACGAAAAAGAAGACGCTTCTGAAAATCAAAGCACTGGCGTTGATTTTAGAATGAGTCAAAATTTCATGAAGAATATCAATATCCTTCAAAGCATAAGTCAAGACCCTATTACAATTTACATGCAAACTATCGGTGGTGATTGGCATTCTGGTATGGGTATTTTTGATGTAATTAAATCGTGTAACTGTAGAATCACATTAATTGGTTATGGTCAAATTTGCTCGATGGGTACAATCATTATGCAGGCTGCTTATCGTAGAATACTGATGCCAAGTTGTATTTTTATGTGCCATTATGGGGTGAGCGAGCTTTCTGGTGACTATCTAAGTGCGCACAACTATGCAATGATTGATCGTCACAACATGCAAACTATGGTTGATATTTACGCGGAAAAGTGTCACAAAACTGGCCAGTATTTTAAAGATCGCGGCGACTCGCTTTCAAAAGTTAAATCTTATATAAAAAGGAAAATGAAAGATGGTGATTGGTATTTAACCGCAGAAGAATCTGTGCATTATGGTTTTGCCGATTGTCTTTTTTCTAAATCATTAAAACTATGAAAAATCTAGACGATGCTTGGCTTGATATAGATGTAAATGATTCTGAGTTGTTCAATCCAATGGATTTTGTAATGCAGGACTTCTTGGACGGCGAAACTCTATTGAAAAGACTTTCATGGTTGATGATGCGTCCAGAATATTTTAGCTTTGCTTGTAAGTATATATTAAATATTGAACTTAGCCCATTTCAGTCTTTGTTGCTTTATGAAATGTGGAACCGTAAATTTCCCATGCTTGTTGGTAGCCGTGGTATGGGTAAAAGTTTTATACTTTCGGTGTATCCATTGCTTCGAGGTTTGTTTATGCCTCGCAGAAAGATAATTATTGTGGGCGCTGCATTTAGACAGTCCAAAGTTTTGTTTGAATATATGGATACAATATGGAAAAACGCCCCAGTTTTACGAGATTTGTGCGATAGCAACAGTGGTCCTAGACGCGATATTGATCGTTGTGTTATGCATATTGGGCAAAGTACAATAACATGTCTTCCGCTTGGTGATGGTTCTAAAATTCGCGGCCAACGCGCTAATGATATAATTGCCGATGAGTTTGCCTCGATCCCGAGAGATATTTTTGAAAATGTAGTGGCTGGTTTTGCCGCTGTTTCGTCTTCTCCAATTGAAAAAGTCAAACAAAAGGCAAAAGAGAAAAAAGCAAAAGAGCTTGGAATAGCAATGGCCAAACCGGATGAATCTGAAAATCCTTCCGATAAATCAAATCAAATTATTTTATCTGGTACTGCATATTATGACTTCAACCATTTTGCCGAGTACTTCAAGCGATATCATGCTATTGTGTCAAGTGGCGGAGACAGAAGAAGGCTAGAAGAAATATTTAACGGAGAAGTTCCAGTTGACTTTGACTACCGTAATTATTCAGTGATAAGAATACCTGTCGATAAACTTCCAGAAGGGTTTATGGACGCTGGCCAAATTGGACGAGCAAAAGCAACTGTTCACTCTGGTATTTTTCAAATGGAGTATGGGGCTATTTTTACTAGCGATAGCCAAGGCTTTTTCAAGCGTAGTTTAATAGAATCATGTACCGTATCTCCATCAAAACCAGTAAGACTTCAATCTGGCGAAATTTGTTTTGAGGCTAGTCTTACTGGCGATTCAGATAAAAAATATGTATTCGGGGTTGATCCCGCTTCTGAAGTTGACAACTTTAGTATTGTTGTCATGGAAGTAAATAGCGATCATAGAAAAATAGTACATTGCTGGACTACAAACAGAAAATCGCACAAGGAATTAGTTAAATCTAAAATAGTCGAAGAGGATGATTTTTATTCTTTCTGCGCAAAGAAAATAAGAAAGTTGATGAAGTCATTTCCTTGCTCTGAAATAGCAATGGACGCGCAGGGCGGTGGTATTGCTGTTATGGAAGCTTTGCATGACAAGGACAAAATTCCCGAAGGTGAACTTCCAATATGGCCTGTTATTGAAGAAAAAGCAAAAGATACTGATGATAAACAGGGCTTGCATATATTGCGAATGTGTCAGTTTGCAAGATCTGAATGGTTGGCGGAAGCTAATCACGGATTAAGAAAAGATTTTGAAGATAAGATTATTTTATTTCCTTATTTTGACTCTGTTAGCTTGGGATTGTCGTTGGAGGTAGATAAGTCCGTAGGAAGAAAATACGATACACTAGAAGATTGTGTGATGGAAATAGAAGAGTTGAAGGATGAACTTTCTATGATAGTTATGACACAAACACAAAATGGTCGCGAGCGATGGGATACCCCAGAAGTTAAAACCGGAACCGGTAGAAAAAACAGACTCAGAAAAGATCGTTATTCATCTTTAATTATGGCCAATATGTCTGCCAGAAGTCTTCTTACAGAAAAAACCACAATGGAAACTGGAGCTATTGGGGGCTTTGCTCGCGGCGGTCAACCGGCTTTTTATGATTACAGCAACGACAAGTTATTTGCTGGACCCTCTTGGTTTACTGAAAAAGTACAGGGTTTGTATTAGAATGTGTATAGTAATATAATTGACGATATGATTGACAATTCAATTAAATAGGAAACAATACAAATGTCTGAACCACTCTATCAAACATGGGCCAGCGACTCGGATAAAGAAAAGGTATATGATTCTACAATTCTAGATGGATATGATGGTATCGTTTATAGAAGCTCCGCTCACGGAAATGGTTATGATGGAACATACAGAAAGCAAACATATCTAGATATCGAGCCAAATCGCACTGTTCGTCCTTCTTTTGATCGTTCTGATTATGACGCTTTTCGTCCGGGCGAATCTATTCCGACTCGTCAAAAGAAAATAATGGCGGCTTGTATGGTTGCTTACGATAGGGTTGGTATTATTCGTAATGTTATTGATCTTATGAGCGACTTTGCTAGTCAGGGGCTTGTGCTTGTACACCCAAATAAAACAATTGAAAAATTTTATAGAAAATGGTTCGCTCAAATTAAAGGTTACGACCGGTCTGAAAGATTTTTAAATTATCTTTATCGTTGCGGCAATGTTATTGTTCAGCGACGTACAGCAAAAATAAACCGCAATAAAGAAGCAGAACTTCGTCGTGCTGCTGGCGCTGATGTAATTATTGAAGATTCGAAGATTCCACGCCGCGAAATTCCTTGGGTTTATGATTTTCTAAATCCTTTAGCTGTAGAAATTGATGATGCTGGGTTGCTTGCTGTTGGCAAGCCAAAGTTTTACTTGAATATTTCCAAGTATACATATCAGTCTTTGATGCAAACATCAAATACAAACAATAATGCATTTAAAACTTTACCAACCGATTTACAACAAAGATTACAAAATGGCGACCGAAGAATTCCAATAAATGAAGATACGTTCTTTTATCATTACAAGAAAGATGATTGGCTACTTTGGGCTAATCCTATGATTTATGCGATTCTTGATGATATTCGCATGTTGGAAAAAATGAAGCTGGCTGATCTTGCGGCTTTGGATGGTGCTATCAGTCAGGTTAGATTGTGGACTGTTGGTGATTTCGAGCAAAAAATTGTGCCAACAAAAGCTGGTCTGCAAAAAATTCGCGACATTCTTGCAAGTAATGTTGGCGGCGGAACAATGGATTTGGTTTGGGGTCCAGAGCTTAAATTTACCGAGAGTAATTCTCAGGTTTATAAGTTTTTAGGTTCTGAGAAATATCAGCCAGTATTAACAAGTATTTATGCTGGTCTTGGAATTCCTCCAACTTTAACTGGAGCTTCTGGAAATGGTGGATATACAAACAACTATGTTTCTCTCAAAACTTTGATTGAAAGATTAGAATATGGAAGAGAAATACTAACTCAATTTTGGCAGCAAGAAATAGAGTACATCAGAAAAGCAATGGGTTTTAGACTTCCAGCTGAAATACATTTTGACTCTATTGTTTTATCGGACGAAGCTGCCCAAAAGAAACTCCTTATGGATCTTGCTGATCGTGATATAATTTCTCAAGAAACTTTACTTGAACGATTCCGGGAAATTCCTAGCATCGAAAGAGTAAGAGTTCGAAGAGAAGAAAGAGAAAGAATGAATGACTCAGACACGCCTAAAAAAGCTGGTCCATATCATAATCCACATCATCGTGAAGATATGGCTAAAATAGCAATGACTAAGGATGTTTTAGATTCAAAAGAATATCTTGAACAGATTGGTCTTCCTGCCACAAATGCTCCGCCAGCTACGGTTGCTCCAAGCCCAACAGGTAAAAAACCAGCCGCTCCATCGCAACAATCTGGAAGACCTTCTTTTTCAAGAGATACCGCGCCTCGTAAACAAAGGCGTGTTTTACCAAGAAGTGGCGAACCAACATCGGCAACTCTTTGGGGAATTGAAGCTCAAGAAAAAATATCTGAAGTTATGACCCCTATCGCTTGTGCGCATTTCAATAAAAAAGACGCTAGGGCTTTGAGCAAGTCTGAAGTGGATGATCTTGAATATTTAAAGTTATGTATATTTACTGGTTTAGAGCCATTAATAGAAGTTACTCCAGAAGTTATACAAAAGATTCTTCAATTAAACACCAAACCAAGCGCTGCTTTTACTGAATTAGTTGACTCCAAACAGGAGGCTTTTAGTTCAGTTCGTCAAAGAAAGCCAAATACCGTAGAAATGCGCCATATTTATGCTTCTGTTTATGTCGAGATGTTTTCTGAATCTAGCGATATTTAGGTAAAATAATCCACAAAAATTAAATTTTGTGTAATATCCGTTATGGAGAATCCAAATATGAAAATAAAAGTATACGAACAAGAAATAAGAGATGGCTTGGAAAAGGCTATCAGCAATAACTCTATTGCTTGTTGCGCTGTTGCCCAATTCTTCGAGCCGTCTTCCGAGACGGTAGAAAAAATACAGAAGATAATGACAGCAAGCCCAAACGAAGAGTTGGCCGTAGCAGAAAATAAAAACCAAATCGACTTGTACTATATTAAATCAATTCTGGTTAGCACCGGTTGGAACAAAAACGATGATGTTTTTGATTCAAGTGAGCTTTGGAATGCAAAAGATACTCCCGAGGACAAGCCATTTAACTTCATGCATAATGAGAAAGATATAATCGGACACATTACTGCAAACGAAGTTGTAGATTTTGAGGGAAATAAAATCGACTCAAATTCTAGAGATGTTCCTAGTGAGTTTAATATTCTTACTTCTGCTGTAATTTATACTTCTTGGTCTGACCCTGAACAAAGGGAAAGAATGAGAAAGATTATTGCAGAGATAGAAGAAAACAAATGGTTTGTATCAATGGAATGCCTTTTTCCTAACTTTGATTATGCTTTAAAAAGCAGCAAAGGGGAATTGAAGGTTATAAAAAGAAATGAAGCATCGGCATTTCTAACAAAACATTTAAGATCATATGGAGGAGATGGAAAATACGAAGATTACCAAGTGGGAAGATTATTAAGAAACTTATCGTTCTCTGGTAAAGGCTTAGTTTCCAAACCTGCTAACCCACGAAGTATAATTCTGGAAGGAAATGATTTTTTTGATGAATCTCAAGCACAAACTTTATCTTTATCTTCATTACAGGAGAATGATATGTCAGACCTTTTAACAAAGCAAGTTGAAGACTTGCGAGCCGAGTTAGCAGAAGCTAAGGCTGCTAACGAAGCGCTCAAGCAGCAAGTTGCCCAAGGGCAGCAGGCTGAATTTGAAGCAACGATTAAGTCCTTGGAAACCACAATTGCTGAACAGACCGAAAAGCTGCAAAAGCAAATCGCTGAAGCCGAAACTCTTGCCGAATCTCTCAAGCAGGCCGAAGAGACCATTGCTATGAAGAATAAAGAAATGCAAGACAAAATGGAAGAAATGAAGCAGATGAAAAAGAAGGAAACAATGTCGAAGCGAAAGGCGCAGCTTGAAGAAGCTGGTCTGGACGCTGAAGATGCTACTTCTACCGTTGCTGAATTTGAAAATCTTGACGACGAAACCTTTGATCGGGTTGTTGCCGTTATGATGAAGAAGAAGGCAGTGATGAAAGACAAAATGATGAAGGAAGATGCGAAGAAGCCAGCCAAGGCTGATGACGTTGATGCTGCTGAAGCTAACGACGAAATTCTTGATGCTGTTGAAACTCCTTCAGGCGTAGCCATTGCTGAAGCAGTGGCCGAAGATACTGCAAGCAATCTTCGTGCTGTTGCTACTGAATGGATTGGCTCCGTTCTAAAGTATAACAAGTAATTCTAATTTAATTTTACAGGAGAATATATAATGGCTCTTAAACAAGATAGATCTACTCTCGAAACAGATATTTCGTTCTTCATGAATGAAGTCGCAACTCGCGGTGGCATCGCCTCTCTGAGTACCGCTGGTAGCGGTGCAGCTATGGACGCTGGCGCTGCTTTAGTTACTTATTCTGCTAATCCTTCGGGCAAGGTTCCGCTGGGTTTGCTGCTCAATGATATGGTTAATATCGATCTGACTCGCCAACATCTGAATCAGCATAAAGACGAAGTTCAGAAGGGTGGCAAGGTCACTCTCCTTACCAAGGGTTGGGTTGTTACCGATAGCTTGCAGGGAACTCCTGCTGGCGGTGACTTGGCTTACCTTGGTCATAGCGGTCTTTTGGCATCTCCTACAGTTTCCAACCAGATTTCTGGTTCACGAACTGTTGGTGCTGTTGGCCGCTTCCTCAGTGGTGTTGACCAATATGGTTTTGCTAAAGTCCATATCAATCTGCCGAACAACTAATTTATAATTCAAAACAAAGGAGAAAAGATAATGAAAGATAGACCTACACCTGAGTTCATCGAATTGCTTAAGCGATCCGGTGATTCTGACAAATCCATCGCTATGGAAGCACAACGCGAGATTGCTAAGGCTCTCGAACTTCCATTGCGAAAGGGCGTTTTGTTTGGCGATGTTGTTCGTGGCATCTATGAGCCAATGCCTCTGGAACCCGGCGCATCACCTGAATTTCCGTTGGACCTTTTGGCTCCCGGAACTGAAGTTGATCATGTTGCGTTTACCAATCCCGGCAACGGACGTATCCCAGAACGTCATGTTGAAGGTGATTACGTTATGATCAACACCTACGGCATCACAAGCTCGATTGATTTCTTGCTGAAGTATGCCCGTGAAGCTAACTGGAACGTCATTGGTCGCGCTATGCAAGTTCTTGAATCTTCTTTTGTCAAGAAGATCAATGATGACGGTTGGCACACTTTGCTCGCAGCTGCTGTAGATCGTAACATTTTGGTTTACGACGGCGATGCTGCTGCTGGTCAGTTCACCAAGCGTCTTGTTAGCTTGATGAAGACTGTTATGCGTCGAAACGGCGGCGGTAACAATGTTACTGCTCCGGGACGTTTGACTGACCTTTATATGTCTCCAGAAGCTATCGAAGATATTCGCAACTGGGGCGTTGATCAGCTTGACGAAGTTTCTCGTAGAGAAATTTATGTCGCTTCTTCGGACGGTCCTGCTTTGACCCGAGTTTTCGGTGTTACGCTGAATGACCTGTTTGAATTTGGCGATGGTCAAGAATACCAAACCTACTTTACTAGCGATCTCGGTGGTTCAATCGAATCGGGCGACGTTGAGTTGGTTATTGGTATCGACAAGAGCGCCAATGACAGTTTCGTTATGCCTGTCAAGAAAGAAGTTGAGATCTTTGAAGATCCTGCTCTTCATCGTCATCAACGACAAGGCTACTACGGCTGGGCTGAAATTGGTTTCGGCGTTCTGGACAATCGTAGAATCATCGCTGGCTCGTTCTAACGAAGCCGTTCTCGTAGCGCTGATTTTTCTAATAAAAGCCATTTCGAAAGAGATGGCTTTTTCTGTTTTATTGTGTATAAATAGTTGAACAAAACAACAACTTTGCTTGCCGTTTCACAAAAGCAAATATCTATATAACAAACGGGAAAATTAACAAATGGCAATACTGGGTTTTCCATCAACCTCGATAATAGATTCTACTACAGCTGGACGAGCTTTACTAACTGCCGCAAATGCTTCTGCCCAAAGAACTCTTCTTGGACTTGGCACTTCTGACTCTCCTTCTTTTCTTGCCTTGGTTTTGTCGGGTCAATCTCTGACTGGTTCTAGTGCGACTAGTTTGATAGATGCATCAACAACTTGGAATACAACTGGTGTTCCAACTGCTTGGAAGCTAAATGTTACTGACACTGCAAGTAATGCGAATTCATTGCTTATGGATTTGCAAGTCGGCGGCACATCTATGTTTAAGGTTGCAAAATCTGGCAGAGTTGATATTAATGGTGTAATTTCAACTGGTGGATTTAATATCTTCTGTGGCGCCTTGATGGCAACCTCATTTATTGGGGTTGATTCATCTGGTGACACTAAATTTCATAGAGATGCTTCTGGTATATTTGCTCAAAGAAACGGAGTAAATCCGCAGACTTTAAGAATTTACAATACCTATACAGATGCAAGTAATTACGAACGTGCTAAAATTTCATGGAATAGCAATGTATTAGAAATCGGAACAGAGTCTGCTGGCACTGGAACTGCTAGAGGGTTGGTTTTGCAGACAAATAGTTTGACACAATTAACAATTGCTGCTAACGGTATAATAACTACAACCAATGCCCTTTATATTGGTTCTACTGCTAATGGAATAGTCAACGCATCCGCCGCTGGAACGGGTAGTGAAAGTGTTTTTACTTGTTCGCAGCCGTATAGTGCCACTGCTGGGTCAAGAACCATTTTTTCGTCTACAAATAGCTTTCAACCAACCAGTGGAACTCTTACTTATACCGGTGTTGGTATTGCTCCAACCATCAATCAAACTGGCGGCGCGAACGGAATAACTCGCGGTGTTTATGTAAATCCTACTCTGACAGCCGCAGCCAACTGGCGAAGTATTGAGACTAGCAACAATACTGGTTATGCTATTTATACAGCCGGAACCGCCAATAGTTATTTTGGTGGCAATGTTGGTATTGGCACTACTAGTCCAGCTACTTTATTTCATGTCTCAACAGCCACGGCAGAAGTTGATTTTTTAACGTTTACTGCTTCAGGACAAACTATGTCTTTGAAGTATATGGCCACGCCGAATAGTTTTGTATTTACAAGCTCAAGTGGTCGTAATATAAATTTCAATAACTCTGGCAATGTTGGGGTTGGATTTGATACAGCGCCGTCGCAGAAGTTGCATGTTAGCGGAAATGTTCGTGTTACTGGAGCTTACTACGATAGCAATAATGAGCCCGGAACATCGGGTCAGGTATTAAAGTCAACTGCAACTGGAACTGATTGGGTTGATCCTTCTACGTTGACCGGAATCAATGCTGATTTTGTTAAAGGGGTTGAAGGTAATAGATTTGTTGAAAATCTTCAAACTGGCGTTTTGTATGGCGGTGTAATAACTGTAAATGCACTTGATAATAGTAAAGTTGATATTTCTGCTGGTGTTGGTATTATTGTTTCTGCTGGGGCATCTACGACTGCACTACCGATTCCAACAGTAACCACTGTGACTTGGACGGCCAAAACAGCAGTAACATTAACTTATCTCGCAACAAGTGAAGTTACTTGGTTTTCAATAAATAGTTCGGGTAATGTAGTTCAATCTTCATCGGCTTGGTCTGATTCTGGTTATGAAACAGAGCTTCCTCTTGGTGTTGCTGTTCATCCGAATAATACCTCTATAAGTTTTGCAAAACCAGCACCGCACTTATCTTACGGTCAGTCCACGCTTGTAGACCCGTTTGTTCGTGCTTTTGGTCCGCTTAAATTATCTGGAAACACAATCAGTGCTTATAGCACTAATTTGCAAATAAGTAGATCAAGTGGAACTTCTTATTCTATTGGCTCAAATTATTTAAACGATCCAAACAACCCAAATATTGTTTCGGATACAAACGCAAGTCCTATTGGCGCAGTTCATTATTACTTCAAAAACGGCTCGGGCGGATTTAATATCCAAATAGGAAGCTTAGTTGATCCTACTAAATACGACAATGGAAGCGGCACACTTCAAACTGCTTCTGGCGGCAAGTACACTATACAAAGAATTTTCTCTTGCCCAACGCAACCAACTTTGATTGGAATTTATTATGGCGGCGAAGAATACAATTCTATACAAGCGGCAGAAGCAAATATTCCTTATGAGGTTTTTTCGGAAAGTGAGCTTACATCGAATCAGGGTGTGTTTTGTGGTTATTTAATTGTTAAATCTAATACTACAAATTTAAGCAACACGGCTGATGCAAAGTTTATTCAGGCTGGATTGTTTAGAAGTATATCAACAGTTACTGCTGGCGGTCAGGCAATTACTTCGCTTGATGATTTAACAGATGTTGTAATTACCAGTCCTGTTAATGGAAACTTTCTTAGATACAACTCAGCAAACTCTTCATGGGTAAATGGCACTGGAGTTGACGGAACCGGCACAACAAACTATGTGCCAAAATGGAGCGATTCTGATACGCTTGCCAATAGTTTGATATTTGATAATGGAACAAATGTTGGTATTGGAACAATCAGTACACTTGCAAGGTTGCATGTTAAGGGTTCGGGAAATACATCTGCAACTTTTGGAATAAATTTAGAAGATAGTGCTGGTGTACATGTCTTCCGTGTTCGCGATGATGGTGGAATTCATGTTGGGCCAACTACTGGGGCATCCTCTGGAGCATTTATCAGTCCGTCTGATGGAACGGATAATATTGGCACTACAACCAGTTCTGGTTTGAGATATAGGAGTGCCTTAGGAACCTCAGTTGCAGGGGCAGACCACTACTTTAGAAACTACCAAGGAAATAGGCAGTTCAGCAGCGGTACTGGATCATTGGTCCAAGTCTCTGCACCATTCTACCCGACTTCTGGTACGGGAGTGTGGGCGGGCATTCAGATCGACTCCATCATAAATCAAACAGGTGGGGCAAACGGAATAACCCGTGGTTTGTGGGTAAACTCCAATTTGATTGCGGCAGCTAACTATCGTGCGATTGAGACTAACAACAACAGTGGTTGGGCGTTTTATGGGTCAGGGACAGCCCCTAGTTATTTTGCAGGCAATGTTGGAATTGGGACAACCACTACAAATGCCCCATTGCAGTTTGCAAATACAACTGTAAACAGGAAAATTGTTCTCTGGGATACCAACAACAATGACCACCAATTTTATGGTTTAGGTATAAGCAGTGGTATACTTAGGTACCAAGCCTCAAGTACACTAGATAACCATGTTTTTTACGCGGGTGCGTCAGTTTCTAGCTCGAATGAGCTAATGCGTATAACTGGTGGGGGTTTGGTCGGTATTAACCGAAACCCTCCCGGCGGTATGTTGCATATGGTTTGCAATGCCGCTGGAACAAAAGGCTTGATTGTTCAAGCCGCAACTTCTCAAACAGCCAATCTACAGGAGTGGCAAAATAGTGCAGGAACCCCTCTATCTTATATTCAACCCTCTGGTGTTTTTAGATCCGATATCACAACTGGAACTGCACCTTTTACAGTGGCCTCCACCACTGTTGTCACGAACTTAAACGCAGACTTGTTAGACGGTCAGCATGGTAGTTATTATACTACTTACGTTCAGTCTAGGTTACAAAACCTAGTGACAAATGGATCGGGTCTTCTTGGAAACAACACCAATTTCTCGACCATCACTTTCAATGCCGCTGAAAGGTTTTCTGGTGGTGGTTCATTCGTCTACAACGGCGCGGATAATGCTATAACCAATGATGAACTCATTCCAGTTGACATTGGAAAGATACACAGATACACCTACTATGCCAAACTCCTCTCAAAGTCTGAGGTCTCAGAGACTCCCACTCACTACGGCATGGTCGTTAGTTATGATGCTGATGGATTATTGATTCAGCCCTTTAATTGCCAGAAAGTTGTAGGTAGTACTTATACCACGTTGGCACTACCTCTCAATCCCGGTGACCCAACGATCACGCTGACTAACGCTACAGGGTGGTACAGTGGACCAAACTCCCATCAGAGGACAATAGGGTTTCATCCCTACACTAACGGACAAGGGTACACTTACCCCGACTATACGTATACCAGAAACTACATGGTCGGGGCTTGGGCTGAGGGAGGGATATCTGGAAACGTAATCACTCTTGCTGTCCCTTATTCGGGTGTTGCTCGTCCTGCTGGAACCAAGGTAGCTAATCACCAATCTGGAGGTACTTACGACTATATTGCAGGAGGTAACGTACCCACCCAGACTAGCTGGACTAAATATGAAGGCGTGATCGGTCCCACTGGATCTTTTTACAGTGCTTTAACTGAAGGCACTACAGTAAGTTCAACGGGTGATATGTTAACAGCGCCGGGCGGATTCCGTCACGGTGTTGCGTTTATGCGAATTGGTTGGTTGTTGAGTTACAACACTCCAGTTGGAACAGCACAAACTGCTTTAAGTGCTATCTCATTCGGACTAGACCCGAGATATGATGATTTTTATCGGGCAGTCAGTGATGGAAGTGCCATCTCTCCCTCGTTCAGTTTCACCAACGATACGAATACGGGAATGTTTCGTCCTGCTACGGACGAGATAGGATTCTCAACTTCTGCATCAGAAAGGATGCGGATTACTGCTGCGGGTAATGTAGTAATCGGAGCTACAACAACAAGTGACAAGTTCAGAGTGGCTGGGGGAAATATTCAAGTTGACGCTGGATATGGTATCCGGTGTTCTGATAATTTCAGGCTATACGATGCTACTAACTCAATAGATCGATTTTTATTCTCTTCTAACAATATCTACAACACCCGAAACAGTGGATCGCATATCTTCCAACACAATGGAAGTCAGACTGCGGTATTAAATTCTTCTGGGAATATGGGGATTGGTGTTGTGTCCCCAACAGCTAAGTTAGACATTACTGGGCAGACTGGAGCCACAGGCTATTCACTTCTATTGAGGAGCGGTGAGGCGGGCGCTGGGACTTCAGCTATTCAAATTGCATTTGGTTTTAATGCTTCCTCTGAGTATCGTCATGCAATAAGAACGAGACATAATTCTGCGGCTGCTGCTAACAATGCAATAGACTTCTGGTTATGGCAGCAGGGAGTAGATGCTGCTGGAACTGTCGGCTCACTTCGAGCAATGACTATTGATGGAGCTAACGGAGGAAGTGTCGGAATTGGGACAGCATCCCCCTCTCAGAGAGCCCATATATTTGGGGGCAGTCTTTTAATAAATAAGACTGTAGCAAACGACGATAAGATATTCATTGGATCATTGATTGCGGACTCGGATGCAAATGATCGTCTACGTCTGACTCCATTCAAGCTGATGCTGAACTCAAACACTCAGTCCTTCACAATCTCGGGGGATAACCTAGATTATTCCTACATGATATTGTATTCGAGAGGTCATGCAACCAATGCGGGTCAGGTTGTAATTCGATCTTGGTCCAACGCTGCGGGACCATTACTGACTTATTTTACTCCAACTGGAGTTGGGATTGGTGCCTCGGCTCCAACAGTCACTCTCGACGTAGCTGGTTCCGCTGAACTAAAGAATGGCCTAACCGCCCAAGCGTTCCGAGTATACAATACTTATACAGACGGTTCTAACTACGAGCGTGCGAAGTTTGTCTGGTCTTCAAATGTCTTACAAATTGGAACTGAAAATGCGGGAACTGGCACTTCCCGGTCGATGGAGTTTCAGACCGCAGGTGTTACAAGAGCTACTTTGAGTAATGACGGTTACTTCTCTATTGGAGTAGCTGCCTCTTCCTCCTACAGGTTACTTGTTAAGGGTGCGAGTGATGTATCAGGATATTCCGCTGGTTTTACAAACCAGTCAGACCAAAACCTGTTTAGGATCTCCAATCCCGGCGTAGTTGAAATTGGAAATGACAATCAGAAGACGAGTTTTTATCCTTACAGTAGTGGCGCTGGAATCGATGGTTTTGGAACACTTGCACAATCAGGTGACTTAGCGATTTGTTTCTCCAGTAACCGAACAACCACTGGAGGAATGTCGGGAGGTGTTGTCTCCATTACCCGGTCTGCTTCTGAAACTCAAACTTCTGGACTAACTACTTACTTAGTGGTTGGGCAACTTCCTGCTAATTCATTTGCCCCTACCTCAGGAACGGGCACTTGGGTTGGTGCTTATATTCGCGCCAGAATAAATCAGACTGGAGGCGCTAGTGGCATTACTCGGGGTTTGTATGTCAACCCCGTCCTGACCGCTGCCGCAGATTGGAGAAGTGTCGAGACGGGTAATAATTCGGGCTGGGCATTCTATGGGGCGGGTACCGCCCAAAGCTACTTCGGGGGTAATGTTGGTATTGGGGCAAGCCCCTCGACACTGCTTGAGGTGTCTGGAGCAAATGGTTCAAACATAATACGTTCAACCACTACCACCAATCTAGGAACTACTGCTTGGGCAGGAGTGACTGCCCACGACATTCAATTCTACAACGCTGACCCGTCTGGAGCCGGAATTTACTCAGCAATCAGGATAATTGGTAGTGCGGATAGCGGTGTCAGTGGAGGTGGAACTGCTCAGTATGACTTCACTATCTGGACTGGTGGTTACAACAACACTTTGTCTGAGAGATTAAGAGTAAATAGCATCGGTAATGTAGGTATAGGAACTACTGACCCCCAATATAGTTTAGATGTATATTCATCATCATCTGTTTTCGGTAATGGCGATAATGGAAGAATCATCATAACTGATGATTATTATGGAGGAGAGCTTGGGATAATGACCGATAACGATGAAATTTTAGCTAGTAAGCATTCTGACGGTACTTTTAGATACGGGGGAGGCGCTCCGGGATATGAGCCTATAGTTGTTTCTGGATCATACGTTGGTATAAACACTGATACTCCCGGCTCAGAGTTAGACGTTAAAGGTACTCTCCGATTGAGCGGAAGCTCCAGTGGTTATGTTGGCTTTGCTCCTGCTGCTGCGGCTGGAAGTACTACTTATACTTTACCTTCGGCAGATGGTTCAAATGGACAAGCGTTAACTACCAATGGAAGTGCCACGTTAAGCTGGGCGACCGTTTCTAGCGCTAGTGGTTATTCGGTTTCTTCAGTAAGCACCACAACAAACGTGTCGGCCACATCGGGCGAAATTGTTTATCTTGTGAACGCAACATCGGGTTCGGTAACAATGAATTTACCAACTGCTGTTGGAAATACCGCCAAGATAACCGTAAAGAAAACTGATTCGTCAGCAAATACAGTTGTTGTAGATGCAAATAGCACACAAACAATCGATGGAAGTCTCACAAAAACTATCGAATTCCAATACACAAGTATTACATTGATTAGCGATAATGCTAATTGGTTTATAATCTAAGAGGTAAAATATGTCATTCGTAGAAAGAATAAAATTAACTGACGGAACTGAAGTAGCTTCGGTTGACGCAAACAATAGGTTAGAAGTAGCTGAACCAAATACTGCTGCAATTAAAACGGCGGTTGAAATAATTGATAACGCTATCTCAGGTAATGAGATGCAAGTTGATGTGGTTGCCGCACTTCCTGCGGGTACTAATAATATTGGGGACGTAGACGTACTGACCGTTCCAGCACCTCTTTCAACAACTGGAGGAGGCACAGAGGCAACTGCCCTGCGAGTCACCCTCGCCAATGATTCTACCGGACTTATCTCAATCGATGATAACGGTGGGTCAATTACCGTTGATGGGACCGTTGCTTCTACTCAGTCAGGCACTTGGAATATAAACAATGTATCTGGTACGGTATCTCTTCCAACCGGCGCTTCGACTTCGGCAAACCAATCTACGATCATAACTGCTTTGCAACTGCTGGATAACGCGGTGGCAACTGACGGATCTGCTGCGGTAACTGGCTTATTTCAAGTGGGTGGAACCGATGGAACAAATGCCCAAATCCTCAGTACAAATGCCACGGGTCATTTGAATATTGCTGATGGCGGTAATTCTATTACTGTAGATGGAACGTTTTGGCAAGCTACGCAACCTGTAAGTATTGCAGCTTCTGTCGCTGTTACTGATAATAGTGGATCTTTAACAGTTGATGCGCCAGTTGGCACACCTGTTTTTGTTAGGTTGTCAGATGGAACTTCTGCAATTTCAACGCTTCCAGTTTCTTTAGCTTCAGTTCCTTCTCACCCTGTAACAAATGCAGGAACATTTGCAGTACAAGCCGCACAGTCTGGGACTTGGAATGTTAACAATGTTTCGGGAACAGTTTCGCTTCCAACCGGCGCGTCTACGTCTTCGAATCAATCTACTATAATTACAGCATTACAACTTTTAGATGATGCTATATTAACAGATAATGCTGGATTTACAGATGGCACAACCAAACTGAACATGTCGGGTTATATTTTTGATGAAACCGCTGGCACGGCTCTTACCGAAAATGATGCAGCGGCAGCAAGAATTGACGCAAAGCGAGCCCAAATTGGAATAATAGAAGATGCTACAACTCGCGGTCGATATACTACTGTTACTGCTGCAAATGCTTTAAAGGTTGATGGAAGCGCTGTTACACAACCAGTGTCAGGAACATTTTGGCAGGCAACACAGCCAGTAAGTATTGCCGCTGCCGTAGCAGTAACTGATAATTCTAGTTCATTAACCGTTGATGCACCAGTTGGATCTCCGGTATTTGTTCGTCTTTCTGATGGCACTTCTGCAATTTCAACTTTGCCAGTATCTCTTGCAACAGTTCCGTCACATCCAGTAACAAATGCTGGTACGTTCGCTGTTCAAGTTGACGGTGCTGCGTTGACTTCATTACAACTATTAGATGATGTTGTTGCAACTGATGGTTCAGCCGCTTTAACAAAACTTTATCAAGTTGGTGGTACTGATGGAACGAACGCGCAAATACTTAGCACAAATGCTTCTGGTCATCTTAATATTGCCGATGGTGGTAACTCAATTACGGTCGATGGGACAGTTGCGACAACGCAATCTGGTACTTGGTCTACGCGAACACAAGATGGATCTGGAAACAACCTTACGTCCGCCACTAGGGGGACAGAACGCGCCCTGTCGGTTCAAATTGTAGATGCTTCTGGAAATCAAATAACCGCCTTTAGTGGAAGTGGTACGCAATATACCGAAGATGTTGCCTCTACCGGCGGCGAATCTCTAACTTTGTCTGGGGCGATTAGACAGGATACCCCTTCTTCAACGACCAGTTTAGACGGAGATTATACTAATTTAAAGACCGACTCAGTTGGCCGTTTATGGGTTAATAACAGCGGTGTTACTCAGCCTGTGTCAGGAACGGTTACTGCTAATCTCGCGGCAGGTACTAATAATATTGGAGACGTTGATGTTCTTACATTACCTGCGCTTCCAACAGGTTCAAATACTATCGGAGCAGTTAATCAAGCTGGAACTTGGAATATTACTAACGTTTCTGGAACTGTTTCTTTACCGACTGGCGCGGCTACTTCCGCGAATCAATCTACAATTATAACCGCACTACAATTATTGGATAACGCGGTGGCGACAGATGGATCTGCTGCCGTAACCGGCTTATTTCAAGTTGGCGGAACAGATGGTACTAATGCTCAAATCCTAAGCACAAATGCCTCAGGTCATTTGAATATCGCTGACGGGGGCAATTCGATCACTGTTGATGGCACTGTCGCCGCAACCCAGTCAGGTACTTGGAATATTGGAAGTATTACAACGCTTCCAAGCCTCGCTGCTGGTACTAACTACATTGGAAAGACTAGGTTAACTGATGGAACAACTGACGCAGAAGTAGTTCCACTGGCTGGATATAATGCACAAGCTGTAGCTATTGTTGATGGATCTGGAAATCAAATTACTTCCTTCGGAGGAGGCACTCAATACACTGAGGGTGATACAGATGCTACGATAACCGGAACCGCTCTGATGTTTGAGACAAACACGGGCACTTCGGCATTGGGAGTTGTTAATGAAACAAACAGACTCCCTGTTATAAACCGCAGTGAGCTTTATGACACTCCGGGAGACTTCTATCTAAATGCCTCGGCCTTACACTACTATGACGGGACTGAATGGGTTACGGCTGGAGACAGTTTTCCACTTCCTGTAAAAGTTACAGTGGGGACGGTGACGCACGACAACGTAGCTAATCTTCAATTAGTTGCGGCAGGGGCTTATGCTTCAACTTCCGCGCCAACTGCGGTGGCTGTTGGAGACGCAGTTAGACTTTGGGCGACTACTTCGGGTGCTTTGAATATTGCAGACGGAGGCTCAACAATTTCGGTTGACGATGGAGGAGGCACATTAACTGTTGACGGTACAGTAGCTGCAACGCAGTCTGGAACTTGGAATATAACAAACGTATCTGGTACAGTTTCGCTTCCAACGGGAGCATCTACTGCCGCAAATCAGTCAACGATAATCACCGCTGTCCAATTATTGGACGATGTGGTTGTCACTGACAATGCTGGGTTTACTGATGGAACGACAAAGTTAAGTATGAACGGCTTCATCTTTGATGAAGTAGCTGGAACTGCTTTGACTGAGAATGACGCTGCGGCAGCTAGGATTGATGCTAAAAGGTCTCAAGTCCACACCTTGGAAGATGGAGCAACAAGAGGTAGATATGCTACTGTTACTGCCGCGAATGCATTGAAAGTTGATGGCTCGGCTGTTACTCAGCCGGTATCTGGAACTGTTACCGCAAATCTTGCGGCTGGTACAAATAACATTGGAGACGTTGATGTTCTCACAGTTCCGGCTCCGCTTTCAACTTCTGGTAATGGAACCGCTGCAACCGCTCTTAGAGTAACACTCGCCAGCGATTCAACAGGAGTCGTTGCTGCAACGCAATCGGGTACTTGGTCTACGCGAACACAAGATGGCGCTGGCAATAATTTAACTTCTGCTACACGCGGGTCAGAACGCGCGCTTTCAGTGCAAATAGTTGACGGTTCTGGTAATCAAGTGACATCTTTTGGAGGTGGTAGCGGTGGTACTCAATACACTGAGGATGCAGCTTCCGCAGGAGGTGAATCTCTTACATTAGCTGGGGCTATTCGTCAAGATACACCCGCTTCTTCAACAAGCTTGGATGGAGATTATGCAAATCTTAAAACTGACTCAGTTGGCCGTCTTTGGGTTAACAATAGCGGTGTAACACAACCAGTTTCTGGGACCGTGACTGCTAATCTCGCGGCAGGCACAAACAATATTGGTGACGTAGATGTTCTTACCATACCTGCGCCGTTGTCAACTACTGGTGGTGGAACCGAGGCAACTGCCCTGCGAGTTACCCTCGCCAATGACTCTACTGGTCTCGTCTCGGTTGATGACAATGGCTCTTCACTAACTGTAGACAATACAGCATTAACTAATTTGAATAGTGCTATAGCGATAATCGGCGATAGCACCTTGCCAACAAAGTTTGTGACTGTTGGTGGACTATTTGGCAGCGGAGAGACAAGGGTTATAACTTTTAGTGACGACGGTGAGTTGATTGTTACAGGTAACTTAGTCGTTCAAGGGACACATAGCCATGACTCTATAGCTGGTTCTAACCCATTATTTGTGGGTGGTTATGCCTCTTCTACCACACCCACGGCAGTAGCCAACGGAGACCTTTGTAGGATTTGGACAACTACTGCCGGTGCAGTCAATGTAGCTGACGGCGGGTCTACTTTATCAATTGACGACGGTGCTGGGTCAATCACTGTTGACGGTACGGTAGCTGCCACACAGTCAGGTACTTGGAATATTACTAACGTTTCTGGAACTGTTTCTTTGCCTACCGGCGCGGCTACTTCTGCGAATCAATCCACGATAATCACTGCACTGCAACTACTTGATGACACGGTGGTTACAGACAACGCTGGGTTTACTGACGGCACGACAAAACTGGCAATGTCAGGCTATATCTTTGACGAAGTAGCCGGAACAGCTTTAACAGAAAATGACGCGGCGGCTGGTAGAATAAATACTAATCGCGCACAAGTTGGTGTGATTGAAGACGGAGCTACACGCGCTCGTTACGCCACTGTTACGGCAGCAAATGCATTGAAGGTTGATGGCTCGGCTGTTACTCAGCCTGTGTCAGGAACGGTTACTGCTAATCTAGCGGCTGGTACTAATAATATTGGGGATGTGGATGTTCTCACAGTACCCGCACCTCTTTCTACGTCTGGAAATGGCACAGCTGCCACGGCATTACGAGTCACAGTCGCTAGTGATTCTACTGGTACTATTGCGGCAACCCAGTCTGGAACTTGGAATGTTAGAACACAGGATGGCTCTGGAAATGCGTTAACATCAGCCTCTAGGGGCTCAGAACGCGCTCTTTCGGTTCAAATAGTTAATGCTGCTGGCGCACAGGTCACTTCTTTTGGAGGCGGTACTCAATACACTGAGGATGCAACTTCCGCAGGAGGTGAATCTTTGACCCTTGCCGGGACAGTTAGACAGGATAGTTTAGCCACTTCAACATCAAACGATGGGGATTTTGCGACTCTTAAAACAGACACCCTTGGAAGGCTTTACGTGAATGCGAGTGGGCTTGACCTCACACTCGCTGCAAACAGCACTATAAATTTGACTCAAATTGGTAATACTTCGGTTGTAAACGGAGGAACTGCTGGAACACTTGCTGTTGGTGGTATACAAAATCATGGCGTTGCAGTTTCAAATAATAGGCCAATTTTGATTGGAGGAGTTGTTTCTTCATCGCCACCATTTGGCGAGGCAGATGGTGATGTTGCCAGAGTATGGATGTCACCAAATGGTGCAGTAAATGTGACACATCCAGCTTTTGGTGAAGATAGTGGAACCGCACCAACTAGCGTTATAATGATTGGTGCTGTTGATGGTACAGATTCTAGATCGTTAGTTGCTGGTCCTAATGGTTCATTAAAGACCGATGGAAGTGTTGAGCATGACGCAATAGATGCCGGTAGTCCAGTAAAAATTGGGGCGAAGGCAATAGCACATGGCACTAATCCAACTCAAGTTGCGGCAGCAGACAGAACCAATCTTTATGCCAATCGTCATGGCATTCTTTGGACAATTGGTGGTCATCCAAATACTATTTCAAGAACAACATATATTGCAGACGCAACCGGAGCCCAAACCGGCGCTTCGATAGTTGGAACAATTGCGGCTGGCACAAAAGTTGTTGTTACTTCGGTAACAGTAACTGTAGATAGCGCGGTGACGGCTGCTGGTGGTGTTGCGGTAAAATTAGCGTTTTCGACCACAACAACACTGCCCGCAGATTCTTCTACTGGTGCAAATGGAATTATTTTAGATCATAAAGGAATTGCTGCCGGTAGCGGTGTTTCAATCGGAAATGGCGGCGGTGTTATTGGTATTGGGGCCGATGATGAAGAATTAAGATTGACCTGCGAAGATCCAGTTGGTGGCGGTTTATCGGTAACGGTTACATATTACACTATTGAAAGTTAACAATGGCAATTACTTTTGATGCTTCTAGTGCGCATGGTAGTATTACACAAAGTACTGGTAGTTTTAGCTGGAGTCATGCTGGCGGAACGCCCGAAGGTGTTATAGTTTTTACTTTTACTTATGCGGAGTTGATGGATCTAGAAGGAAATAATATTAGTTCTGTAACTTATGGCGGAACGTCTTTGACTGCTGTAACTAGCGGCGAGGCCGAACTTGATTCTGGGCAAAGTCAAAGTGGCAACGGTTATAATTGCAAGGCTTGGTTTTTAGGCTCTGGTATTGCTACCGGAACACAAACCGTAGTAGTAAATAGAACAAATAATACAAAGAAAATTTGGGCGGTGGCTATAACCGTAAATTCTAGTCAAAACTCTGCTACGCACGACGCTGGCATTGTTTTACTTCAGGGCGATGGGACAATCTCCGAACAGTCTGTGACTGACGGTAGCTCTGGAACTGGGAATTCACTTCGCGTGGCTGGAATTATCGCCCTAAATACTTACTTTGGGACAGTTTTAGACGACCCTCCAGCTTTTGATACACTATATCCCGGAGCAAATAGTACATATCGTCATGGTATCGGAGGGTTTAATAGTTTTGGAGGAACATGCGCTATGGTAGTTACCGAAACAGCCACTGGAACTGGACCTAGAAACATTGGATTCGTTGGAGATTCTTCTGAACGCACTGCTGTTCATCTTGCCATAAAGGATGTGTCCGGTAATTTAACTGTAGTTAAAGATATGA